ATAATAGAGGAATCATAGATAAGTTTAAAATGGAAACAGGCAACCACCAGAGTGGCTCTAACTTGATGTTGTCAAAAGATAATAAAAGATTAAAGCATCAAATAGGTGATGGTGTGGGTTATCACATACAAACCCTTGAATGGGATACTAATTTTCCTATCGGTGAGTATGTCTTTGTAGCAGGTGTAATCAGTGCAACAGAGATAAAACTTTGTCAGAATGGAGCATTTAAGACGAGTGCTAAAACTATTAATCAAGTAAATTTTACTTGTAATGTTACTGTCGGAAATACTCATCATAGTAATGGTTTCTTAGACGGAAAAATTGATGAGGCAAGAATTTACCCTTTTGCTTTAACAGAGGCACAACTGACAACTATCTATAATAATCAATCAGCACCTAATACTTTTTACTCTTCTGTTTATGAATATCTCGGTGATACTGGACTTTCTTCCAAATCTAGAGTGCAAACCAACGGAGTTACAAAAACCGTCTCTTCTAAATTAAACATTAGAGTCACGACAACAAGAACGGTCTCTTCAAAGGCAAGAGTAAAGGTTACTCAGACTAAAACTATTTCTAGTAAGTTTGATATTAAAAAAACCTTCGACCAAACAATTTCTTCTAAGACTAGAATTTTAGTCGGTGGAGTGACAAAGGCTATTTCATCGAAGACAGATATTAAACTATTAGGAGTTTCAAGAACAGTGTCTTCTAAATGTCGCATCCAAACTACAGAAACAAAGACAGTCTCTTCCAAGGCAAATATTGTTCCGTATATCGCTCCTGAATTAACCTTCAAAGAGCACTCTCTTAGATATGCTTTGTATACTCCCGCAGGTGTTTATATTAAAGACTTAGAAAATATTATTTCTGACTTCTCTGTCACAAAAAATCTCAATGGAGGTTTAAACTCTATAGAGATTACTATTAAAGCTCCGATAGACGATTATGATGAATACGATTCTGTTAAAAATCCAACAGGGTCAATTAGATACGGAAATAGAGTCAAAGTCTTATTGAACGATACTTATAATACAGATAAGGTAATTTTCTGGGGTTATCTAACGGATATTAATCCTAACTTTTCTAGCGGACAAGAAAGAGTTTCTTTAACATTCTATAGTGCTTTGTCTAAATTATCTAATGACTACCTCAGGACTTATTCTGACCCCATCGACTTTTACTATGTTGAAACTGCTAAATCTACTTCAACAATAATAAAAGATATTCTCGATAACTATATAGATAATATTAGTAACTCAATGATTAGTTATTCTTGGGGGACTTCTATTAGTGATTGCGGGAATGTTGTTACTTATACCTTTGATAGACTGAAGCATTTAGACTCTTTAAAGAAAATTCAGGAATATTTACCAGCAACTTGGTATTGGTATATTGACGCTCTCGGTGTTGTTTATGTAAAAGATAGTTCTTCTACCACTCAACATAAATTAACTTTAGGTAAAGATATTATTGAATTGTCTGTGAAGAAATCTTCGGCTGAAATTGTTAATTACTTCTTCTTATGGAATGGTCGTTCTACTGCGGATGCTTCTTATGTCTACGAAGATTATGCTGATGCTGGTTCTCAGGCTGAGTATGACAAAATGGTTTTGTTTCAAGACGATACTGAAGTTTTAGCTTCGACTGTTGCTGATATTCGAGGAACGGCTTTAATCACAAATAAAAAAGACCCGCAGGAACAATGGACTTTAACTTTAACTGATGATTATAATCTAGCCTCTCTAGAACCCGGACATAGAGTTTCTATCAGAAATATTAAATCCGACACCCAATCAACAGTGAGTGATGATTTGGTTATTCAAAAAATAACTTATAAAATAGATAGAGCAGTAATTCAGGTCGGTGCTGTCGGTCACGATTTGACTAAATATACTGCGGAAGAAGAAAATGCCGTTCAGCAGTCTATACTTCAAGCCCAAAGAGCCACAGAGCTTATTCAAAGCGGAACTACACCTATTACTAAGGCAAACATCTGGTATAACGGAAATCAGTTTATAGAAGATGATGTAGTTTATTCTCCTGTTATTGCTGGTGTAAACGGATACTTTAAAGAATCTATTAGACTAGGAGACAACGGAGTGGGGGCAGTAATTCGTTCTTATGGAAAAGCGGCGTTTAATAATGGCGTGGCGGGGTTCTGGTTAGAAAAAACTTCAGGCAATACAGTCAAATTTGAATTATATAAAGATGCTAATAATTTCTTGAAAGTTGACTTAGGGGTGGGAACTTTCGCCTTTAGCGGTATAATTACTATCGTGGGCGGTTCAACAGGCATCGCTAATTTATCAGACGCAGGAACCTTGGCTTTACTAGATTCTATCGGTGCGGGAAATTGCGATACTACTATTATTTCAGGTGGTAAAATTATTACTGGCTTGCTAACAGCAGATAGAATTCAAACTGGAACTTTAACAGTCGACCCAGGTCTAAAAGCAGACGGCATCGTTGTTAATTCGGGCGGTGATGTAATATTCAACTGCACAAGCTATTCGTCTTTCTCTGAAATTATATTTAATAAAACAGGCGTAGCAAATAAAGGCTGGGAGATTTACTTTGTAGCGACAGGCGGAGGAGGCTATCAAGCGGGAGACTTAAATATTTTGCCGATGTCGAGCAACGATAGTGATACTGTTAGAATTGGTATGGCGGCGGTTCCTTGTGATTTAGTTGTCCACGGAGATGTCTATGCTGATAATATTGGAGGTAGTGTTGACTTAACTAATGTAGCCACAGATATTTCTCCTGATTCAGCTTTTACTAGAAATGTGGGAACTGCGACTAAGCCTTTCCTGACGATGCAGGCAACTACTTATTATTTCAACAGAAACGGATACACTCAAAAGTATATTCAGATGTCTTCAGATGGAAGCGTAATCGAGTGCAATCATACTTTCTACACCGCTAAAATGAAACTTCCTGTGGGAACTAACCTTTACTAGATATGTCATATATGAATCATCACGTCGCAAAAGGCGTTCAAAATAGAAATAATGGAAATAGAATGACTTGGTGGAAAAGTAATTTCAATATGCCGACTTTAAATATAGGTGACGGGACTGTCTGGCTAGAAGCCTATGGTCCTGTCGCCTATGATAGCCCTGACACTTCGTTTGATTTAACTGGTTTTTTCCCTGGGTGGGAAATAGTAGTTTTCTGCTGTATCTGGCATTGGGATGGACCTGTCTCTGGAACTGCTTATTTATACTCGAGATGGTGTAATCCTGCGGGTTCTACTATTTTCAATTGTGCAAACGGATTAGGGTATGCTCTAAATGTAGCCTCTGAATACTGGTCTGAATATTGGTATGGATGTAATATAGGATGTGCGGGCTGGGAGGTAACTTCTTCAGGAAATTATAGCGTGAGAAGTTATTCAACTGGTGCGGGGGCAATGTCGGAACAATCGACAACGATTGCTTTTAGTAACGTTCCTAGCACTACTCAATTAGCCGCGAGTAGGGCAGGATATATTTGGGTAGAAGGAAATGACCTATGTTTTGTAAATGCAAATCAATGGAAACATACTATTGTTGGAACAGATAACGGGTATGTCGATACAGAAAAATCTGGTTTTATGTGGATTGATAATAGTAATTGGTTGCATTGGATAGGTCTAGATGGTCATAATTATCAAGTCCCTTGGAAAATTCAAGAATTTGCCTCTACTTGGTCTAATAGCTCAAATGATGCTACTGCCCCAGGGGCATCTTATAAAGGCTGTATTTGGGTGGATTCTGAATACGGCTGGACTCATTTAGGTTATATAGGATATGACGGCCATAAATATATTGTCGGCTCTGGCCACGACCCTTATATCGCCCCCTATTAATTTTATGGATATTTTTAAAGACATAATACCAGTAAGAATTGTTCCTCCCCCAGGGAGACTCTTTTCTGAATTCTCAGGAGGTGCTTGTTCTAGTTGCGGGGAAATGGGATATGCGGTTACGGGCAGAAAATCAGATGGAAAAATAGTAGAGGTTGTAGAGATTAATCACAAAACAAAAAAGAGAAGGGTAGCCTTTATAGATAAAGATTTTGAAAAATTTAAAAAAGTTAATAAACTAAACATAGACAATTTATGAGTCAAGAGAAAACACCGTTAGAGCTGATAGAGGAACAGCTCGAAGAAAAAAATGCGACATTGGAAAGTCTGCAAAAAAATCTGATGAATGCGAGAAATTTCATTCAACAGAACGAACCCAAAGCTTACGCCTTGAGCGGGGCGATTGAAGAGTTGAATCTTTTAAAGGGGAGCTTAACTCCCAAACCACAAAAAAGGGAGGTAGTAAATGCTCCAGAGGAGCCAAAAAAGGAGGAGGAAAAGCCAATACCTCAAAGCACTTAAATGTTGTCGGTCTATAAAGACCGCTAAAACAATCGTTCTTTGTAAAACTTGTCCATTAAGAAAGGATTGCGAATGATTATTCTTTCAGATGGAAAAGAAGAGTTCAACTTCTACGGGGAAACGTCTACTCTTGACTCCTGTTTACAACGAGGATTCAGAGTATGCCTTTATCACCAAAATCACGAAATGATTAGGACTTTAGACGGCTTATTCATCGTGAGGACTCAACCAAGTTAGGAGAGTGGTCCATATCTATAAAGAAGGAGATGGTCTAAACACCTCCTTCTTGTCTCTTATTCTTTAAAACTTAAACTATGGCAGAAGAAGCTAAAAAGCCTACTAGACAAGAATGTATAATTTATAGTCGTGTTGTCGGATGGTATACTCCAACGAAAAATTGGAATAAAGGAAAGAAAGAAGAATTCAAGGATAGACTATCTTTCAACATAAACGAAAAAACTTTATGAATATTATTAATAAATTATTTTCTATTGAGGAATTTAGAAAGTATGTAGAAGACAAAAAATTCGGCCTTTTTAGTCCAAATAAAATTGTCTTGCATCATACGGCTGTTCCTGACTTAACTACTTGGCGTGGTCAAGAATCTATTTTGACTTTAAAAAAGTGTTATGAGAATAAAGGCTGGACTTCTGGTCCTCATTTATTTGTCGCCCCTGAAGGCATCTGGGTGTTTACTGACATAGATAAGCTAGGCACTCACGCAGGTTCGGGTAATACTAGAAGCATAGGAATAGAGACCGTGGGTAATTATGATAATGTTTTACCTACAGGCGAGGTTTGGAAAAACGCTAAGTTCGCCATTATGATTCTAATGGCTAAGTTAAAGCTGACCCCCGAGAAGAATTTGTATTTCCATAGAGAATTTAGCAATACACATTGTCCCGGATTAAAAATAACTAAGCCTTGGGTTCTTCAGGAATTATCAAAAGTGGCTGTCATTTCCGATAAGTCTGTGATTAAGCCCGATACAAGCAACTCTATTTATTATTATAAAAATAATATTGCTTACCCAATACCTGATTGGGAAACATTTATGTTCTTTTGGAAGCCAGAAGACATAATTAAAATAACAGAAGATAATTTATCTAATTTAAAAGAAGGCAAAACATTGCCTTCCGTAAAAACATCTCTATGAAATTACTAACAGCTCAAAATCAAGAGACTATCAAAGTCGCTGGCTTGTCCGCCTTTGCGACTGCCTTAGTATCTTTCGCGATTAATAAATTAATTGAGATAGAACTAAACTTCTGGTATCTACTAATATTATTAGTTTTGGGTATTAGTGTATTTGTCTATATCGATGTCAGAGGAGGAAAGCCAGATGGCGATGCTTAATAGAAGTATTTGTGTAATTAGATGAGGTGCAAATAATAATGCCTTGTCTACACGAATTGAATATTGTCCAACCCTTAGACGCGGAGAAATCTGCGTCTTTGGTTTTTTATAAGACTTTTATAAAATTAAAAGTGTCTTGTTTATCATCGTAATTCCACTTTTTTATATCTTCTTCAAAATAAGCATTTCTCACTATAGCAACCCTGAGCAAATTGCCTTTTTCTGTTCCTACCACGGATAATCTATATGCCTGTGCTTCTTCCAAGGTTTCAAATATTTCCTCGTTGCTCTCTGAACTGCTTACTACAAAAAATACTCTAGTTTTTTTATCCATATATTTAAAATTAATTATATTTTTCTAATAATAATTTTTGTTTTATCAGATGATGGGCTGTTGTTCCGATGGCTACCGCATCAGCTTCGTCTTCCCCTCTTACTTTCCCTGGGAATTCTAGTTTGACTAACTTCTGATAGTCCTGTTTTTTAGAACGAATACTGACTCCATAATAAGCTCTAGTCTGCTGGGGAGCTATGTCGATAATTTTAGCCTCCATATCAAAAGCAAGGGATAATACTATACCCCTCGCCATCCCTAATTTTAAGCCTACTTGAGGATTAGGCCCTATAAAGGGTGTTTCTACTGCAAAGTAGTCAACGATACCAAACTTTAGGCAGACCCTCTCTAAAGCCCGTTTAAAGGCTCTCAGACGAGTATAGAAGGTGTCTGAGACTTTAAAGTCTAGCTGTTCTGAGTATTTTAGCTTGCCCATCTGAAAAAAAGCAATTCCTGCCTTAGTAGAACCTGGGTCAACAGAGATTAAATTCATAATATTAATTAAACATAGACTCGATTAAAGCCGTTCCTAATTCTCTGACATATTCTGATAATTCTTTTTTTGCTTTACTTTCTGGCAAAGCGTTTATTAGATTAGCTAGTAAAGTCTGGTTATGGATATCGAATTGACCGAAGAAGAAATTAATATTTTCTGAACAATCAGTTCCAACGGATTCGTTTCTTTTTAGCTTGCCGTCTTTGAGAAATTCATCGTCTTCATACTTCAATCTCCAGACAATCCAACAAAGTCTTTTTAAAACTTCTAGTGTATCTTGACTATAAACTTTTTCTGTGTCGCTCATATTTTTAAAAATAAAAAATTATATATTAAAAACCCAATAGTTATTACTCCAAAAATTGCCCAGACTATGCTTATAAACTTTATACCATTCATTATTTTTGGTAATAGGTCGTAATGCTAATATCACAAGAAGAGACAAATTTGTTATCGTTCCAACTTGCGGTATAGGCATAATAACGACCACCCTTTTTTACACAATCTTCCGCAAGAGTTTTTTCAGGAACAACCTTTTCTACTTCTTCTGTTTTGACTACTTCAATAATCTTTATGATTGCTTTTTGCTTTTCATAGTGAACAGTAGCCGAATAAATTAAGCTAATTACACTTAATAAGGCAACGGCTAAGAAAAAAATAAAATCTAATTTAGGTCTTTGCATATTAATTTCCTGAGCCCAAAAGAAGTTTAGGGTTCTCTTGGAATTTTTTATATAAAGTATCTCCTTGATTATTGACGATTACATAAGGTAAGAATATTTCTACTAGCTCTGCCTGTTTCAGACGATACATTGTCATTTGAATATCAACCCAATCATACATATTTTTCCACGCTACTCGCATAATATGGTCGATATCATCACAGCGGTAAACTCTGTCTTTTTGTAGAACTTCCTGAAATTTTTTCCAATTAACTGGTAATTTAAAAGAAAGCATTTTTTCTTCTAGAGAAATTTGAAAACTAAGAGATTCTATTCTTCCTGTTCCTTGCTCATAATTCATTAAGACCGCTTGAGCTCCGTTAGCTACTAAAAGTTCTTGGATTTTAGCTATGCTTAGGTTTACGGGTTGTCTGCTTGTATAATTTCTTATGCTTTTCGCCATATGTTTTATTATAGAATACTCCAATCGTCTGCTCCTTTAATTTTTAAGACTCTTGGATTTGTTTCATCTTTTAGAGTTCCTCTTCTGTTTTTTGCTAGTTGTTTCAATCTCTTTGAGACTTTCACTCTCACCCAAGTTGTTTGGTCTTTTTTTCGTTTGTCTTTGTATGTTTTTCCCATATTGATTATAGTCTTTAAGGGATAATTTTTTAATAGTAGTGCATTTTTTCTCTATCAGCCAACATTGAATTCTGTCTTTTCCGTGCCATCGGTCATATACTAAATTGTGTAATGTATGGTCTTTAGGTTCTAACCTAGAAAAGAAAGAATAGTTATCTATGCCTACAGGAACAGCATATCGTCCCGTGTAAATGGCATTTAAACTGTCTAAATATCTTCCTTTAGTCTTTCCGCAATCACAGGACTTACTGTTAGCGTGAAGATTTATCATTGACCGACATTTCTTACACCAAAGTAATTTCATAAGGCGTGCTTTTTACACAGATAAACTTTTACCCAGCTGGGTTTATTTTCTCCCGAAAGATAGCCATATAATTCATTCTCTCCGTGATATTGATAGGATTTAACTCCTACTTGACATTGACATTTTTTTCCGTCTGAGTCTAATGCTTGACAGAATTTCGCTTGTCTCCTTTTTATTCCTTGACACATATTTTAGTCGTTAAAATCTATAGTAACTTTCCAGCTTGTAGAACTAATTAAATCAGAGAATTTTTTAGGTAAAGTAAAACAAAATTGAGAAGCCCAGATACCGATGTAGACATCTATATCCTTTCTTCTAATTTTATACTTTTGAGCCTGTTTTACGAAGTTTAAGAATATTTTATCAGTGTCTTTGATACAACCATCGGGCTCACTCTCTTTTAAATCAATAAACATCTTGCAAGCTCCTCTATGGGGTCTGAGGTCTCTTAAACAAATTATTATAGTTTCTCCCATATTATTTTCCCTGTCTATAAGAAGATATAGACAAATCAGTTAAATTCACTTTTTTGTCGTTATTCAAATCAGTAATATAAAATACTGTTTGACTTTTTGAGTTGACCACTTTCTTTACTCTTATGTTCTTAGAAAAACTAAGAGGAAAGAAAATAAAAGAGAACACTACTAAACCCGCAATTATTACTGTAATTACGGATTTTTTTAACTTGCTTTTTTCTTTTTTCATACACATTTTTAATTAATTTATAAACCTAACTATACTTATATTATATACCCTTTTTGTATTTTTGTCAATAGCCTTCTAGCCTAATATTTGCGGGTTTTTCTTAGTCTGTGGATAACTTTTACCACTTATACCGGCCAATAAATTTAAAAGGATTTTTAGCAATTTCTATTAAAATTTTAATATTTTCGTGGCAATCCCGACAGAGAGCTATTAAATTATTAGGGTTATTGTCCCCTCCGTGAGAACGGTATTTTATATGATGAGGGTCTATAGCACGCTTGCCGCAGTATTCACATCTCCCGTGACAACGCTCCCACACTATTCTTCTAACTTCTTTAGGGATTGGTGTTCCTGGTTGCATTGTTCTTTTTATTTTCTGAAATCGGTTTAACGAAATCATATAAAGTAGTTTGATTATCGGGAGGCTTTTGCTGTTTGGCTTTCAGCTTAGGGTCTAATAGCGTCTTGCTAAAAACTGCGACTCTAACTAACGAATTATCTATTTTCTTGTAACTTTTATATTTATTAGCAAAATTTATAATATCAGCACAAGAAATATTAAAAGATTTTCCTTCAATTATAATATTCAAAGAATCGTAGTTTTTTAAATGCTCTATGTTTACTCCTATTCCGTGAGCGTGATAACCGTCAGCAGTCCATTTGTAAAAACTTCCTGCTCCATAGAAACAACTTCTAATTCGAATTTTTCTGATTTCTGGCATAATTAAGCTCTGCTTTGCTTCTGGCTCTTTGAAGATTCTTCCGGCTTTCTTCGTCTATCATATCCCAAAGAGTTAGAGGTCTAGGCGGTTGATACTTAAATTTTTTCGTATTCCTCTCTTGAAATCTCTTGTCCATATTTTTTAGCTAATAAATCTTGGGCTTTTATTCCCTCGGTTATTATTTGTTTAGTCTCTACTAAGAAATACCTACTTTCTCCGTCATACCCTATCACCTGAATCTTTTTATGGATACCAAACATTAAAATTAACTGATTGACTGTTTCTTGATTTTCAGGCAACTCCCAATTAGTAAGCAGAGGCTTTTCTGAGATTTCGTGCTGTGTCTCTTTGTCAATAATTTTTTGTTTACTCATATAATTTTTTCTGTGTATCGGCATCTGGGGAAATTCGAGCATCCAAACCAGAAACCGTCATTAAATTTGCTTTTTCTTTTTATCATTTCTGAATGACAGTAAGGACAAGTTTTTTCTTCTATTTTATTCTCTTCTGATTGGGCTTTTAGTCTTAGCATCAGTTCTCCAAATTTTCTTTCCTCTCCTTGTAAGTCTTCTATCATATAAACATTTTCTAAATATTATGGGCTTTATTTTGTTCTTTTACTTTTTTACTCTTTAGAAACTTATTAAGTGCTGGTTTAAAGCCGCAATTTCCGCATATACGCTCCTCTACAACGCCTTCCTTACCTTTCCATATAAAAGGACTAAAAGAGAATTTCCAATTAGTCTGCCCGCATTTAGGGCATTTTTTCGGATAATTAACCTTCTCTAAGAATTTTGTTTCAAAAGCAGGCATAATATTAAGAAGTTATTTTTCTTAAGTGCTCGATAAAAGGAGTTAATCTAGTGCTACTGAATTTCTTGTATTCATCTTCAATATAAGGCAAAGCCTGAGATAGTATTGTTCTCTTTAAATCTTGCTTAGTAATAATCTCATTATCTACTATACGCTCGATTTCATTCTTTAAGTCTTCTCCGCTTTTCTTTAGAAGTTCCTCAGCATTTTCAGGATTATTATTTATTAACTCTACTGTATCTTTTAAAACTTCTCTGCTAGGAAAATCATTATTTAAAATCTTTTTCTTTAAAGCTTCTCTATATTTATTGTCTAGAACTTTATTTGCTTCTATTATATGTGTGTAGGAAATTTCTGAATTTTCTATGGCTTTAGTAATAATAGAAGTTTCATCTGATAAGATTATAGACTCGCGGACAAGCCAAGGACTTTCGCCTACTTCGTTGGCTAATTCTTTTATGCCTTTAGAATGATAATCTGATTTGTGCTTTTCATCTCTTTTTTCTAACAATTCTTCCTTTTTATATTTTAGCATCTCTTTAAAAGCTCTGCCTTTTTCAATAACATTCAAATCTAAATGTTGGGCGTTCTCTACATATTGTCTTTGTAATTTTTGAAAAGGTGTCAGTCCTTTTGTAATAGTGCAGGGGATAGTTACTAATCCAGCCATCTTTGCCGCTCTCCATCTTCTTTCTCCGCAAATAATTACATTGTTTTCGTCTATCTCAATGGGATGAATAATTCCTTGTTGGACAATAGTATTTGCCAAGCTCTCTATGCCTTTTTTATCAAAAATATACCTAGGATTTTTTGGACAAGGTTTTACTTCTTCAATTTTTAGATGCTTTATCATATTTTTATTAGGAAACAAGAGTTAGTATCTCTGATACAAAACCTTCTACCCTATTTCCATTTACTAATCTTCCGTCTTTTGAAAGTCAAGCTGTTTCATATCCCGGGTCGAGTAAAATTCTTTGCAAAGATTCTCGTAAATCTTCTTCAAATTTTTTTACAGCTTTTTTATTTTTTAGTTTTATTGTCATATTTTTCTTTTATCCCCTTAAAGGTTTCTTTAATTGAGGATAATAAATATTTATAAACTTCTTTTTCTTCTTCATCCGAGGCATTTTTGTTCAGCAACTTAAGAAATATTTTTGCATCTAATTCTGGTATAACATTAAATATTTTTGATTTTTCAAAAATATCTTTTCTTATTTTATCTTTCTCTTCATCAATAGGATAATCATCAAAATTAAGTAAATCTCTTTTCATTTTCTGAAGAAGCAAAGCTCTATCAAAGTCATACATTATCAGTCCTAAAGCAGAATATTCAGGAATTTTATCGTGCTCTATCATAAAATTAGAAGCATCAGCTAAAAATTCATTATATTCTTCTTGCAGGTCTGCCAATTTTCCTAAGTTATTGTCTTTTAAATGGTCTCCAACAGTTCTCTTGCATTTAAAACAATCTCCGCTACAAGGCAATGATTCTTCGGGTTGTTTAAAATACATTGTTTTCTTTTTGTCGGGACAATCTATTTTTTGAGCAAAGATTCTTCCTAATGGGAATAGTCTACATATTTCTGGCTTATCTTTTTGAATACTGCAAATCTGTTTTACTTTTTTATCTGGACATTTATCTACTAATTCTGAAATTAAGGCAGATAGTTCTAGGGAGTTCTGCTCTATCTTCTCTTTTTTTATTCTTTCTTTCAGTTCCTCAAAAAATTCTGGGACTAAAAAGGGGCAGGCAGTAACGTCTTTGCTTATCTGAGTAAATTTTAAAAGACAAACAGGCATTTTACTAACATCTCCTTTATAAGTAATAGCAAGGCTTTTCATTATTTCCATTGTAGGAAGTTCTAAAGCCTTTCTAATTCTGAGGATGTCTAGGGGAGAAAGAATGATGTCTATATTATGGCAACAAATACCGCAGGAATCACAACTAAAATTAAATTCGTCTGTTGGTTGCAATCCCCCTCCTTTTTTGTCGATGTCTTTCATAATCTTTTCCATCATTTCTGTTCTCCCGTCTTTTTTGTTTAATTCTTCAGTCATTTTTTTTATAATTAATTTCTTATTGCATTTTTGGTTCGGGTATATCTTCTAGGCAAATTGTTGCCTCTACGGTTAAGAACATCTCTGCAATACTGCTGGCATTTTCTAGAGCACATCTAACAACTTTGGTTGGGTCGATAATACCCTCGTCTTTCATACTTACATAGCTTTCAGTTTCTGCATTATAGCCAAAGTCTTTATCATCACTATTTAAAATGTCGTTCATTATAACTTCTGATTTTAATCCGCCATTTTCGAGAATTTGCTTGAAAGGTTTTTCTACCGCATCAAAGACAATTTCTACACCTTTCTTTTCATTAGCGGTTAAAGTTGGGTCTTCTAAAAGTTTAGAATTTTGTCTTGCTCTTATTAAAGCAGTTCCTCCGCCAATAACAATTCCTTCCTCAAGAGCTGCTTGAGTTGCACTAATGGCGTCTTCTATTCTAAGTTCTAAATCACGCTGTTCAGTTTCACTATTAGCACCAACATTTATAATACCAACAACTCCTGAAAGTTTACCTAAACGGTCTCTTAGATTTTCTTTGTTGAAATCAGATTTTTCTTCGTCTAGGTCTTTTTGCAATTCTGCTATTCTCGATTCGATTAATTTTTTATCTCCCGCACCTTCTATAATAGTAGTAAAGTCTTTTGTGGATTCTACTTTTCTTGCTCTTCCTAAATGAGATATTTCTATATTCTCTAGCTCTAGGCTTAAATCCTGAGTGATAACTGTTCCGCCAGTTAAAATTGCAACATCCTGCAAGAAAGACTTTTGCTTCTCTCCGTAGTAAGGAGCTTTGACAACTAGACTTCGATAGCTACCTTTAACATTATTAACAATTAAAGAGGTAAGGGCATCTCCTTGCATATCACCGCAAAGAATAACAAGCTCTCTAGTCCCTGCGGTAGCTAACTTTTCTAAAATAGGAAGTAATTTACCCATTTCAGAAATAGCTTTATCAGTGATTAAGATATAAGCTCCTTTTCCGTTATTATCAAATTCTCCTGTTTTCTTATCTCTGTCTGTAATCATATAAGGAGAAACAAATCCTTTGTCGAATCTGAAACCTTCAACCATTTCTACTTCTATGGTATTAGTGTTTCCTTTCTCAACATTTAAAATACCTGCCTTGCCTACTTTATTCATAGCTTCGGCAATTAACTTTCCTATATCGGCGTCTTTAGCTGAAATAGTGGCAACATTTTCCATTTGAGCAGTATCTTTTATCTCAACAGAAATTTTCTTTAATTCGTCTACTAGACTTTTTACGCCTTTCTTAATACCTTTTTTAATACCGATGACACTCATACCTAATTCAGTATATTTCATTCCCTTAGAAATCATTTCTTGGGCTAGAACAACAGCAGTAGTTGTTCCGTCTCCTGCTTCATCATTTGTCTTAATAGAGGCGGATTTAATTAGTTTGGCACCCATATTCTCAAATCTGTCTTTCAAGTCGATTGCTCTGGCAACAGTAACTCCGTCCTGATTAATGTCTGGTTCTCCCCATTCTTTTTCAATAACAACATTTCGACCCTTAGGACCGAGAGTGACTTTGACAATGTTGGCGAGGGTATCAACACCTCTCTTCATTGTTTCTCTTGAAAGTTTGTTTTGCTGAATTTGCTTTGGCATAGTTTTATTTTTTCTTAATTTTAAATTTATTATAAAAATTTTTCCAAAAAGTATCTATATTCTCTTTACCTATTTCAACTAATAATTCCCAACGCTTTTCGTCTGAAAGTTCTTGAAATCGTAAATGAAGAGAATCATTAAATAAAAAATTAGTTTTAGAACTAGAAAATAGTCTTAATCCAAATATAAATAAATCTAGACCTTCTAAAATATACCAGTTGCCGTTTTTAGTATACATTTTAGCTAGAGAGGGACAACTGCCTGCTTCTATAAGAGGAAGTAATTTTTCCCATTCGGGATTAGGGACTTCGGCAACAGCAAATGGTATTAGTCTATGCCAATATATTCTATAATAAGGCATCTTTCTAATTCTCTTTGATAATAATTTTAGTATTTTCATATAAAGTAATCTTATTCTAGCAGTCTAATTTTTAGACTGCTAAGTAAAATTATTTTAATATCCTTGAATGCCTCCTGCGGTATCAACCGGTATAGGACCATACATATTATTAGGAACATAGGAACCATCCCATCTCTCAACTCTTTCTTTTTCAATTTCTAATTGAATTTTCTTTAATTCTATATCCCAATTTTTAGCAACCTCTTCATTATATTTTCTAATACCTTCACCGTCTAAGGCTTTGGCTTCAGCGTTTAGTTTAGCGGCTTCTTTTTCTCCTTCAGCCTTAGTAATTAAAGATTGCTTTTCGGCTTCAGCCTGCTTAACTAATTTTTGAGCTTCTTGTTCTGTAATTAATAGTTCTTGTTCTTTCCGCTTAACTTCTTGAGCTCTTTTCATTGTTTCTTCAATTTGAGCTTCAAAAGCGTCAGACCAATTATAATTAGTTACTTTGACTTCTGTTATTTGAAGAGGATAATTACCAGTCGATAAATCGTTTCTAAACTTTTCAGCTATTTCAGACCTAATTTTTTCTTGGTTATCGGCAATATCATATATAGTATACTCACCTATCGTTTTCTTAGCACTTTCTTTTAATGTTTGTAATACAATAGATTTTATTTTATCTTCGCCGGTATTTCTCCACATCTCTACTAGCCTGCTCTCATCATATTTATAAAATACTGATAATCCAACACCGATAGTCTGATTATCTTTTGAAATTGCACCATCTTCGCCTACTTCAATAGTATAATCTACTTGAATAGGTCTAATAGTTATTTCTTTGATTTTCTGAAATAGAGGGACTCTCCAATTCACACCTTCACCTTTTACTTCATCACTTAAAGCTCCCATTGTGAATACTAAACCTCTATTGCCTGAATCTACTATCTGAAAAGGCTTAAAAGTTAGAAATAGGATAATGGCTAAAAAAATAATAATAGCCCCTACGCCAATTTTAGCCTCTTTTGAGTAACCATCTAACATAATTTTAGATTAATTTAAGAATAAATATATTAAACCGCCTTTAAGTAATTTCCAGGGTGTCGTTTCTAGAGGGAGGACTCTTGTCGTCAGAGAAAGTATTGCATTTCTCCTCGCCCCCTTCATTTCAACGTTGGTTCATCGATTTTTTGCGACTCACCCCAGAAAAATTAAATCAAAAAATTCCGACTATTTTGTCTAAGGATACTAAAACAGTGTCTTTGTCTATTTCATAGCTCTCAGAGAATTTTATTTTAGCTCCTTCTTCTCCTTCTACTATTAATTCTTTCACTAAAACATTAGAAAAGTCTCCTAGCTTATCTTTCATCTCTTTTGTCATCCACCAATCTTTACTAATAACAACTCCTTCGTTCTTTTTTGAACCTCCTGATATTTCTATACCAGAAGAAGAAACAGGTTTTTCTAATTTAACAATAATTGCATTTACAGGTCTAAACATAATTTTAATTTTCTGTCTGTTCATCACCGTGAATTATTCTTTTTAATTCACGCTGTGACCAGATAAACTTTTTAATATTAACTTTTGGGTCTTCAGAAATAAATGTATTAAGTAGTTCTTCTAGCCCACCTTCATTTTTAAAAACGAAATTCTTTCTATTAGGATTAAGGTCGTCTGGATATTGTTCTGCTCTTAGGAGTTCTACCCCAAAACATAATAAAAAAGCCGACAGAACAAAATCTGCGGTTTTGAATACGCCCTCGTCACTATTGAAAGTTCCTTTTAAATTAGGAATAAAAGGTTTTCGACTACTATTTGGTTTGTATTTTGTAATACTCATATTTTGTTAATTTATAGTAATTTTATCGAATATATCCTAATCATTTATATTTATAGTATAGCGTATTTTTACTAAAAAGTCAATACCTAATCTGTGGATAACTTTTTCTTAAATAATTCCCTTTTCTATTAGTATTTCTGTAAGATTTATCAACGCTTCGTTAATAGTTTTACCACAAGCAGGGAGGTCAGGAATATCCATTCTTACGTATTCATTTTTTTCAGGATAGCTATAATAAGCCATCCACATACAATCTGTAGAGTAAAGAGCGGGGGATACTATTAATGTAAATTCTCTAATCTCTCTGAATCCAGTAGGAAATTCTACTTCTACAATTAAACTCTTAGGCATTGGGCAAGGAGAAGTAATTTTATTTGAATTAGGACTAACAGACATTATCTTTAAAAATAACTTAGGCGTATTTCCTAAAGGACTATTGCCAAGAAATATTTTTACAGCTTTTTCTATATCTGATTTTTTATTCTTTAATTCTTCTATTTGATTTTTTACTTCGTTTAAATTACTCATAGGTGCTTGGGGTTAGAATCGAACTAACTTCCGGCGAGTTTCAGTCGCCTGCTTTTCCATTAAGCTACCCAAGCTCTTTTAGAAACGCTCTACCGTTGAGCTATTTCTCACCACCGAAGCTGGAGAATTATCGGAGTCTAACCGATGTCTTTTCTAATACGTCAGAGATAGTGGAATTGAACCACTTTTTTACGGTTCCAAACCGTATATAATACCGTTATATCAATCCCTGGTAACGGTGTTCTTCCGTATCACCGCCTAAAAGAATAGATAGAAATTGTAATATTAAAAGTATAATTAAAAATTTTTTCATATCCTCCTTGCTTATGTGGGAAGAGTGAGAGTCGCACTCCGCGGGGATTGAAACAATCACTTGGTCTACAGCCAAGTCTCGCCCTCTACGAGTCTACCTGCCCTTTTTATTTTTCACATTTATTATAATCGTAATTAGGATTGTTTAATAATCTTTCTACACAATCTGTTATACTTTCTCCATCAGTGTGAGTTTTCCAGCAAAATTTTTTTACTGAATCAGCTTTGGTTTAATAGCATTCTGTGGAACATCCCGTAGTTAAAAAAGCTAATCCTATTAAAGTTATTAGAAGGATAACTAAAATAATATTTTTCTTTTTTAAAGACATCGGTTTACTCTCTTCGAAACTTCTTCGGATTGACATAATTAAAAAGTTTTTAAATAATTAAACATTTTATAGATACAATAAATCATTCCTATCCAAATCAGACATCCTAAAAATATAGCTATGTAGAATGAATTTATTAATTTTTTGGTTTTATTCATAAATTATTTTGCATCTAGTTAGACAGTCTTCTAGATTTTTAGTTATGTCTCTGGCACAATCTTTTCTACAATCATCAAGAGGTGTAGTGTTCTTTATTTTTTCTTTTATTAATTTTGTCTGTGCTTCTTTTTTTGTAATGTGTAATTTTTCACAAGCATTATTATCTCCTTTGCTACACTCTTCTAATCTATAATCATTAAAAGCAGAAACAACTAAGAGAATTAATAATAGAATAACAATCCCTGATACCAATGTTTCTATCAATGTAAATCCTTTTGTATTCATAAAGATTATAATTAATTTTTAATTATCTTCATCATAATAAATACTTGGCTTATGATTTTTATATCTAAAAACAGCAATAACTTTTTTTTCTTTTATTTTATGTTCTTTATTAATAAATTTATTAAATTCTTTTAAAGCTTTCTTGCCTGCTGGACTGTTATCATAACACTTCTGATGAAAATGCTCATTATTGAGATTACAAGGTATTATTCTTTCGTTTATTTCTTTACCGCAAATGTGGCAGATTGGTTTAGATGATACTTTAATAGAAAAGCATTTTTTAGCTTTTTTAATAATATTAAATCTATCTTTTGCACTTTTATATTTAGTATTTTTAATAAGAGTCATTTATTTAATAAATCTTTATTATTGTTATTATTCCAAGCTCTAAATTTTATTTCACGCATATTTTTATTTTAAGCCAAACATATATTTTATTCCGCAAAAAATAAATATTATTAAAGCAAGAACTTTTAAAATTGGTATAATGTGTTCCGTATTTGTATTATATTATTAAGCTTTATTTGGCTTATTTAATTTAATCTATTGCATTCATCAGAAATTCCTTTGTCATATATTCTTGCAATTTTATTTTTTAACCATTCCTTAAATTTATCAAGATTTTCCCAACTTTTGAAAACACATTCAGGAGCGTTCTCCCCAAATTTTTCATCAAATTCTTTTATAATAAAGGTTTCAAATTTCTTATATTCTTTTTCTTTAATCATTCTTTCTTTTGAAAATTTACCCATATATTTATTTGATTATTAGTCTAATGCTTTCTCCTAAAAATACTGCAAGAGGAGCAAAGAGAAAAAGTATCGAAAAAGCTAAATAAAACAAATCTCCATTCTTACGAAAACAAGCTAGATTATATCCGCAACATATTCCGCAAAACATAATAAAAAATGGATGATACATAGTATTATTTAAAATAAAATGTTACATTATAAAAAAGGAAACCAAAATAAATATAAAATCCGTATTTATATCTAACTGTTATGCTTGGTGTAATTTCAATTCATCCTTTTTCTTTTTTAAATTGTATTCTCATAATTATTGTGTTTATTCCAGTCTTTTCTACCGGTTGAATTATTTATACGCTTAACTCTAATATTTACTTTTGCTAAATCTACCTCACAATCGTCAACGGCAATATCTACATTCTCATTCTTTTCTTTTATACAAATTTCGTCATATTTTAAACCTAGTTTTTCTGCCCATCTTTTTGCGTAGTCTATTCCTCCTCCCGACCAGATTATCATATAATTTCCCTGAGATTGAAACCATTTATACAGGGCGATATTTTCATAGTTAGGAGTATCTACTTGTAGTCCTGTGGCTACTGCCGGAACTATTAAAGTATCGTCTACATCAAACGCAATAACAATTTTATTATTTACCATATTTTTCAATTATTTTTTCATCAGCTATAGATTTCATACCTTCTAAATAGTTTCTTGTAATCTCTGACAATATTAGAGCGTGTAACCAAGAGATATAAACTTTACCTTTATTCTGAAAATTAGAACTAATTTTTATAGTTATATCGAGAGCCTCTTTTTTAAATTCTTCTAATGTTTTTGTTTTCATATTTTCAGCAGTATAAATCCTCACTGAATAAAGTCTTTCCTCGGTATCCTTCAGGGTCGGCAGATTTTATCCCTGCTTCTTCTTGAAGTTTTCTTCCTTCTTCTCTAGATACATATCTTCCATAATTGGTTAAAAATCCTTGCTCATCCATCATATTCATATGCAACATTTCTTTTCTTGAATGATTAAAAGATACTTCTTCTGTAATTGTTCGCATACAATCTCCGTGTCTATGTCCTCTGTATATTTTTCCATTATACTTTATCGCCGCACATAAACAAATCTCTGGCAAAAGACTTGCTTTGGCTATTTCAAGCATCTCAGCATATTTCTTTTCATACCATTCTATTGGTTGACAGTCTTTGACCGCTTGCTCACATTCAGAAATACACTTTTCAAATAATTCTAAAGGTTTGTTTAACATAAAATTATCTCATTGCAAAGAAGTTTTCCATTAAACATTTTTCGCAAATATTTGGATTGAATAAATCTTTTTTCTCAATAATTTTACCACACTGTTTACAAACAGGTTTTGTTTCAAATAATTCTAATTGTTTTTTATCTGATTTTTTCATTTCAAAAAAGGCTAACTTTTCTGCTGTGTTAAATCTATCAACTTTGAGCCTTTAGGTAAAATATTTATTAACTTTCCCATACCTTCGAAAGTATCTTCATTTGAAAAATTACCTTCTTCTGAATGAATGCAGTGTAAGAAAGATTCTTTTTTACCTAAACCGAATATTCTGCAAATATATGGTCTAGCTTCGTATATTCCACAGCCCTCAGGAGTTAAGTATAAACATTTAGGCATTTCAGAAATAGATTTTTTTCTTAAAAGATATTCTTCATCCGCATTAAGGGAATTAGGAAGTATATATCCAAAGCCTTTTTGAGTTTCTTCTATTAAAGGAAAATTTAGCTTATTTTTTTCTATAAATCTATTTATTAATAATCTTTCGACTGGGGCACAACCAGTAACCGTGCAACATTCAAATTTACATTTACCGCTTTTACAAAGATTATGACAATCTACTTTTGCCTTTGGAATATTTTTATAGATTTCTTGAACTTCCTTTTCTATGTCTTGAATTGTCTTGATTTCTATTTTTGACATTTTTGTAATAAATATGAATTAGCTAGTATCTGCATATCATTTAGCATTCTAGGTTTTAATGCGGGATTATATAAACCAACAGCTGGATGAAACATCGGGACAATAGAAACATTTTCAGTTGCTTTGGTTAGACTTTTTTTATTTTTAAACTCTTTACCTGCTAAAAATGAAATAGGTTTTATTTCATCTTCTAAGCCATAAAGAGAAAATATTGATATTAAGGCTATACCTCCTAGCGGGACAATAAACGGATGCGGGCAGAGGCAAGTAGCAGTAATTATTTCAGCGACTAATAAATCTTGGCAGTTATCCATTTCTTCTAAATCAGGCTTTCTATTCATCGGCGGTCTGCACTTTATAGTATTTGTTATATAGTAATCTTCTTTTTTTAATCCTGAAGCTTCTATTAAATTATTTAGGAGCTTTCCAGATAGTCCTACAAAAGGTCTTCCTGTTTTTTCTTCCTCTGCTCCCGGTGCTTCTCCTATGAATAAAATGTTTGCTGGTAATGTTCCTCTTCCTTTAACATATTTATTATTACATATAGAACATTTTTTACATCGGCTATTACCGCAAAAAGTTACCGAGTAGGCTAAGTCCATTAATTTTCTTGCTTCTACTTTTTTATCTAATATATTATGTTTATCATTTAGAAACGACATTGTTTTAATTTTCTTAGCTTTTTTAGCTGGCTTATTAAATTAATTATCTCATTTTTATCTAGTTGTCCTATATGTCCTGTGGAAGTATTCTTTGCCATCCAAATATACATTAAATTTCTTTCTCTATGCGACCAAACTTCTGAGGCTATTTGATGAGCTAGAGTTCTAAGCTCTCTGACTTCTCTAGTTACTGGGAAACCTACTGGACTTCCGTCTGGATGAGCTTCTAAGAATATATCACACTCTAAGGGACATTTAAAAAAGTATCGTTTAAACTTTCCCCCGTAAATTAGCTTCATCCGATTTTTGCATATCGGACAAATCGGTTGAGGTAGTTTTTCTCTCATCTGCATATGGTTTTATTGCCTCATTAAGTTCCTTAAGTTCCTTGCTAAATTCTTCCTGAGTGATGTTTTCAGGATTAACTTGGTCGAATTTTTCATTCATTTTAGTAGCAATATCAACAGCCATTTTATTTTGTTCTTTATAATAATTAAGAACTAAGAAAGGAGCTTTAACTAGAGCGATTAATACTCTAAAGATTTTTTTTATAAATTTCATAATTGCAAGGGACAGGAATAGGAGAGGGTTGCTTAACTAAGTCTTTCATTCTCTCAAAAGCCTGTTCCATTATTCTTCCTAAAGATTTGCTTTTGACTTCTTTCTTTTTCTTTTCTGGTTTATCGAAATCAAAAACATATTTTGTATAATTATCTAGAATAAAACAAATTTCCTGAAGAGCGAAGAAAACAAAATAAGACAGAGATAAAGATTCGGCTAAAGATTTAATAGGAAACCAAATCAAAATTAAGAGAAACCAAAATATAGAAGTCGTCACGCAATAAGAAAACATTGCTTTTGCTCTAATTCTTTTTAGAAGCTCAAACTCTAGCAGACATTTAATTTTTTCAAATTTATATATTTGAGGATTTTTTCTTCTAAGAAAAATCTCGTCATAATCAACCGCTTTCATAATCAATTTTAATAATTGGATAACTTCCGCAATAATAATAAAAGTAAAAATTAAATAAAAAAGTATTGTTACTATCAACGGTGATTTAGGTCCTTTGGTTAAAATAGAAACAGCAGGATAAAAAACAAAGACAAAAAGAATAAGACTGGCAATCATTATCTTTTTGAAAGTTACTTGGACTTTATATTTGTTCTTAGTATATTTTGATTTCTTAACGAAATGCAAAATTACTCTTTCTGTTATTTTAAATAGAAACTTATCTAGAGGTCTTAAAATTTTATTGTTGAAAGCGGTATTAGGAAGTCTGATTTCTTGAGGAAGTTCTTCCTCTCCTTTGAAATTATTAGCGTCTATTTCTACAAATTCTACAAACTTTTCTTCTTCCTTATCTTCCTTGTTTTCTTTTTTAATTTCTTGAGTCATATTTTTGTCATTTAATTATATTAGTATTATAGCGTATTCTGCCTTTTTTGTCAATAGCTAATCTGTGGATAACTTTTTTAAACTCCTTGGGGTATATTCATTGGAGGCTTTGCTATTTTCGGGTCTTGAGCAGGGTCTTCTTCAGTATCTTTTGATTCTGTAGGTCCATAAAGAGATTCTTCAAACTTACAAGTATCTTCATTAACTATGAAAAATCTTTCTCCGCTTTTTCCGTGTCTATTTTTATCTATGTTTATTCTAGCCCATTTCTCTAGTTCGCGATTTGCCATTCTCTTTCTCCAGAGTAAAGCAACTATATCAGCATCTTGTTTTATTGCTGAACTGTCTTTCAAGTCTTCCATAGTCGGCTTGTCATTATCGTTTCCTAATTTTTTAATATGACAAATTAAAACTACAGGAACCATTAGCTTTCTAGCAAGCAATTTGCAATATCTAACTATATCAGAAATTTCTATTGTTCTATTTCTACTGTCTCCCGAGGCAAAGAAATGCAAGTGGTCGATAAATATAATTCTGCAACCAAAGTCTTTAACTGCTTTTTCTGAAACAGAACCTAATAATTGCGTATTTATTTTTTCGTAGCCCGAATATAAATAAATAGGTTTGCTAGCGATACCTTTATAAACTTCTTCTAGCTTAGAAAATTCTCCTTTGGCGTCTTTTTTAATTAACTCTGATTGGCGAACGTTTCCTTGAAGCATCATAAATCTCTCAGCTATTTCTTCAGGAGTCTGTTCTAAACTAAAATACATTACTGGTATAGGGTCTGGATTATTTTTTTCGTCTTTGTGGTTGACAATATTCATAACCATATTTTGCGTAAAGAAAGTGTTATGATTAATAATAAAATTTTCGAGAATATACAATTGGTCTTTATCAAGAGAAAATCCATAGTAGTCTCCGACAGGCCACTCCCAAATTCTAAATCTAGTAGTCAACCAATTTATGTCTGTGACTTCTTTTTTTACTATTTTTCTTTTTACCTTTAAAGGTATTCTTTTTACGTCTCCTGAAATATAAACTCTATAACTTTGAAAGTTTCTTCCCAAGCAAGTGGTTGTTCTTTCTTTTAGAGTAGAGGCAAAGAACCCCAAAGACCGAGCCAAGAAAATAACGTCTTCACAAAGCTGTTTATTCTTATTAGAAAAAGAGTATCCTACTTTTTCTTTATTACCGTCACTGTCTATTAAGCCTGCTAATAATTCTAGTCTATTTTTCTCAGAGTTTATCTTATAATTTTGTGGTATATGCTTATTCTCTATGAGATTTTCTTTCTTTAAGAGGCTTAACAAAGATAGGGCAGAACCGTATCCCTTCTTGCCTGTTTTATATATGTATTTTCCTTTGTGTGTTTTGTTCACACCTTCAAATTTCTTTTCTCTCGTTAAACAATAATACTTTGATTTATTGTTTGGTTGGTTTTTTGTAACCAGTTGAAGATTTAATCTATTTGCGTAATCTCTTAAATATTTTTCTATCTCAAAATCAGCAGAGGTAACACAAGGTCCTGAGCTTGTTCCATCACCTAACCATAACCCCAGAAAGTAAGGTTCAAGAGATACTTTTTTCTCTTTAAACTTTATTGATTTTGGGTGTTCAAGATAATAAACGTGTTTTCTCTTACTCGCAAGTTTTATCCAGTTATCTATTGTGATATCGATTGTATCTGGGTAGTGCGGATACTTTTTAGTATTTTTCTTAAGGTGTAGCAAATGATTTCTGTTAACCACAAAATTCTCTGCACCTTTTTTAGGTTCAACTTTCCACATTTTTTCTCTGCCTCTTGCTAATTTTAAAACCGTCCTCGGAGTGCTGTCAGGACCCATTAACTTGTCTCCAATTTTTATGTCCTCTACTTTTTTTAAAGTTCCGTTATACATTAACACCTTTGTTCCCTTAGCGTGGCACTTTCCAACGCCAGTGTCTCCAGAAATAACAATTAGATTTCCGTCTCGCATTCCACGCCATACATCGTCTAATAATTTCCAACCGGTAGACATTCCTCTGAGGACATTTGGATTCTTCATTTCTTCCATTGCGGTTTTAGCAACTTCTTTTATTTTTTTTATATGCTCGCTTTCAACGGTTATTTTTTTAGCGGAGTTGTATAAATTATTAAAATCGTCTACTGTTTTTTTCTTAACCGCAAAAAAGTCATTTAAGTCTTTTTGTCCAGGCTCTTTTGGTATTTCTATTATTCGACATCTGCTGGCTCCTAATTTTTCTATAGCGAGTAAATTTCCTTTTTGACCTGCCTCATCGTTGTCATAACAGTTATGAGAAATTACTTTTTGTTCTGTAATATAGCTATGGTCGTCTTTTACATCTATATTATAAGTTTCTTCATCTATTACCTGTTTAATAGATATTTTTCTTACTCTATTTAAAAGATAAAAATTTTCCCAGAATTTTTTCATCTGAACTTGACATTTTTTACTAGGAGATATCTCAGCAAGACTAACTGTATATCTTTTTTTCCAAGTTTTTTCTTTATACGACCAATCGTGTGTTGTAAATCCGTAACCACACTGTAGAGCAAGAATTTCAAAGAATTTAATAATAGACTCGTTTGTATTACTAAATTTAATGTATTTATATTTTTTATCTATTGTTCCGTCTGAATCTATTAGACCTTGCAATATCTCTTTCTTATTAAGGGAGCTACGAAATATATCATAAGAAACACTTTTCATTCTAGGCATCATTTTAGATGAGTCTCCTGCAACCTCTTGATAAAAATTCTTAAACCCATATAATCTAGAATCATACGAATATAAACATCCTATATTTCCTTTCTCTACTGTCGAATATTTTATTTTATATTTGTCAAAGAATTTTTTTACTCTTTCCAAAATATGCTTTTTTGTTTTTGTGTTATATGCCAATTCAAATCTATACTTTCTTGAGTAATGTCCGTCTCCTAAAAACAAACCCAAAAGATAAGAGAAGTCTTTATCTTGAATCATCTTCGTGTTAGCAATATCTATAAATTCTTCCCCAAACTCAGAACCTTCTTTTAATCTCCCCCTTTCGTCTCTTTCTGAAATCTTTTGAGTTATTCTTCTTTCAAAAAAGCTAAAGGATACTCCTAACTCCGAACCAAATTTAGGAAAAAGTAAATAGTCTCCTTCTCGAATTTCTCCCGCTTTTTTCCAAATAGGCTCTTTCAGAAATTCTCTTCTATTTTTTATATACTTAATATTTTCTTTTTCATAAACAAGAATAGGATGATTACTTGTAACCCAATTCTCAGTATTTTTAGTTTGACCGACAATAGAAAACTTTCTCATTTCTCCTGAATACACATTCTTCATTACTTTATAAACCTCTTTTAAATTTCCTATGTGAGTCCAAACACTATCAGAGACCTTAATATCCTCAATATTTTTTAATCCTTGACGAGTATAAATCTTTGTTCCTTTCTCATAGCATAAATAAATACTATTCACTTTCTGCATAGCATCTGCCCACTCTTGTTTGAATGTCTGAGCTCCACAGGTTACGCTTACAACATTCTCCCAACCTTCCTGATAAAGGCTCATTGCGTCTATTTCTCCTTCGGTAATAACTAATTTATTCGCTCCTTTGATTACATCTCCGTTAAACAAAACCATTTTTCCTCCGTGGACATTCATCATTTTAGGAGCTTCTGGGTCGAGGGGATTTCCTCGGTATCTAATATTTACCACTTTGCTGTTTTCAAATATTGGAATAGAAATGCTGGTTCCCGTCCAACCTATTTTAAAATGCTCTAATGTTTCAGGTAATAGCTTTCTAGTAACTGTTAAATATTCATAAATTTGACCCGTTACTGAGTTCTTGTCGTCTTTCTTCTCAAGTAGAGTCTTGTGATACTCTTCAATCGAGGTCTGGTATCTCTTCATTTCTACCTCGCTAGGACCTTTATTCTCCTTCTCCTGAGGTTTTTCTAGCTCTTGCGGGGATTTTACTGTCTCAGATAAATTACGCGAATTAGAGCCATTAGAGGGCTCAATTTCAGGTTTTGTATAATCATTATAAAATTTCGCTAATGTTATTATATTTCCAGATTTACCGCAATTATGAACAGCACAACCTGAGACATTATAAGTATGACTATCTTCTACGGTTAAGTCATAAACATCTACATTTTTAACTTCTGTAGTAACTATTTTCTTTAAAAATTTTATTCCTTTTACAGAATTTTCTGAACAATCCCAACGAATAGTCCAACATTTTTTATGGTGAACTCCTTTTTTATCTATTTTTTCTTCCTCTGAATTTATAGAAGCAGTTCTTCCTAATCCCCACAAGGCAAAATATATCTGAATAGCTAATTTCTTTGATACTGTTTTGCTAGAATTTTGTTTTTTAAACCCGTCTCCTGCAAAATACCCTTCTAAGATGTTTGGTAAAATATTAGAAGATAGAAGACAGTTGGGTATATGTTTATTTTCTGCCCCCCTCCCGCAATTCTTTTCAAACCATCTTTCTAAGTAAACTCCAAAAACTTGAAGACTCTCTCCATTAGGACTAATAGAGGATTGAAGAGAGTTGAATCCATATTTCGTAAATAGTTTTTTTACTCTGTCTATGTTCTTCTGCTCTTTTTTATGAAAGGCAAAAGTAATACATCTAGAAGATTTAGCTCCGTCTGCAATATATAATCCTACGCACCACCAAAATTCTCCGTCATTAAACATTTCTTCTGTAATAACTTTCGGCACAGGTCCTTTGGCTGATAAAATATAACTAGAAGCATCGCCACAATAATTAGGATAAAATCTGCTTACTTCATAAATATCTCGCCTATCAATTATGGGCATCTCCAAACCATATAAAGGTTTTATTTTATCTGCCTCCAGCCAAATAGATTGTTTTGCTAAAGATTTAAAATTTCTTTTTTGATTCTTTAACTTTTTACTTCTAGGATTACAGGAAAAAACAGATAAGAGATGGTTGGGAGTGCAAGTTATGTCTAGTAAATCTATAGAAGAATTACAAGACAAAGTAGTAAGCTTTCCTGTATATTTTCTCGAGATAGTATTGAGAACCTCTTTGTATCTTCCTTCTTTTGTTAAGACAAAATCGCCCTTTTTTATGTCTCTAATTTCTTTTATTCCGTTGCTTGTTCTTACCAAAGAATTTCCTGTGAAACATTTATGACAAAAATATAAACCTTTAGTGCTAATATAAAAATGGGTCCAATCTTCTTTATTTTCTCTGCAAAAAGGGCATTTATTAGTAATAATCTGGTCGCCTTCTGCTCTAGTTTTTAGTCCTTTGCTTTGAAGATAGTTAGTTATCTCTGAGGCAGTGGGATTAATGAAGTTTAAAGGAGTCATAATTTATTATTTTAATTTATTAAAGTTGTGCCGGTTAAGACACCTTCAATGTATTTTATATAGCTTTCTTGGTCTTCTTTGCTTATTTTAGAATAAAAATAACCAAAACATTCGCCGAGTATCTTGTCGTTACTGAAAAACCAGACAGGAGGACGGCTGTGATTTTTGTCTTTGTGCCAAGAATCTCTGTAAAAGCCGATAATTGCTAAGCTAATATCTAAAGGGCTGAAACTTAACAAAGCTTTCTTTAAAGCAATATCCGCAGGGTTGCCTATTAAAATCTTTCCTGAAGTGGCGTTGACTGAAACGAACTTCCAGTAAATCTCAAATATTCTTTTTCTAATTTCTGAAGAAAACTCTCCCCACTGTTTTATATCTTCCTGAAGAGGTGATTTAGAAATCATTTCAGGAGATTTTTTGGGTGAATCGAGAGGGAGAGTCTCTCTCTCTCTTTTCTTATTATTATATATATTATTATTGTATGTGGTTTTCACATAGCTTGGTATGTGATTTTCACATAGGTCTTCTGTGATTTTCACATAGCCTATGTGATTTTCACATACGTCTTTATTTTTGACAAAATCACCTTTTTGTTTTAATTTTATTTTCCCTAAAATTACTGTATCATACCAAAGTTGGGTAGTCTTGATATATTTAGTTTCAGGGTCTCTTTCTATTAATCCTTTTCTTTGAAGATTTGACAGAATGTTAAAAATAGACCACTGTTTAAATCCTAGCATTTGACTAATTTTTTTCTTTGAAGCATAGCACCACCCAGGGACTCTACTGCCAGGATTATTAGAAAGATTATAAATACTGTCTGCTACGCAATATTCATTCAGAGATAAGTCTAGTTTCCTTCTTGCCTCGTGTAATATAAGGGAATAACTAAGAACTTCTTTTTCTACTTCTTTATTTTCTTTTGGCATAGAATCACAAGTAAGGTTAATAAAAATACAGTATTCGGTTGTCATTGCTATTGCCCCCCACTTGCGGTGATTAGCAATAGATAACAACCAAATACTGTATTTTATGCAAGTGGGAGTAATCTAATTTTTAGACAATTTAAGTATAGCATATTTTAGGAATTTAATCAAATATTGAGGGAGGCCTAGGAATCGAACCTAGATAGCTTGCACCACAAGCAAGTGCTCTACCATTGAACTAACCACCCGTTGCCAGCCTCTTCGAAAAAGGCCGGCTTTTTTGAAATTTTAAAACGGAATATCGTCTATGTTGACTTCATCTTCTGACTCTGGTTCTATTTTCTCTGGCTTTTCTGGTTCTGCTTTTTTTTGCTCTTGCTGAACTACAAATTCTTGCTCTCCGCCGTCATTGTCTACAGCGATTACCTCTTCCTTAGGTCGAGCCGTTTCAGCTTCTTCGTCTAGATTAATTGTCGGGACGACTTCTGCTTCTTTTAAACCAGCGGCACTTTCAACAGAAACTATCGCATCACAGTCGGGGAATTTAGAACATCCGAAGAACGGTCCTTTAAAGCTGTCTTTCAAAATCATCGGAGCTCCGCATTTAGGACAAGTCGGATTTACAAACTCTTCAGGAAAGTGAATTTGATACTTAGCAATTATACTCTCTTGATTATCTTTACCTTTTACTGTGGTTGTATCAGGTTCAGAACGGAAAGTTTCTCTTACTTCGTCAAAAGCTTTTAAGCTTTCGTCAAGCTTCTGTCTCATACGGATATAAGTCTTGACATCGTTTTCTTCCTGTCTATCAAAGATAAGCGGGAAATAAGTAACTGTTCCTGCTTTTTCTTTCTTAGTAGTGACCTTAGTTTTATACGCAAACAGCGGGACACCATTAAGCTTTGGTTTATATTCCCAGAAACCGTCTCTGCCTGACTTAGACAGATACATTCTGTGGACGACACTATTATATTCCACATAGAGAATTTCTGTGTGTTTTATAATACTGCCTGTGAAACCACGCTCGGCTAAAGCCGCATCAGCAAAATTTTCGTTGATGTAGGCTTTGAAATCTTTATAGCCTCCTTGGAAGATAACTTTTTTCTCTTCGTTATTCCATAATCTGACTTCTCCGTTGTAGTCATCTTGCTCGGCTGTTCCATAAAGCTCCATTCCATTTTGACCTTTATTGCTGTCAAAATAACCATACTTCCACCTAGACCTTAAAATCGTCACTGTGATTTCTTTTCCTAGGTTAGTAATCTTTTTGACATACTCTCCTTTTTCATTTGGCTCTTTTGTAACCAGAATGAAACTTCCTCTATCGCCATTATCTTCGTCATAGTTGACTCTGATTTCTGGGATAGCCATTTTTACTCCTTGCCCTTCCCCAGCATAGAGTTTGAAAAGCATTTTTTCATCCTCGCTAAGGGTGTCTAATTTCCCTGCAATCTGCAGAGCAACAGCCACATCCTTTTTTTCTTCTTGTGTTTCAGGCATAATTTAATATTATGTTAATTATTAAACTTTTAAGGCATCAAGCTATTAGCATTATCTCCATACTTAGCTTGCCATTTTTCAGGATTCATATATCTAACTCTTTCTTTCAAGGTGACTATTAAATTGTCTACAGAGGTTACATAAAAATTTAATAGTTCTGCCTTGCGTAATTTTTCTCCTTCTATTTTTGACCAAGTATAAGCTCGGTAACTAGCTTCGTCTTTTAGATTATCCTCGGTGTAGCTTTTCTTGACTGCTAGATTGATAGCTTTTTTTCCTTTTTCTTTTACTTCTTCTTTTAGAGCATCTACTAAAATCTTTGCTTCTATTTTTTCTAGTTCTTCGCGAAGTCTGTCTTTTCTAAAATTTACTTTGAAACCTACTTCATTAAACTTTTTCCAAATAGTTGAATAAAAAGCTCTAGCCTTATTATCAACTAATTGTTCTCCTAGATATGGTCTTAATCCGTTCAAGACTCCGATGTAATACATCAGTTGGTCGGCAGTTAAGCATAAATATCCTGAATCCGTTATAATTTTATCAGGAGATAAAACAGGATTCTGAGCGTCATTGATAGTGTCAATTCCTAGATAAGAAGTGATTGTCTTATAGTCTTTAATCGCTCTTCTTTGATTAGGTGTCAATTCTGTTTTTACTGTTTCAAAAGCTTCGTCTAGTTTTTGTTCAGCTTCGTGAACTAAGTTTGGTTGTGTCATAATTGTCCTTGAGCATAGCTCTTTTTTAGATAAGCAACGATGTCTGAATAATGGGCTCTAAAGGCAGTTCCGACCTTGATAGCAGGAATTTTATTATCTCTCATTAACTCTCTTATAGTTACGTGAGAGGCTCCTGCTAACCAACCGCCAGTTTCAATTTCAACAGGCGTTAGATATATTCTGCCAGTTTTTTTGACAAATATTTCTAATGACTGTTTTGTTTTTTCAAATCCTTGATTACTCATATTTTTTCAAGATTATCCTTTTTGATTTCCACTATCTTTGCTAGTCTCTCCGCAAAAACTTTGGCATCAGGTAAATTATTATCCGCTTCGCAGGCATCTCGAAAGTCGCACCAAGAACAAACCATTCCATTGTCTACCGGGTGGAATATTTTTTGTTCTATACCTCTGTTTATACTCTCAAGAGTATTGAGTAAGCGACTAATTTTTTCGTCTGTAATTTCTGCTTTTAGAATTTGAATTTTAGGTTCCTTAGTTTTAACTACTACGTCTAGCTGAACTCCTTTTTCTTTTCTGCCAAATTTTGTTCTAAATCCCAAAGCATAAGCCGCTAACTGAGTATTTTTTTCAATGTCTTCTTCTGAGTAGCTAGAGCCCGAAGTTTTTGTATCGTGAATAATATCGTTCTCGTCTATAACATCTAAATACATTAAAAACTCTTGTCCAAAAATATCTAAGGTGACTCCTATTTCTACATAGGCAGGTTGAAGTTTTGTCATTACCTCATCATAAAGTTTTTTAAGGCAACGCTTAGCTGAAGCGATAATATCTTCTCCTGATTCTCTTTTGCCGTATTTTAATTTAAAGAAATTAGGATTGTCTGCATTGTCTTTAAATTTTTGAATTAAATACTCAACCATAAAATCTTCTACCTCTTGATACGGTCTGTCTACTCGGCTTTCTATCTTTTGCCGATAATTAAATTCTTGGGCCTTATGAATAGCCGACCCAAATACTAGACCTGTTGATTCTCCCATAGATTCTTTTTTGTCCACATAAGAATAATTATATTTTCTCGGACAAGATGAGTAAGTAAACATTTGAGAAACGCTTCTGTGATTAGTCATAAATTTTTTTACCCCTTCATATTATAATATTTTCCAACTTTACTGTCAGATAAAGATTCATAATATGTAGAAAGGTTTTTTAATTGTTCGTGTTCCATTCCAATAACAAACGAATGAAGTATTATTTTTTTCTTTTCTAAAAATTCTTTTGTCAAACTTACATTATCTCCTCCGTCTGTGATGACAAGAATGTCCGCTCTGTCATATAAATCACTCTTGTCGCTAGGGTCTTGCTTAAATAATTTAGGGTTGTTAATGTCGTTTATTGCTTGGTGAATTGCTCCGTCTATGCTTGTTCCTCCCCCAGAATGACGATATTCCATTAGGAATTTAACTTCTTTTTTTGCTTCTTCCTCGTTGGTTACTTTTTTTAAATCGTGAGGTTGGTCGTCAAAGAATCTATAAAAATAGATACTTTTTTCTGTTAAGGCTTTTTTGACATAGGCTAAGGCTATACCACAGGCTACTGTTTGATTTCTTCCGTCCATCGAGCCTGAGCAGTCAATCAATAAATAAATAATCTGCTTTTTCTTTCTGCGACTTTCAAACTGTTTCATTTTCAAGTCCTTGTCAAAAAGCATTTTGTCAAATAGCTCGTCTGGGTATCCAAACTGGTAAGGGAGAATATTCGGCAAGTCGTTTACCGACCTAATGTTTTGTATCTTCCAGTCTTTTTCAGGATAGTCTACGGGCGAACGCTGTTCTTCTCGGCAGTATTGTTCTGTTGCCCCTATTTTTCTAGCAATGTCTAAAATTCTATAAGTTTCATCATCAACTTTTTGAGCTATCTTTTCGATATTTTTAGCCAGCCCTTCGATAGTCTTTAAAGAATTATGACCTGTTCCTGCTTGTCGTTCTATTATTCCTCGAAACAATTCATCATCAAAAATATTATTCTCTAGAGCTTTTTCTATATCGGGTATTTTCTGATTAAATTTATCCATATCAATAGGCAAGTCCGGCGGGTTATCACTCATCTCTGTTTCTGGGGAGGTATCCATTTCTTCTTCTCCTTCTCCTTGAGGTTTGTTGTTATCTCCTTGACCTTGAGAAGAATCGCTTTTGCTATTTTTTCCTTGACTGCCACCTCCTTTTTGTTGACCTTGGGATTGAGAATTTTCTTCTTGCTCTTGTTTATCTTGTCCTTTGCTTTCTTGATTTTGTTCCTCTGAATTTTCTTGTTCTTCTTCTCCCCCTTTACCTTTTCCTTTACCTTTTCCCTCACCTTCTCCTTCTCCTTCGCCCTCACCTTCGCCTTCTTTTTGCTCTTTGTCATCTTGACCTTGTTGACCTTCTCCTTTCTCTGATTGCTCTTGCTGTTCTTGTTTTTCACCCTGTTGACCTTTTCCTTTCTGTTTCTTCGGGTCAGGAGGTTTAGGACTAAACATATCAAGAATTATTCTGAGAGCTTCTTCAGGGTTATTTATGCCCTGTAATTGTTGAAATAATCTAGTGTGGCCGAACTCTCTGAGAAATTTTCTTACGGCATCATAATGATAATAGACTTTATAGTAATCTCTTAATCTTTTTTTAATATATCCATCAGCGACTTCGTCATCTATCTCCATAGGTGTTTTTAGGATTTTGCTAGGATTAAGAGTTTCAAATAAAGCGAATAAATCTTTTGAGAAGTCCAAAGAAACTTTTTCTTTTGTTTCGGGGTTTATAGCTTCGACTTTTTCATCGGTTATTACTTCAACGGTTTCTGCTTGAGGCAAGGTTAATTGTTTATTAGTTACTCTCATATTTATAAACGAAATTTAAGAATTATTTGTCGACTTCATACATTAACTTTTGCTTGGTTTCGTCAATGGTTGTTTTTAATTTTTCCATAAAATCTTTTTTCCTCTTTTCAACATTGTCATTAACTGTTGTTAATTGCCCTAATTTCTTTTGAGCCGAAGCCAAAGCTTTCAATCTTTCTATGAACTCGCTAGCTTGAAGAGTGACGTTTTTAAATTCGTCTATCTTTAACTCTGCTTCTACTTTTGCGATTTCAGCTAATTGATTCTTTTCATCTTCAAGACCCTCTACACATCTCTTATAGACTTTATTAAAAGTCTCTTCATCATCTTCGTCATTCATCGTGCAAAGACCATATCTAACTTCAAATAAATCTGTAAATACTGCTTGCTTTCTTCCGTCTAATATGACAGCCGCTTTTACAATATCTAAAAGCTTATTAGAAGTTCTGGAAGAAATATACTTTTTGCGTTTAACATTTATTTCTTTGTCATATTCTGTAATCAACTCGTCATAAACTTCTAAAACCTCATCAGAAATTATTACCTCATCAGAGTAAACTTTGTCTGTGAAGTCTTTCAACTGTTTCAAATCCAAAATAGGCTTAATCGGATAAGATGCTAATTTACCGCCTGCTTTGGCAAGATGCTGTGAATACATTTTAAGTTTATTGCTCTTGCTTTTTAGAGGTTTGACAATAGACTTAAATAAAAATCTATCCAAAATAGGAATAGTTTTTTCATTTATAGATTGATAATTAGCAGTCGCTACCGCTGTGTGCAACATAGCGTCTTCCTGCTGTCTGCCTTCTATAAATTTTCTTTCATTTAAAATGCCTAATAAAGTTCTTAAGACATCTTCTCTGCCGTCAAAGATTTCATCTATAAAAGCGAAGTCCGCTTCTAAGATTGAGCCTGTGATATCTCTCATTAGAAATCCTTTATCTTTCCAAGTAGGAATATCATAAGCACCAAATAAATGTTCTGATAAAGTAGCTTCAGACATTTGAATAGAAAATAATTTAGCATTTTGAACTAAATTAAAAGCGTGTTTAGCAAGCATCGATTTTCCTGTTCCTGCATCTCCCTGAAGAAAAACGTGCTCACCGATAAGCATCGCATACATTAACTGCTTCAACTCCTTGTCTCTTTCTAAAAGAAACAAATTCTTAGAACTAAATCCTTTTTCCAAATCTTGTGTTCGGCTAGGTTTAGTCTGAGTTTGATTTTGATTTTCCATTTTTTTGGTCATTTATTTATTTTTAATGAATTATATTTTAATAACTTATATAGATTATAGCATATCTAGGAAAAAAGTCAATAGCTAATCTGTGGATAACTTCTTGAATTTTTTACATAATAGGCTCATAACCTTTGGCTATTTTTTCGTTTATTAAGGTAGCTTTTCTAATAGAAGCCTGTCCCATACTTGGGAAAGACTCAATCATAGCCTGTCCGTTAGTTCCTATCATACCCCAACGTCTCGTCAAAGAATAAGTGCGTTCATAAGAGAGATGGCTAGGAGCGTCAACTCCTTTTATTTCCACAGCCCAAAATTTATTATGACCGTTGGTTTTATTCTCAAAATAAAAATAGTCTGTGATGTCTTTTGTTCTTTCGTCCATAAAATTATTTAGGCGTAAAAGCCTGTAAGCTAGTAATTAATTCTTGTAATAATTTAATTGTTTCTTTAACTTTGTCTTCTGTTTTTGTAATATCAATTCCATCTCTTTTTGCTCTTTGAGAAACAACAAAATCCATAATAGTGGTAACCATTTTTTCTACTGTAAATCCTTTTAGGATAATATCTAATTGGTCACTGGAAGTTTCTTTATGTTCTTCCCAAACTATAACTCCGTATCGATTATTATTTTTCATAACCTGCCGAACCTTTTCTACTGTTTTATCAGAAGCACTTTCTGGGAGTTTTCCGTCATTGCCTTCTTTTATAAAGCTAGGTGCTTTTTTAACTCCTTGTTCCATTAAGGCATTCAATCTAAGTCTTGAACCTAATAAAATGCTTGCCTTTGTTTTTTCATAATCTATCGGCATTCCGATACTATCTTGAAGGGCTTCTAAAAATTTAGGTATATGATTAGAAAAATCTTCTTCTAATCTGTCTAAAGCAAACCTGCTTATTAAAGGATGCCCCCAATAAGCTGAACGGAAATCACCTTCTACCATTTCAGAGGAAAAGGTTTTTAATCCTTCTATCATACAAACAACTCCGCCAAAAGATTTTTTGCGATATAGAATTTTATCTTTGTCTACGTCTCGAACAATGACTTCATAATTCTTTTTTGGTTTTCCGTCTTCTATAATAGGGTTGTCTGCTCCTTCTATGACATCTATATTATCGCTTGCTCCCGAACCCCCGCAATCAGGACATTTTTCTTCTTTTATTTTTCCATTGCCTTTACAAGTAGGACATTTTTCCAACTTAGGCAATTCTATTTTAAATCCTTCCATAAAATTAAAAAAATTAAAAATTAAAGCATTAGTGTTCTAGACTCTCCTGTGGTGCACGGTCCGCACATCTCTTCATCATAAAAATCAGGATTATAAATTCTACTATTACATACAGAACAGACAGGAAAACTTTTTTCATCTACCAAATCTTCCCATTCAGTTATGTCGACTTCACACCAATGGGGAGGATTTTGTTTATTATATTTATATTTTTTTGTTGGCTTTGCCATAAGATTTATTTTATATTTTTTAATTTATAAAGAGTTTCTATTTTATCTACTAGCTTTTTTCCTGCTAGTTTATAAGACTTTTTAATATCGTCTATAGTCTTATTTTTCTTTCTGCCTAGAAAAGAATTAATAGTTTCTTTAACAAGAGCATTACCATAATCAGTAACATATCTATTCAGAGCTTTTCTTCTTATGTCTTTAATTGATACTTTCTTCTTGGCTTTACTTAGTTTAACTTTGTCTACTTCCCAAATTTTTTCTTTTTTCGTATTAAGTATTATTTAAAATTTTTAAAACTTCTTGACCTATACTATGCAAATCTATGCCTCTTTTTTTCCAGAGATTTGCATAGTATAATTTTCCACCTAGTTTTATGAATTGATTATCAACTATGTCGCATTCAAAAACTCCTTCTTTTTTCATTATGGGTTTAAATCTTTTACATTGGTCTGGTCTTGAATCTCTAGGTAAAATACAACCAAATTCTTCTAAATAAATACATTTCCCTCCCCAACTAGCATCAAAAATTTTAGACTTTTTTGTTTCTATCTCTACTAAAAATTTAGGGGCGATAGCTACAGGTCTAAGAAAATAAACAGGTGTGTCGCCTTCCCACCAGTCTATCGACCATTTTTTTGACAATAAGGCTTTCTTTACGGATTCTTGAATAGTCTCTGCTGGAAATAATTTGGCTATGTCGTCTGGTATGGCACACCCAGGCATTCTCTTACAGCAAGCTCCTCCGCATTTTCGGCAAATCTCTTCATCATAATAGAACATAAATTATTTCTTAGTAGTTTCGTCTACTAAATATTTTTTTAAGAAGACAATATACTTTTGGTAGTTGCCGTAATACAAAGATATCAATGATTCAAAAAGTTCAAGCCATTCTTGACCATTATTCTTATTCCAGAATCCAGGCATATACCATTTAGGTTCTCCTTTTTCATCAAAGAATTCAAAATAGTCTTTTTTTCCTCCGTTAATTAGGGTTTTAAAGATACCCCTCATTATACTACTAGCCTTGTCGACACTGCAGACACTTCCTTCTTTATCTATTATGAATTTAGTGAGATTGTTTTCTATAAAGTTATAATTCATAATTAAAAAAGAGGCTTTTCGGTAACTATCTTCTTCCGTGTTCGTTGTAATAGCGAAAACAGAAGCATCTAGAGCATTTTTTAGAGGGTAGATAAATTCAAAAAAGAATTCGTCAAGAGACCCTTCTTCTTTTGTTATAATCTCGTGAATCTTTTTCTTAACCTCAGGGTTATTTTCCCAACCCATTTTCTCAAAGGCTCCAAACAAACCGTCTAGGGTATTCTTTATAGTCTTATCAGAGATTTTCTCCTCACTAATTTTTTTGTCTGTCATAATTAAATATATTTAGTAAATAAAATTTTTCTATTTTAAAAAATTGATAATAAGTATTTTACGAATTTTACAGCGTCTATTAACTTTACCGGAGAACGTCCTTTAGAGGCTACGCAAGTAGAACATTCTTGACTTATTATATCTACTTTTGTGTTATTACTTCCATATAGTCTTCCACATCCAGGACAAGATACTTCTTCTCTGGGTATTCCAAATATTTTTCTTAGAGAAGAAACTGTTTCTTTTTTATTTTTCTTTTTCAAATAAGAAGAGACTGTTTCCTTTTTATGTTTCGTCATACTGTTTAAATGAATTAAATATCTTTTCCTTTTTTGATTCTAATATACTCAATATTGTCGTCTTCTCCAAGAATATTTGCTACTAATGTTCCTTTATACTTTCTACAAAGGTCTGCTAATTCTTCTATTTCACCACAGCATCTTTCTTCATAGTAATAATTTTCTTCTTTAAATTCTATATTTCCTGCATTGTCTGCCCCCGAGTTCTGAGAAGAAATTTTCATTACTTCATCATCACCTAAAAATATAAAAGGATATTCCCATCCTGTTATAACATCACTCTTAAAAGGAAAATCTTTCTGTGGGATAACTAACTCTAACTTTTTTATTACACTTTTTTCGGCGTTTATCATATTTTTTTAAACTTAAAAATAATTAGTTAATGCTTCTAGTATTGCTTCTCCTAAGGTTACTGCTTCTTTCTTATTCTTCGGTGCATCATCCATACACATTATGTCCCCAATGGTGTCGCTTACAAAATCTTTTATTATTTGTGGTGTCATAACTTTTTATATTTTAACGAATTAAGATGTTCTAAATACATATTTTTGCAAATCGCAAAGTTTATAGGTCCTCTCCTACGCCGTCAAAAGAGTCATCATCTATATCGCGTTCTAAAGGCTCGTCTAGGTTGATTCCACAGAATATCCTAGGTTTTGGTGCTGGCGGTTTTATTTCTGGCATATTAGGCTTGTGATGCTAGCCATTTTAGAACGATAAAGGCTATCGTTATGAAAAAGGCTAGGCATTTAATAAATTCTTTTAACATATTAAGGTTTTTTTAGTAAGTTAGGGCGATTAGTGATTGCTTTGATTATCTCGTCTTCAAGAACGGTTTTTTCTTGTTGCATCTCTTTTATCTCTTTTTCTTTTTCACCAACACGATAGTTTATACTTGAAATTCTTTCTTTTGAATTTTCTATAAACTTTTTGTCCTCTTCTGCTTGCTCTTTTTCTACTTCCTTTTCCGCTTTATCTTTATCTCCCGACAAAAAGAATCTTTTTTGTTCTAAGTCATCCTCATCTACGCTATGTTGCCAATGCTGATTGCCTTTCAGAGGTCTGGCTTTATAGGAAATTTCTTCCTTGGTTTTTGTTTTAGTAAAAATAACTTCTTCTATTTCATATTCAACTATTCGGTATTTGGTGTGATACTTATGTCGATAATTTTCAACACTTAATAATTTGTCTCCTACTTTTTGTTCTTGAATTTTCATAAAAATTATTTTTTTAATGAATTTTTTATAATAAAAAATCCTTTCTTATATTGACTTCTCCAAAAATCATAATCAAAGATTTTATATTTTTCTAAGGAATACATCGGTATTGGTCTAACATTAGAATATGAACTAAAAACATCATACATACCAAAAGGTATAAAAGTTATTTTAGTTATTCCTTTTATAACTTTTTCTCCCTCTTCAAGAGGGATTACTACGCCCAGTAGTGTTTCTTTCGTTCCTTTCTTATCGTTATCTCTTACTAATTTAAGAGCTTCTTTATACGATATTTTTTTTAATCCTTTTGTCTTTATCATAAGTATGAAATAAATAAATAAATTCCTGACCATAAATAAATTATGGGCAGAGTTTTTTTATTTAATAAATTTTGAATCGCATACTAAAACATCGCCAACTATAATCCAATTAGACTTATAGGCTTCTTGATAGATTTTAGTAGCTTCTATGTTTATGTCTAACTTTAAAGGATGTCCATCATCATTTACTACCATTACTCTATACTCCGGTAATCTTACTATTTGTATATAGCCCCTGACAGCTGTCTGAAGCTCGCCTAGAGAGTATTCTCTTCCTCTTGGATTATACTCTTCAGAAGAGCCGTCAGTTTTTAGAATAAAGTTTTTCATAGTCTAATTTTTTAGTAAATAATTCGTCTAGTTCAGGATACTTTTTAGAAAAGTCTGGGTCATAGATATAATCTGAAAAATAATCAGCTACCATTTCGTTTATGATTTTATCCTGTGTATTATAATTCTTGCTATATGTCTTTAATGGCATATATCTGCGGATAACATTCTTTACTTCATCATCCTTTAAGAATAAAAAATGTCCTTCTTCGTGTCCTAATGTGTGATTCATCTCTTTTTCAGAGCGTCCTAATTGAAGGACTATGGTTTTACTATATCGACAACCAACGACAGTGCTAACTTTGTCTACTCTACTCTCTTGTTCGATACCGCAGGTTTTTTGAGCATTATCAGAAAAGATAATATTCAATCCAAAATATGCGGATATAAGATAGGTTATAGGCATATTATTTTAAGGTTACTTTATGGTATTTTCCATCAATACCAAATTCTTTGGTTACGTGAAAAATGTAGTCTATGTCTTCTTCCTCCATTTCAATGTCATATGCCATTTTCCAATACTTGATAAATTCCTTATTAGAACCTGTCAATCCATAATATAATTCGGCGTCTTTTTCATTATCGCCATTATAGTAATAGGCGATAAATAGTTTTAATTTTTTAGCCTTTTTAGCTTTTTTAATAGTCATATTTTTTGGTCTCTTGTTATCAAAAAATTTAGACTTTTTTGATAATTAAGAATTAAATAAATTAGTCTTTTTCTGAAAATAATGCGTGAGTTGAGTCTAAGGCTATATAGTAATAACCATTACCACAACCTTTATACTCTTCCGAATACCAAGCTCGGTTTGCTTCTGCTTTGTATTCAAATCTAGTGTCGTAACTTGTTCTGCCGTAGCAGGAATAATCTTTTTTATTCTTTATGGCATTTGCTATATTATTCAACTCAAAGTCATTGTCGTCTTTCCAGCTTTTAATTTTCATTTTCTTGACTTCGGGCAGTATATTATATGTCCATAAAATAGAAGTGTTTATGCCTTCTCCTCGGAGCAGTTTAGGCTCTATTAAGGCAATTGCTTTCGTTCTTTTCTCTTGTATCTCTTTCCAATTTTCTCCATTAGACGGGGTATTATACACTTCGTAGGCTAATTTTAATTTATCTAGTCCGATGTCGAATGCTAATTTTATTTCTTCTTGAACTTCCGGCCATAGTCCGCTAGACACTAAGCGGTTAAGAACTTTTTCCCAAGCCTTCTTCCATTTCTGTTCTTCATTTCTTTTAGGGATTTCTTTTTCTTTTATAGCAATCAATCTGTCTTTATCTTCTTGAATACCCGCCCTAAGAAAATAAGTTTCCCAATAGTTTCCTTTTGCTTTTTTTCCTTTTGCTAGAATAAAAAGTTTTCCTTGTTCGCTATAATTAGGAATGATTCTTCTTTTTTCTCCTGCCCAGAAAATTATAACTTGCTTTTCTGTTTTTAATCTTTCTAGGATTATTTCTTTAGCCTCATTAAGCGTAAATAGTCCACTTGTTTTGGTCTCCATAAAATTATTTTTAAATAAATAAATAAACTAAGAGGCGGAAATAAATTCTGCCTCCAGTGTTTAGTTATTTTTTAGCTTCTACTTCTTCTACTTGAGAGCGATGAAAGAGATGATAGACTTTAGGATACATATAATCTATGTCATCCTCGTCTGTTTTATTTTCTTTATTATCTCTTTTGACTGCCATCCAAGTTATGCCGTAGATTTTACTCTTTTCTCCTTTTTTGACTTTGAAGCCATTTTGTCTCCAGCCCTGAAAGGTTTTAGAATCTACATAAGGCAATCCTTCAAGCTTCAGGGCTTTCATTTGCTTATAAACAAAATAAAATCCGTTGTAGCTTGTGCCCTTTTCTCCTGCCTCGCGAAATAAGGCTTCCGCCTCCATATCGTTTTCAGCTAAGAGCTTCGACTTTTGCCACTCTTCTCTAAGAGCAACGAAATATTCGTGTTTTTCTTCTTTGGAAAACTTTTTCTTTTCCATAAATTTTGGTCTCCTCACCACCAAGACTTTTGTAAAAGTCTTTATGGATTAAGGGTTAATTATAAACAAACCGCGGCCTCTAAGGAATACTTAGGAGCCGTTCGTCTATTTATTCTTTGTCTTTTTCTGCTATGAATACTAAACCCGTCTCTGGATATTTTACTCCTACTATTTTATACTTTTCCTCTGTTATCTGAATTCTCAATTTTACTGCCCACCCTCTAATGTCTTCTGCTCTTGTAAAATCCCCTAAGGATTCCATTAAAATTATCTGTTTCATCAGAATATTATAATAGATAACAAGAGCTTGAACTTTTTTGTCCATAACTTTTTTTTGATTATTTATTTATATTCTATTAAATCGTAAATACAACCTTTTTCTTCATCCATTACCATCTCGATTTTATAGCCTAACTTTAATAGCTCGGTTTCAAGTCTTTCACGCTCTTCTTCTATGTCTGCTTCTCTGTCTCTTAATTGCCCTAATGTCATATCTTGAACAACCATCTCCGCTTCTTCCGCTTCTATGTCATCAGGAATATCGTCATTGATTTTGAAAGGGTCATTGCTCGCATCTGCGATTGCTTCACCTATTTTCTCATAGGCTATTTGATTACTTTTCCACTGGGTAAATAGTGTTTTAGTAATCTTTTCTTTCTCCTCTTCGATGTATTTTTGTCCTAGCTTTTCATCTGTCGGGCTTAGAACAACAACGCCATTCTTCCAAACTTCCCAATAACCGAATTGTTCGGTCTTTTTTAATTCAAATTTGGTCTCCATAAATTTTTTTATATTTAATAAATAAAATAATAAGCTGAAAAAGAATATCTTTCAGCTTACTGTTTATTTTTTAAAAATGACTTATGATTCCCGAGAAGGCTTTTTCTGCTTTTTCTATTGTTGAAAAAGTCGCTCCAAAGTATTCATTTTCCCAACCTTGTTCGCATTCAGCGATACAAAGCATACCAGCGTCAACTCCAATGACTTGTCCTTTATAAGTCATTGAACCGTCTCCGTTAGGGGTGCCGTCTATCTTATGAAAGATTATTGCCTTATTATCGCTTCTACGAGCAGAAATTAAAGGCATCGCTTGCCCCTCAAAATTACAACCTAATTCGCAAATGGCGTGATACTGCCTGCTATTCATTATATAGCAAGGGTCAGTGATAATGAATTTTTTGGTCTCCATAAAATTATTTTTTTCTTTGCTCTTAAATTGAGCAATAAAGGAAAGAGAAAGGGTCAACCTTTCTCCTCTACTTTATGGCTAAATTGTCCTCGGTAGAATTTTAGGTAAACTCTAAACCCGCAACAGGGGCAGATAAACCAATTGATAAAGTCTATCAACTGTTTATACCCCTCGCCTTTACATTTAGGGCATATCATATTAGATTTTTTTCCTTAAATGAATAAAAAGCTTCTTTGGTAAATATGACGTGGTCTAATACTTCTATGCCTAAAATTTCTCCCGCCTTTACCAATCTTTCTGTAACCTTTCTGTCATCTTCAGAAGGTTCTATTTCTCCTGAGGGGTGATTATGGGCAATGATAATTGAATTAGTGTGATTGACTATCGCTGTTCTAAATGTTTCTCTTGGGTGAACTAAGCTGGCATTTAAAGTCCCAACGCTTACTATTTCAGAAACAATAATTTCATTTCTGGCATTTAGCAAGTGAACTAAAAAATGTTCTTTGAATTCACTCAATAGCATACCTCTTAAAATCTCCACCGCTTGCTTTGCGGAATTGACTTCAACTTTTTCTTTTTTGGTCTCCATAATGTTTTTAGATTAAAAAATTATCGTCAGAAGCCTGTCAGATACTTTATGGGTATTTGACAGAATCTAATTATAATTTTACCTGATAGCTTTCACCGCTTATTTTGTCGGTTACAGCTATTGCACTATAGCCCTCTGCTTGGGCATATTCTGCGAATTGAGCATAGCTACCGACTTCTTCCTCATTAGCCTCGTTTACAAATTGTCTTTCGTCTATAGGGCAATTAGGGACATCAGAGGATAGACGCTTAATTCTAAAAACTTTTCCAACGCTCTCTAGCTCTTCTATGTCTTCTTCCTCTTCTTCAATGCCTCTAAGCTCTAAAAAGTCCTTAATCGCACTCGATAGCTTCAAAGCGGATAAATTATGGTCGGTCGCTATCATTTTTATACTTTCCTCAAAAGTTCCCTTGCTTATTAACTCAGCAAGGTTTTTGACTGTGTAGTTTTTGGTCTCCATATTATTTTTAGAAAAAATTAAAAACTTATTGAGATTTTAATTTTTCTTTATTATTTCCATAACTTGTAAAAGCTATGGTTTCCTATTTTAATAGTAAAATACTCGTCTTTGCACCAACTCAAATCCGTTGAATGTTCTATGCGGAGATAATGGTCTGCCTTTCCTGTTATGTCAACGGGGATTTCGTCAATCATTGTTTCTATACTTTTTAAAACTTCTTTTTGGCTATTATTTATATCAATTTTTCCTCTGAGAAAATCTCTCGCTCTTGCGTATAAATAATTACCATCGGAAAAAGCTGTGAACTGATTTTCAGCCGATATAATTTCATAAATATTAGTATTATATTTATCCGCTCGGTTGAATATGACATTTATTACCGCCTGCCGTCCTCGCTCGCCTTCTCCTAATGTTTCAGCAAATACTACTGCTATAACTTTAATTTTTTTGTCATAGCTAATATTAGTTCTATAATCTTTGTCAAAATTGCGAATTAGCACTCCTTTATTTATCGGCAATCTCGGAGGAAAAAATGTTTCTTCCGTCATTGCTCCATAAACAGGAAAGCTAATTATTATCATTATAAAACTAAAAAGTATCACTTTGATAGATGTTTTCATATTATTTTGAGGTAATTTGACGATGAAGAGAAGTTAATCTAACATATTCAGGATTCTCTTTATTGTCTTTACCGTTAATAATAAGAATATCAATTTTTTTGTTGAGAGTTCTCAACGCTTCTGTCTTGTTCATATTTTTTTTATTTTTATTTTTATGGGATTATATTCCCAAAATTATAAAGCCAATCACCTCGCTTCAAATCATCTATCTAAAATTTGATAGATTATTGAATGCCTTATGGTTTAGCGATAATTGGCTTTACTATTTGCGTATATAATTTAGCCGCTTTTGCCTATAATATAGGCTTCAAGCAGATAAAAAACAAAACAAAAGTTAAAAACTGATTAGACAGCTTTTAACTTTAATTTGATTTCTATTTATGGTCAACTCTATTTATCCATCCGGCAAATTAAGTTTTTAAATAATCAAACGGGGAAAGTCAAAAAATTAAATTCTTAACTTCCCGCCGTTTGCTTATTTATAATTAAAAATAGTCTAATTATTAGCCCGCAAGTGTAATTTACGAAGTGGTTTTATTTGGGAAAATAAATTTCTCAAATGTCTCTTTTAAGGCCAGCCTCAAATAAATGAGGTAAAGATTTATATTAGCTTAGTAGCTTCAAAATCTCTTAAAGCTTCGTTTCTCCGTTTTTGAGTGGGGCACTTCTTTTCCCTCACCTCAAATACAATCCTTTCACCTTCAACTTGCTTAACTAATAACTATTTTTTTTAATGTTTTTAAATATCAATCAATAATGTTTTAAGTTGTCCATTTTTTAACTCTTCTTAATTAAACAACTTTAATAACTTATAATCTAATTATAGCTTATTTTTCATTTAATGTCAACCCTAAGCGGGGGCGAAATAGGCTATTTTTTAGCTTAATATTAGCGGTTATTTAAGAGGTTAAAAGTTATCCACAGTCTTTCGCTTAAAACGGCATAAATAAAAATAAAAAAATAATATTAAAAAACGGAATTATCCACAGTCTAATAATAAACCAATCAAAAATTTTAGCCTTTTCTGTCGCTTAACTCTACACAATTAAAAAACTGATTGGCGGCGTAAACTACACAAAAAGCAAAATCAAAAAAACGGAAATCAAAAACAACTAAAAGCTAATAAATATAAATACTATTTCGCAGTTTTCTAACACCCGCCCGCATAACAAAAAATTGACAGAAAATAAAATAAGTAGCGATAAAAAGACAAATAAAACGGCAAGCGGGCTATTTGAGAAGAGAGAAAAAAGTGGTGAGATTTTTAATTATTGTCAATTAAATATCTAAAAAACAAGATAAGCAAAAAACAAAATGAGAGCTAAAACATAATGAGTAAAAAAAGAATATAATATAATAAACATAAACATTTCCGCAATAATAGAATTCTCAGAGAAATTGAAAGCATATAGAGAGATAAAAGTAAAAGAGCATAAGAGAATGAGGGGGCGGATATTAGATGTAAAAAAACTGATTGATGTTAAATAAGCAAATAATAGGCAGATAAATGCCGATAAATATTAAACGATTGGCTAACATTCGCTTACGCATAGCATAGACAGATAGACATATAATAGGCAGGTAGACGAGCATTAGGCTAAGACAGGCTATTCTCGTAGCTTTGATATTAGCCTATAATACAGCCAAAAAGAACACTGCTAATAATAGCCACTAATAGCTAATATTAAACAATAGCCATTCTATTGCCTTTAACCGACCCACTAGAATGGCGTAGAATAAATAAATAACAATAAGTCCGCATAAGAGATATCTTTCAGAGATTCCCTCGTTGATAGCTAATATAAGGCATATATACCCCCCTATAAATATCTAAAGGGTTAATTTATAACAATATCAATGATAGCCTTTCAATTTCTCTAGAATTTTTAATAACCCGATTAGTTTTTTAATTTTAATAAAAAGCATATAATATATGGCTAATATCAGATAAAGTTATCCACAGATTAGGTATTGACTTTTTTTGTAATTTTTGCTATGCTGTATATAGATATATAAATATATACATTTTTTATTTAATTTATTACCGTATATAAATATATAGATATATAAAGATATATGGCTACTACAAAGATATTATTTTCTATAGAGCAGAAGAAAAAAGACTTATTTAAACTAAAGGCTGTTTCGGAGAGAAAGACCATTACCGAGGTGCTAGTTAAATTTGTCGATAGCTATATCGGCAAAGGTTCTCCTGAAAATAATAAACAATTTGAATTTAGCGAAAAATCTGAGGAATTTCAAAAAGGATTAATTCCTCCTAAAGAAGAAGTTAGTGTTATTTCAGAAAAGGCTGAAAATTCTGCGGAGGTTAAGACAATCCCTAGAGCTAATCATTCTAATAAAAAGCCTTATCCTACTTTTTTTAAGAAAGTTTAATATTTAAAAATATGCCAACAAAAATAGAAGAAATAGAAAAATTAAGAGAGGCGGTTATTAAAAAGCATTTTCCTCATTTGAATAATCCGGTTTTCTGTAATTATGTTCCGGTCGGGGGGGTGTCTTGTAATAGCCTCATACGAAGATTTACAGAGGCAAGAAGCACATATTGATAATAAAGTCTTATATTATGTTAAATTAGGCATCAAAGCCGAGGATTTAGCTAATAAAAAATAATTTAATTATTATGAACATCAAAAAAATTATTAGTGAACACAAACGTCTTAAGAAAAGCCAGCCTGTAAAATACGGGTTTAAGCGGGTAGAAGCCATTGTTGAGGAAAACGGCTTTTTATCGACAAGACATATAGACATTAAAGCAAATTGAGATTATGAGAGAAAAAATAGTATTACATTTAAATAAAGGGCATTTAAAGATAATTCGCAATAATGCTGAAGTGTTTTTGCCTATAGAAGCCGTTAAATTAATCTCTGATATGCTAGAAGCTTCAGGAATGACAAATCAAGAGATTAAAAAGAGTGTTTGGAAAGAGACTGAATATGATATTGGCTTTTCTTTGGTCCGAGCCGATATAGATAGCCCTGTAAGATGGTTCAGTAAAAAAATTATTATTAAGCCTTTATAAATATGTTTAATTTTAAAAAAAGGCTAGACAAAGTAGAAATGCCTGTTGCTTTGTCGATTAGTTGGAAGACTACTAGTAAAGTCGATAACGCTTATTTGGCAAAAATGCAGAAAGCTATTAAAATGTCTATAGAAGAAGACGGTAGTAAAGTAATATCTATAAAAAGGGTTTAGTAGCCAAGTGGAAAGGCAGGGGTCTGCAAAACCCCGAACATAGGTTCGATTCCTGTCTAGGCCTCAAAATATTTATGAACCACAAATTTAAAAAAGCTAGAAAAGTAACGGAAAAAGAAAAAATATATTGCGGAGGAAAACCAGAAGCAATTATTCCAGAAAAACCCAAAGTTTCTGCAGGGATAAAAAAATATGAATGTAAAAGAGGAAAAGGAAAGCATATTTTTGAAATTGTTCCTAAAAATCAGAAAAAGCATAAATACGATAGTTGGATAGAATATAAATGTAAGTTTTGCGGTAAAGAAGAATACCGAATAATATCAATGGGTTATAAAAAAACTTCTAATGGATATTATACAAAAAAAGAACCTAAAAAATGTCCTATTTGTGGAAAGGAAGTCATACCTGATTTAGAAAGTTTAGATAAAAAAGGATTGTGGGATGAGCATACTTTTAAATATAACTGTAATTGTCATAATAAAGATTTAAGAGTTTCGATAGGTTAGCCAATATAGCTCAACTGGCTAGAGCAATTCTCTTGTAAAGAAAAGGTTAGAGGTTCGAACCCTCTTATTGGCTCTAAAAAGTAGGGATAGTTCAGTGGCAGAATACTCGCCTCCAAAGCGAAAGACAAGAGTTCGATTCTCTAGCCCTATGCAAATTAATTTAATAATGAAATAAAAAAAATGATAATTAATAAAAAGTATTTCACAAAAAGAGAATTAAAAAATTCTGAAGAGGCAATTATTCTAGCGAGAAAAATAATGGCTGGCGAGTCTGAGAATAGCACCTTAAAATATGACGCCTTAAGAAAGAAAATAAGAGAAATGGACTTAGATAAAGAGAGCAATCATTATATTTATTTAGTTGGTGAAAGAGTGTCTGATTTAATCATAGCTACGCATTGTCCTATTAATGGAAATTTCGCTTTCAGGAAATGCACACAAGAAGAGTGGTTAGATTATTATCATAAATATGTAATGTAATCGCGGGGTAGAGAAATTGGCATCTCGTCGGTCTCATAATCCGAAGGAGCGGGTTCGAATCCCGCCTCCGCAACAAGGTATTTGCTTTTTGCAAATAGCACTTTGTCCGTTTCTTATTTGTTATCGTAAGAACAAATAAGTTAAGGAAGACAATTAATTCGTGGCAACCGAAGGGGATAATCAGGGCTTAAAAGCCTAGTAGCCCGTTGATTGAGGATTACGAGCCAAATATATCAACGTATGACTAATAAATAATCTTTTTATTAGTTGCGAGACCTCTGCTGGAATAGGCTATGCCGCCGAAGTGCTATTCGCTAAAAGCGAATGTAATATAACGGTTTAGTATGACAGTTTTCCAAACTGTTCGCGTGGGTTCGACTCCCACTATTCGCACAAGAGCTACTGTGGTGGAATTGGCAGACACGCAACACTTAAAATGTTGTGGGGGAAACCCCATAGAGGTTCAACTCCTCTCAGTAGCACAGAAGCTCCTGTAGAGAAACTGGTAAACTCGCCTGCCTTAGAAGCAGGAGCGAAAGCAGTCTGGGTTCGAATCCCAGCAGGAGCACGTATTGGCTTGTAGCTCAACGGTAGAGCACTGAACTGATACTTCATAGACCTTGGTTCGACTCCAAGTAAGCCTACTGAGATTAATATATAAAAATAAAGTGACTGACTGTTTCCTCTTGACAAGGAGGAAGTGAGAAGTATCCCACTTATTTCTTCTCTTGCCGAGAGGAAAGAGTTAAAAATTATGTTAAATGCCGAACAAGAAAAAAAGAAAAGAGAAATGCTAAATAAGATTGATGATATGGTTAGGAAGGGGCAAGTAGTTACTATTCAGGATGAATTTCCTGAAGATGCAGTTATTACTTGTATGGCTATTGAGGACGATGATTATGAAAAAATAAATGAATGGTGGGCTTTAGAAGCAAACAAGTCCTATCCGAGAGAAGTTTTCTGTGATGAGTGTAAAAGACAAGTAATGATGTCTAATTCGATGTGGTCAGCCTATCAGAAATCAGAAAAGAAACCAAAGGTAGTTTGCGGAAAATGTATCTTAAAAGTTATCCGCAGGGAAGGGTCTTGACTTTCCGTTTTTTATCTGCTATAATTATAATTAGAAAGTTTAAAATTATTTTATTTGTATTATATGTATGAATTGAAACTAAAACATAAATTTTCGGCGGCTCATCATTTAGAAAATTATGATGGTGCTTGTGCTAATGTTCACGGTCATACTTGGTCTGTTCTTATATCTATAAAGACAAATACTTTGGTTAACGATATGGTTGTTGACTTTAAGGAGCTTAAGGCTTTAATAGATGAGAGATATGACCATAAAGATATAAATAAACAAGTTGTTTTTAATCCTACTGCTGAGCATATTTCGGGAGATATTTATAGTTTAATAAAAGATTATCTCAGACCAAAGAACGGAGAGGAAGAAGTTCCGTATACAATTAAGGTAACTGTTTGGGAGGCAGACAATGCTAGTATTACTTATACCGGTGTTGACGCTATTAGTGAACGCCGGATTACAAATTAGAGTCCATTTAAGGACTCTTTTTATATATAAAAAAATGTCAACAAAAAAAAATTGCAAAGAGCAAAAAAGTAGTAGCGAAAAAAGCAGTTAAGAAAACTGCAAAAAAGCCTGCTACAAAAAAGAAGGCTAAGTAAAGAGCAAGGAGGCGTTTATTCGCCTCTCTGGGAGTGGGTCATTATCCTCTATTTGCCAATTAGAAATTTAATTTCAGTTGGTCATAAGAGTAGGGCGTAAGAAGACCTCTCATAGCTACTCATTTTTATCTAATGACTTACGCCCAGAGATGCTAGAATATAGCTTGTCAAAGTCAAATGTCATAAGTCTATGTTTAGTCCAAATTCTCCAACAGAGAAAAGTCAGCGTCCTACCCTTAGCAGTCCTTTGGGTAAAATATATTCAAAGGTTATTAGTATGAGAGAGGAGGAGAGAACCTATTTAAAAGGAAGAATTCTCACTCTAATAGATGGGGTTATCTCCGATGTTATTCAGAGAAAAGCAGTAAAAGACCTAGTTAACACTATCTTTCGTGATAAAATATTCTTTTTTCAGGAATTAGGCCCTTTACTAGAAGGTTTTAAGAATAAATATAGTCTTCATCATTTAGAGAAAAATGTTGCTAAATACTCAAAAGTATCAGATATTTCTGAAGAAGCAGGGTTTAAATTTCCTGCGGAAGAAATAGGAGTATATCCTCACGAAGATTATTTTATTGACTGCTTATCTGTATTAAGCAGTGATTCAAGCAGTGATGGGGAAGAAAGTAAAGTAGAAGAAACAAAGTAATTTAATAATTTAATTTATTTTGACTTTGACAAAGTGTATTTTAGATTTAAGGATTAAACCTGCGAAAGCAGTGTGCCGTTTCTTCCTACAAAAGGGGCTCACCTCCCTTCCTTTGTGGGTTTAGTTCTTAAAGTATTTAACCAAAATTTTTATGCTAAAAGTTCACGAAGTCTTTAAGTCATTCCAGGGGGAGGGCGTGGACATTGGAATGCCGATGGTTTTTGTTAGGTTTGTTGGTTGTAATCTTGCTTGCAAATGGTGTGATACTTTATACGCTAGTCGTCCTAATTCTGAATATAGAGAATATTTTGCTTTGCCTTTAATAGAAGAGATAGAGAAATTTGAAAATACTAGAGGAGTTACTTTAACAGGCGGGGAGCCGATGGTTCAGGATACCTTAGAACTAGACACGCTAATTTATGAATTAAAGGGAAAAGGACATTTTATAAATATAGAAACTAATGGAATTTTTCTTCCTGTTTTAACTAACGATAAGTTAGTAGATAGATTTAGTATTTCTCCTAAATTAAGCTCTTCAAAAAATAAAAATAGTCCTAATTTAGATACTTTATCTAAATACTTAAACGATTATCCTCATAAGATATTCTTTAAATTTGTTATAAGTAATGAAGAAGAGCTTTTAGAGATGTTTGCTGTTTTGGAAAGCTTAAAACAAAAAGATATTAATATTTTGAATATACCTATAGTAGTTCAGCCTAACATAGACCCAAAAAAGGCAGAAAATTTTGTTGCTCAACAAGATGCTTTTAAAGACATATTAAAAGAAATATTATTTAAACACGCTTACTTATCTAGACAATATAATATTCGAGTTATTCCTCAATTCCATAAATATCTATGGGCAAACAAAAAAGGAGTTTAAAAAGCATTCTATTAAATACAATAGCAAGAATTACTATATTTTCTTTGATTGCGATTATTTTCTATTTAATTACTAGCTATTTGAAGTTAAGGAGTTTCTTCTAATTATTATTTATGACCTATGAAGAGTTTACTAAGAAAATTATTATTCTGCACACAACTAAGAAGGCATTTAACGGGGGGAGTTCTGTTCAGTCGCATATAATATTTAATAAAAAATTATTTTCTAAGAGTATTAGAAAATTTGTAAGTAAAACAGAATTAGAAATAGCCAAAAATTCTGCCATCGAAGACGCTTACCAAAAATATATTAAAGAGAAAAAATAAAATTATGTGGTTAAAGACTAAAGAAGAATTTGAAAAATCAGATTTTCCATTACTAATGGCGTTGGATACTGAAACTACAAGTTTAAACCCTAGAGAAGCAGAAATGGAAGGAATAGGTTGGGGGGACGGAAAAAAGCAATATTATGTCGACTGGGCTTCCTGTGATTTTAAAGAGGACTTTAAAAAGAAATTATCCGAAGTCTTTAAAACTAATACCGTTATTTTCCACAATGCTAAGTTTGATATAAAAATTTTAAAGAGTGTTCTTAATATAGATTATCCAGAAAAAATTCACGATACGATGATAATGAGTTATTTATTGAATGAGAATAGAGGACACGGTTTGAAAGATTTGACTAAAACACTACTAAGAAGAAAGGTAGTCGAATACGATGATGTAGCCAAAACTCCAAATTTATTCCAGACAGAGGAAATGATAAAAGACGATATGGCGAATTATTGTTGTGCTGATGTAAAAAATACTTTTGATTTATATACTAAGTTTTCTCCGCTTATTCGGGAAGAAGAAATTTCTCTTTGCTATGAGAAGATAGAAATTCCGCTGATAAAAGTTTTAGCGGATATGGAGTTAAGAGGAGTAAAAATAAACTTAGAGTTATTACAGAATTTAGAAAATAAGGCAGAGGCAATTTTATTAGAAAAAGAATCTCTAATAAAAGAATTAGTAGGAAGTCAGAGTATGAACGTTCGTTCCAGTAAGCAATTAAGAGATTTAATCTTTGATAAACTCGGAGTTAAGCCGGTTATTTTTACACCTGGAGGAGAGCCTTCCACAGATAATGAATCTCTTAAATTATTAGCCAAGTCCAACAGTGCTGTTAAAGCCATTCTTGATTTCAGAGAATTTGATAAATTAAATGGGACTTATTTAATAGGTTTAAAGGAAAAAGCAGAGAAAGGAATTTTATATACAGATTTTTTACAGCATAGAACTAGGTCAGGAAGATTAGCTAGTGCCAATCCTAATTTACAGAATATTCCGGCTAGAAGCGATGAATTTAATATTAGAGATGCCTTTATACCTAGACCAGGGTATAAATTAATAGTTGCTGATTATAGTCAAATAGAATTACGTATAGTTGCTCATTATTCGCAAGAAGATTCAATGATGAAAACATTTAGAGAGGGCGGAGATATTCATCAATTAACCGCTGATATGGTTGGTTGCACTAGAAAGCACGCTAAGGCTATTAACTTCGGTTTAATTTATGGCCTAAGTGCAATGAGTTTAGCGAAAGACCTAGAGGTTTCTCAAGAGCAGGCAGAGACATATATGAATACTTTTTTTTCTAAGTATTCTAAATTGAAACAGTATATAAATTCAGTCCAGACTCGAGGATTATTCGATGGCTATATAACCACCCTTTCAGGAAGACGCAGAAGATTTAAAGTTTATAGAGGAATGGATAGAGGGGATTTAGAATCTACAAAGAGAAAATTAATTAATACAAGAATACAAGGTGGGGCGGCAGACTTAATGAAAATAGCAATGGTGAGGATGAGCAAGGCTTTGAGAAAGTATGATGCCTATATGTTGATGCAGATTCACGATGAAATTGTAGTAGAAGCGAAAGAATCACAAATCGCGGAAATTAGTCAGGTTATAAAAGATTCGATGGAAAAAGCTGTTAGTTTCTCAATACCTATTCCAGTAGAATTAACTGTTGCAGACTGCTGGAAAAAATAATTTAATTTTTAACTATAAAAATTTATGTTTGAAGACAGAAAAGACGAAGATAAACAACCTTCCTGTGAAGTAGAACTAAAAGGTTCTATTGATAGAGAAATTAATAGACTAGAGAAGAATGTAAATTTTCTTTTGTCTAAAATTAACTTGCTAGAAAAAAGAGTAAAACCCGTAATAGCTAACAATCGAGAAAATTCTCAAAATGAGCAAAAAGAGGATGAAGAAACTCCAAATACCGAATTAGGAAAGACCATAAGAGAGATAAATCTAATTGTTGAAAATTCTTTTGAGTTATTGTTGGATGTTATTAATGGTATTGAATTATAACGAATAAAAAAAGTAGACATCTAAAAAGAATTGCTATTTCTCCCAGTTCTATTCTTCATTTAATGCGGGGAGGAACTTTTCACATTACTCATAACGAAGTTTTACCGAAAGACATAAGGATAGTTAATGTGTATTTTTCTCCTGAAACTGATTGTTTTATCTTAGTTCTAGAAAGTGCAGAATTTCCGGTAATTTCTGAGGGAGAAATAATCCCTTTAATAGCAGACAATATAATAATTCAACAAGAACCTTATTAATATGATAAATATTACCCAAGAGCAATTAGAAAAAGATTCTTTGGAATTAGCAAAGAAAATTAAAAAATTTGGAACTAAGTTTGGATATGTAATAGGTATTTCAAGAGGGGGAATTATCCCAGCTCAAATAATTGCTAAAGAATTAGAAATTCCTTTCAAAAGTTCTGAGGAAATTAAATTCTTTGATTTTTCAAAGATGCCCATTTCTTACCCTGGTGCTAGATTGCTTATTGTTGACGATTTAATTGATTCAGGGAAAACTCTGAAAGAGTTAGCTTTTAACCTTTCTTCTTTTACGGTCAGAACGGCTGTTTTGTATAAGAAGAAAAATAAAAATCAAGCTATTTGTCCTAATTATTTTTTAAAGGAAGTTCCTAATCAATGGGTGTGTCTTCCTCACGAAGAAGGTTATGGAGTAGAAGACCATATTACTAGAATATTAGAATTTGTTGGAGAAGACCCAACAAGAGAAGGGTTAAAAGATACCCCTAGACGGGTCGCTAAGATGTATACTGAGATATTTAGAGGATACGACCCTACTCAGAAACCTAAGATAACTACTTTTCTTAACGGAAAGGATGGTATTACTTATAGTCAGATGATTATAGACGAAGGAACTTTTTATTCGCATTGCTTAACAGGAGATACGCAAATAAAAACTGTCAGAGGTATTTTCAGAATAAAGGATTTAGTAGGAAGAACAGAAGATGTCTTTTGTTATGATGAGAAGAATAAGAGATTTACAATTGCAAAAGCAAAAGACATAAGAATGACCTCTAAAAAAGCAGAGATTCTTAAGCTCACCACTGACTATGGGGCAATTTATGCAACAAGCGAGCATAAATTTTTGACCTACAACAGAGGTTGGGTAATGTTAAAAGACCTAAAACCAAAAGATAGCTTAGTTGCTTTAAACTCTAGACTCTCAGGAAGTTACCTTACAACACAAGTATCTGATTCAAGAGATGGTTGGAGGAAAGAACATAATTTTATCTATGAGGAGATGTCAGGAGAAAAATTAAAAAGTAAGGAGTTAGTTCATCATATTGATGGTGATAAAAGAAATAATATCTATGAGAATTTACAGAAGATGATAAATAAAGACCACACAGGGCTACACGCCAGAAAATATATGGCCTCCCTTTCTTCTGAACAAAAGTCAGAAATAGGCAAAAAAGCAAATTGGGGTTTTATTAGTTTAAGAGAAAAAGAGCCAGAGAAGTATAAATTAGTTAAAGAAAAAGCTAGAAATTCTTTAAAAAAGATGTATTCTAGCGAGAGGGGAATAGCTTTAAAGGAAAAGAAAAGTCGCGATACAAAAATTTGGTGGAAAAACAGAAAAGAAAAGAAGATGAAAAATCACCGAGTTGTAAAAGTTGAGTTTTCAGGATTTGAGCCTGTTTATAATATGGAAGTAGAGAAGTATCATAATTTTGTGGCTAATAGCCTCGTAGTCCATAATTGTGAGCATCATATGGTTCCATTCTTCGGAAAATACTATTTTGCGTATATACCAAATAAGACAATTATTGGTTTAAGTAAAGTTGCTCGAATAGTTGATTATTATTCTGCTAGATTGCAGGTTCAAGAAAGACTTGTCAGACAAATTGTAGATGAGATTGAGAAGTCCTGTAAGCCTCGTGGTATAGCATTGGTTATGAAGGCGGAGCATTTATGCAAAACAATGCGAGGTGTTAAAAAACAAGGTGTTATGACTGCTAGCGAGCTAAGAGGCTCTTTTGTTAAAGATTCTAAAGTTAGACAAGAATTTTTATCACTAATAAAAATATGACATCAATAATTGTAAAATCTAATTTTGTTGGTTTTCATTGTTGGCTTCGAGCACCAGATGAAGTTTCTTTTCTCAGAGAATATCACAGACATATTTTTTATGTAGAGTTAAAGATAGAGGTAAAGTCTTCAGATAGAGAATTAGAGTTTTTTACTGTTCAGAATAAATTAAAGGAAAGGATTGACACTGATTACAGAAATCAGTATTTTCACAAGAGCTGTGAAATGATTGCTGAAGAATTGCGAAATAACTTTTTAGGTCTTTACCCGTCAAGAAATATCTCAGTTTTAGTTTCAGAGGATGGTGAGAACAGTGCCTTATGTGAATAATTTATATATTATTTGTTCTTTACAAAGGAGAAGAGTATGAAAAAAGTAATACTTGATTTTGCTACAACAGAGGTGGTAAGAGGTAGTTTTGGATACGATTCTTACCTACTTTATTCCGCCTTAAAATCAAGAGGAGAAGAAGTTTCCCTAATAGAAGATGTTAGCCCTATGCAAATTCACAAAGGTATAGGGGAAGAAAGTGACGAATGGATTATCCATTACTGGAGCTATCCGCAAAAGACCTTTATCGATTGGGCAATGAAAAAGCTTCGCGGTAAAAAAAGTTTCATCGGTTATAAGCCTTTAATTCGTAGGGATAATCTTCCCTTGTTAAAAGAATACGATAATAAGGCTATTTACGAAGGAATGAAGTATTTGCCGGAAATACTGAAGGAGTTTAAGTATGGTCTTATGTCAGATTGCGACGAGCATATAAAGGGAAGTAAAATGGAAAAGGTAATGCCGTTGTTTCTCAGTTATGGATGCCCGAATGTTTGTGCCTTTTGTCCTATACCAGCAAATAGGAGAGATTCGACTCCGAGGAGAGTAGAACTAGATTTTGACGATTGTTCCAGAACTCTCCTATCTATGCGGGAAAAAGGTTACAATAGTATTCATTTTTGCGACGAGGATTTCTTTATGAATACAGATAGAGCAGAAACGATTATTTCCTTTCTGTCTAGTCTAGGCGGATTCAAATACATTGCCTTGGCTTCTGTTAGCTCTTTCTATAAAATTGTTGAAAGAGTAGGTATTCAAAAAATTCTCGATTCTGGATTACAGGTAGTAGAGCTTGGTTTAGAAACCAAAGACCTCGCTCTTCGCAAAAAAATGAAAAAAACAGGTTCAGAAGAACAGTTGCAGTATCTTTTAAACATAAAGGAGTTAAAGGATAAAATATTTTTTCTTTCTGTAAGTCTGTTTCCAGGAGAAACTCTGGAAAGTGTTGAAAAGACCGGTGCTTTCTTAAAGCAATACGGTCCTACAATAACTTCTCTTACTAGCAGAGTAAAGGCTAATTCTTCTGTCGGAGGTTTAGGTCAATTCTTTCAGCATTATACTGGATGTATTGACGAGGAAACATTAGCAAAGCAGGGAAAATTTTATGAAAAAATCTTTCCGACAAGATTAGAGCCGAGCTTTGCCCCATATAGCCTTTTGAAGCAAAAACCAAAATGGAAGTATAATCAAGAAATTGCTTTGAATGAATTATTTTGGTGGAGGGATGTTTATAATCTCGACCCAATGAAACTCTTCTATACCAGGATAGACGGTTCTAAAACTGTCGACGAGATAGTGGGAAATAATACAGATATTTTGAAGCATATTTTACTTCTTGCTCGTCTCGGAAAGTTGGAAAGTTAAGTGTTTAAAAATATTCCTGAGGGTAGAAATCTATCCTCAGGAATCCTTACAACTGTATGAGAATAATTAATATACCAATTGAACCTTTAGATAAACGCTATACAGAACAATGGTATCGTTGGTTTCCTGAGGCTTTTGAAAAAAACAACATAAAATTCATTACTATAGACGGAGAAAAATTAACAGATAAAATAGAACACGGAAATGTTTTAGATGTCTATGGGACTCACTACTATAAGTTTTCTCAGTTACAGACTCTAATGAAAATGCTTAGAGAGGGAAAAATCAAAGACACAGATGTTCTATTATTTCACGATTTGTGGTTTCCTGGAATTGAGGCTTTGCAATATATCCGAGATATGGAAGGTAAGAAGTTTCAGATTTGCGGAATATTACACGCGGGAACTTGGGATAAAAATGATTTCACTTTTAGAAACGGAATGCGTCCTTGGGCAATGATGATAGAAAGAGGATGGTTAAGATTCTTTGATAAAGTGCTCTTAGGCTCTGAATATCACAAAGAGTTAATTGCTAGAGATTTTCCCGAGGCTGAAGATAGGTTATTTGTTACTGGACTGCCTTTTGATTATCGAGAAGTAGATTTTTGTAAAAAAGGCGGGAGAGAGAAGGAAAAAATAGTTGTTTTTAATCACCGCCTCGACCCAGAGAAGCAACCCGAGTTATTTGACAAATTAGAGAGAGAGCTAAAGGCACAGTTCCCTGATTGGAAGTTCATTAAAACAATAGAATGCACTAAGAATAAAAAAGAGTATTATTCTTTATTAGCGAGAAGTAGTGTCTGTGTCAGCCTCGCTCTTCAGGAAACATTTGGATATTCTACTCTTGAATCGTTAGCAAATCATTGCTTCACAGTTGTCCCGAAAAGATTAAGTTACGAAACAATGCCAATATACAAAGGTTGTTACTACGAGAATTACTCTGAAATGAAAGATTTAGTAAGAAAGTTTATGAAGGAATCACAGGATTGGATGCCTTATTACGAAAATCAATTAAAAGAGTTTTTACCTGATAATATAGTTAAAAACATTAAAAATATTTTAGAAAAGAAAAACTAGACAAAAATCTCTTATAAAGATTCTTGCCTTACAGGTATTTTATGAATATATATTTAGCCGCAATGGAGCAGAAAGATAGTTTTGCTATTATTAAATCAGGAATTGTTCATAACGCTTTTCTTAGTTATTATTATATCTTTAGAAAAAAAAATTCTTATGATAGTAATCGAGAGATGTTTAGAAATAACATAAAAAGAATTATTATCGATTGCGGAGCTCATTCTTTCTTTGCAAATATGAATAGTAATCTTTCCGCTTCGGTTAAAAAAAATAAGTATAAAGAAAAACAGTCCTTAGAAGAATATTTTAATCATTATATTAAATGGGTAGAAAAAAATTACGATTACTTTGACTATTTCATAGAGTTGGATGTTGGAGAAATTGTAGGGCAAGAAAAAGTTTTAGAGTGGCGTAATATTATTAAGGCTAAGGGTTTATATAAAAAATGTATTACAGTAATGCACCCTAGAGTTATGTCTTGGGAGGATTACTTAAAATTATTAGATGATTCAGAAAGTAAGTATATTGCTATAGAAAGCGATAGAAAATATAGAAAAAGACTTCCTTATAATAAATATTTAAAAGTCGCTTACGAAAAAGGAATAAGAGTTCACGGGTTTGCAATGACTAAAACAGATGCTCTTGGAGTATATCCTTTTACCTCAGTTGATAGTTCTTCTTGGAAGGCAGGAGCACAATACGGGACAGGTAAAGCTCTTACTAAAAAGGGATTTGTAAATGTAAAATTTAAGGATAAAAAGAAATGTATGTCTTTGCCTAATACAATAGGGATTCATAGTGCCAATAAAGAAGAAAATAGAACAAGTCGTTATATATTGGCAATTAAAGCTTATCAAAAAATGGCTTCTCATTTTACAGATTTGTGGAAAAAAAGAGGCATAACTTGGAAAGACTAATTAATAAAATATTTATGGAAAACAAAGTTAATACAAAAATAATTAAAATTTCTGAATTAAAACCTAATCCTTGGAATCCTAAGTTAAAGCCGGAAGACGACTTAGATGTTCAACAGCAATTTGATGAGGTTGTAAGGTCTGTAAAAAATTATGGTTTAGTCGAGCCTATAATGGTTAGAAGTGGAAACGAAAAAGGTGTTTTTGGTTATTATCAGATTATTAATGGCTATCATAGATTTATGGCTTGTTCTCAATTAGGTTTTAAAGAAGTTGTTATTAATGATTTAGGAATTGTTAGTGATATTACTGCCAAAAAATTAACTATTGTCACGGAAGAAGTAAAAATTCCTATAGACCAAGTTAAGTTAGGGCAATTAATTAAAGAAATGGCGACTACCGAAGATTTGGATAAATTAGCCGAAGGGTTGCCCTATAGTAAAGATTTACTAGAAAGTAAATTGCAACTATTAGATTTTGATTGGGAAGATATGGAACACGGTAAAGATAAACCAGACTCTACACCTAGCGATTCTCTTGATGCAGAAAATGACCATACTTTGATTCTTAGATTTTCTAGTGAAACAGATAAACTATTAGTAGAGGCTATGTTTGAAACAATAACAAACGAACAAAAAGCCAAGAGTATTTCAGAGGGATTAGTTAATTTTGCAAAGACTTATGGAAAATAAAGTTGAGAGTGTTGAATTAAAAACTGTATCTCCGAGAATTATAAACTGGGAAGATTTAAAAGTGAAATTTTTTCTTAGCCCTATTCGAGGAGCTAGGAAATATCTAAGAACTGAGAAGGTATTTTCAGACGATGAATTAGCTTCTGGTTATATTAACGGTAAAATACTTAATTGGGAAATAGAGAAGAAAGAATGGGAACAGCAAGCATTAGAAGTAACAATGCACAATTTGCGAGAAACCAAGGCTATTCAGATGAAAAATTTTCTTATAGAAGAAGAAAAAATAGTTTCCCAGTTAATGAATATGACAAAGATTGCTATGAACAATCTTGTAGTCAAAACAAAAATAAAAGACCCTAATAATCCAGGAAAGACAATAGACGCTGTAAAAGTTACAGATACAAAAGGTTTCAAGCAAATTACTGATTCTACTATTAATATTCTAAAATATAGTCGTGATAGATTGGGTATTCCTTTTGAGAAGGAAGAAGAAGGATTAGGAAATGCTGTTACTTTCAACTTTGATTTAATTAATTTAGATGAGTTTGAACCAGACGAAGTATTCAAATTTTTTAAAGATAAAACTAATGAACGACAGAATAGTCCAAAACAAATTGAGACAAATGATACAGATGGAATTTCAGAATCTTCTGAATCATCGAAGTAGCTGTTTAAATAATTTGTCTGAAGTATATGAAGAATATCCTGTCGATATAGAGGAATTTTTAACCAATCCGTTATATTGTCCGGCGGCAAAACAAGTTAGACCAGAAATAAGAAAGATGCTAATAGAATTTTTTATAAATGATGCTTATACAGAGGGTTTAGTGATTGCTGGTATTGGAAGTGGAAAATCGTTCTTTACAAGTAAAGCGATAGAATATATCACTTATAAACTATTATGCCTAAAGAATCCTCAAAAGTTCTTTAATCTTGCAGACGATAGCGGAATCTATGTTGTTAATGTTTCTACTAATAAAGAACAAGCCAAAAAGATTGTTTTTGGAGAAATAAAAAATAGAATCGACCAAAATCCTTGGTTTAGACATTTTCATAAACCTAGTGATGAAATAAAATCAGAATTACGCTTTGATAAAAATATTTCTGTTTTTCCTTTAGGCTCAAACGAAGCCGCTCCGCTTGGTTATAATATTTTTGCTGGTATTATTGACGAAGCCTCATTTCACGTTAGAACTAAAAATAAGGATTATGCAGAAGCCAGTTATAATCAAATGTCAAAGCGTATTAAAAGTCGTTTTATCAGTAACGGAAAAACTTTTATTATTACCTCTCCTAGATTTGTTTACGATTTCGCTGAAAAAAAGTTTGAAGAAGATAAAAATCCAGCTTTATATAAAAAAAGACTAGCAACTTGGGAGGCTATTCCGCCAGAACAGTTTAGTGGTAAAAAGTTCGACTTAGGAGAGTTTTTTCCAGAAAGCAAAGGTAAAATGGTTCCTATTGAATATAAAATAGATTTTCAAAAAAATCCAGATTTGGCTATGAGAGATTTAGGTGCTGTTCCTAGCTTAGCCGTCCAAGGATTTTTCAGAGACGGTCAAGTCGTTGTTCGTAATGCTAATAAGAAGAGATTAGACCCAGTAACTATAGATAACAAGCTAGCAGGTTGGTTTAAATGCACAGATAACGAGCCTAGATATATTCATATTGACCTTGGTTTAGGTCGAGAAAATGGAGATGTAGCCGGTTTTGCAATGGGTAAGTTTGATGGATGGTCTGACGTAAAAAATGAAGGGACAGGTAAAGTGGAAAGAAGACCGAAGATTTATATCGACTTAATGAAAACTTTTCAAGCGGCTCCTGGAAGAGAAATTCAATTTAGTGAAGTTAGAGACTTTATATATGCTTTAAAAAATAGAGGATTCAACATTCGAAGAATAAGTGCAGACTCTTGGCAGAGTAAAGATACTCTACAGATTTTACATAATGCAGGTTATCAGACTATGACATTATCTGTAGATAAAAATATAGAGGCTTATAATTTTCTTAAAGAGTCTGTTTTAGAGAGAAGATTAGACTATTATTTACATCCTGTTTTTGTAAAAGAATGCCGTTATTTAGAATTAATTGAAGGGAAAAAAGTAGACCATCCTATGGGTCTTACTAAAGATTTGTCTGATGCGGTTGCCGGTGTTTGTTGGCACTGCACTAAGACAGTCGGAGGATTTGGTGTTATAATTGTAGGAGGAGGTGTTACTTCGTTAGATAATAAAAGATAGATTTTCTGAAGCGGGTGGAAAATTAAGGGATTTGACTTTGTGAGGAGGTCTTTTCCTTCTAATTTTCCCCCACTTCAGAAAATCTAATTAACTATAAAATTTTATGGCAGAGAAACAATCGTTTCTAGCAAAACAGTTGGGTAAATTCTTTCAAAAAAGTATTAACCAATTAACAGAGGAAAGAGTTAATGAGGAAAAGAAAAGATGGGCGGAGGAAACCGCTGAGAAAATAGTTTTTAGGAGTAATTATTCAATAGGTAGAGAAAGAGAATATACAACAAACTCTGGCAAAAAAATAAAAGCTTCTGAGACAGATTCTAGAAAGAAGTGGTCTTTATTATATGATATTTTTGCTGAAGCTCCTGGCTCTCCTCAGTGTGCTGATAGAATTAGGTCTGCGGTTACAGGGGCGGGATATATTCTTCAACCTGTTCCTAACGGGAATAAGAATAAAGAACAATTAAGAAAGTTGATTGCGTTCTATGATGAACCTAATTCTGAAAATACCATAGAAGATATTGCTCAGAGTATTTGCACTAATTTCTATGCGTTTGGAAATTCTTATTTAGAAAAAGTTTTTGAAGACGGAGATTCTACTAAGGAAGTAGTAGAAATCTATAATCTTAATAGTGAGAATACAAAGATTTTGGTTGACGCAGAAAGAAGAAAAGCTGGCATAAATGAGATTGTAGGGTATGACTTATATGTTCCTTTTGCAGAAGGTAATTCTGTTTCTGATAAAACTATTACTTATTCCAGAGATGAAATTACTCACTTCAAGAGAACAGACCCTAGAGGAGGTTTGTATGGAAAACCTTTATTTGAGGATAATCAAGCAGTGATACAATTAATCTTACAAGCCTTAGGGTATAATATTAAAACCTTCGAAAATTCAGGAAAACCGCCATTAAAGATTAGATTACCAGAAGGGACAAGCTCTACGGAAGCAGAAGAATTTAGTAATTTCTTCGAAAAGAATTTTCAAGGAATACACAATGCAGGCAAAGCCTTAGTTCTTTATAATAATGCAGATGCGGCGGCTCTAGGACTATCCCCAGCCGATATTGAATATTTGAAACTTTTGACTTTTGGATTAAAGCAAGTAGCAGGTATGTATGGCGTTCCAATGATAATGATTAGTCAACCAGAAGGTAGTAATCGAGCCACAAGCTACGAAGAAACCAAGAGTTTTTATCAGAGAGTTATACAGCCATTGAGAAATTACATAGACAACAAACTAACTAAAGAAATTAATGTTCAATCCTTAAACTGCCCAGATTGGAGATTAGATTTTCAAGACATTGATTTGGAAGACAGCACTTCAAGAGTTGAAGAAGCTAGCAAATCGTTTATGTATGGAACTAGAAGCTGGAATGAGGCTCGTAAGAGAATGGCTCTTGAAGCAGGGACAGAATCTTGGATGGATGATTTCTATGTTGTTCACAACGGTATTGCTACTCCGCTTAGAGATTTCTCTTCAGGAAAGGCAAAAACTCAAACAGACAAACTAAAAGAAAAAGCACCGAAAGAAGAAAAAAAACCAGTCGACCCTACAAAAAAATCCGAAGAAACAGAAAAGTCTGAAACTTCTGTTGAAGCAAAAAAGAAAGCAAAGAAAGAAAACGACCAATTAAACAAAGGAGAAGTTATTAGTGCTATGAGAAGCGATAATCACAAGGTTCATTTAGAACAGCATAAAAAAGTTTTGTTTACCATTAAGGATAAATATCGAGCTAGTTTGAGAGTGCATATGTATTCTCACGAAGACTTGATGTGGGAACAAAACGAAGATGGAAATTATGGAGAAGTCGATAAAGAGTAATCAATACTATTCTTCAAGTTATATTGAAGCAGAGAAGAAGGCTTTTAATAAAGTCGGAGGTTCAGCCTTCTTCTCGAGCAAAGTAGTTTCTAGTTATTTGGAGATAGAAGGAAGATTTGTAAAAAGCATTGCTAATGATTTTCTGTCTGAGCAAGCAAAGAGATTTCCTTGGGGTATTATAAAGGATTTTTTACAAATCTATCCGCCATTACTAAAAAAGAGTCGTTATCAAATAGAAAAAGAGTTGTTGTCAAAAATGATGGATGATGAGAATTTTCTCAATACTCCAGAAGAGACAGATATTGATTTAATGACTCAATATTATGAAGAAGGATACAATATAGGCGGGCAAACTGCTCTTCAGGATATAAAAAGTAAATTTAGCAAAGGCAATAGTAGTATGAAAGCTTTGTCTTCTAATATCAAGACAAATTTTACCTTAACAGACCCGAGAGTTAGAAGTAAATTAAAATGGGAGGGAGGAAAAAGAATTGTAGGAATAAATGAAACTACTCGTCGATTAATAATAAATGAGTTAATAAACGCCTATGATTCAGGACTTGGAGCAGAGGGAATGAAGAAACAGTTATCCGCATTATTTTCTTCTTGGAGAATAAATAATAATAGTCAAGAGTTTACTAATAAAAGAGCAGAGCTGATTGCTAGAACAGAATTATCACAATCAGTTAGTTGGGCAAGAGAAGAAAGTTATGCTCAGAGAGATGTTAGAAAAAAATCTTGGTTAGCGGAGCCTACCGCTTGTGAAAGATGCACTCAGGCTATGGGCGATGGTATTATCTCTTTCAGCCAATTGTTTAGTATAGGATTATTAGGTCCGATTGCTCATCCGAGATGCAGATGCACCTTATTACCAGAAGTAGAGGTTCAAGACTATTTACAAGGTTATACTTGGCACGGAGAGGCAGAAAATGCGTCTCATAGTCAAGAATAAATATATGATACCATTTCCAATGACAAATCGTCTTAATGTTACTAATCAGAATATGGGAACTTCTTGTTATAGTTCTACCAGCTGTCAACTTGAAAAGGAGAGACTTGAAAAGAATAAAAAAATTTTAGACAGAGATATTTCTTTGACAAGACTACAAAATACTCTTGAAAAATTAAAGAAATATTCTGAAAAATCTGGTATTCCTTACTTAGAAGTTCTAGAGGCCTTTTTAACAGAAGAGCAGGTAGAACTATACAATAATAGATTCACTATTCGAGAAGAAGCAACTAAATTGAGAGAAGAAGAGGCATTAGAAGCAGAAAGAATAAAGAAAGAATTGGATAATTATCAAAAAATAGCAGACGATTATCGAGAAAATACATATCCTACAACTATCCCGAGTAATCCAGATGTTGGAGATTTCAATATCCACTATTATGCAGATTGTCAGAATCAAATTGACAGGAGTGGATTTCATCGTATTTCTCCAAATATAAAATCTAATTCAAAATCTGTTTTTTATCAAAGGTTAACAGAAATTATTAACTAATAAATAATAACTATGAAAGAGGTAACTACTCAAGACATTAGAAAAGAAATGTTAGGATTAGACCCGATTACAAAAAAGAATCTACTTGGACACGTTCAAGGAAAATCTAATCCTGAGATTTTAAACTTTATTAAACACTATAAAAAGGTGAGGGGTTTAGATACCCGAGAAGGTGTGGAGAAGTATCAAGAAAATAGAAAATACGGCTGTAAAGGCTGTAAAAATAAAAGATAATTTTATGCCAATATATAAAACAAAATGTCCTAAGTGCGGTAAGATAGAAGAAGTTTTTTACGGGAAAATGGTTGACGGAGAACTTATCTCTCTTGCCTGCAAAGACTGCGGTAATCCGCAACTTCAGAGAATTTTCTCTCCTATAGCAAGTGCTAATTTCGCTAACGGGAGTAGTAGAAAATCTCTGAAAACCAGAACAGGAGTTGGGGAGTTAATTTTAAAGAGAGGGGCACAGGATATTATTAATAATGCTTCTAAATAATATGCAATTAAAAACTTTAACAGCAAGTTGGTGCTCGAGCTGTAGAGCAATGAAGGCTGTTTGGTCTGCTATAAATAGAGAATACCCAAAAGTAGAATTTAATTTTCTCGATTGCACAAATGACGATGGTATTGCTTTATCTTATGACTCAGATATTTTACCTACTGTCTTAGTTTTAAATGATGAGAATAAAGTTGTGGATAAACTAGTCGGGACTCATCACAAAGACTCGGTAGTAGACGTTTTAAAGAAACATAATTTTATTTAACTTATGCCAGAAGAAATAAATTATCAATTAGGTTGTATTCAAGACCCAGTGGATACAAACGATTTATTACTAAGTCAATATATCATTCCTAATAGATTGCCTAAATCTATAGATTGGTTTCAAACAGAAGTTCCAGTATTAGACCAAGGCAGAGAGCCTGCTTGTGTCGGATACGCTAGTGTTGCTCTCAAGCAAAACCAAGAAAAGATAGATGAGAACAAGATATTAAACTTTTCTGGGCTAGACCTTTATAAACGCTGTAAAGAAATAGACGAAATGCCGGGAGTTGACGGAACTAATATTCGTTGGGCGTTAAAAGTTTTACAAGAAGAAGGAATATCAGAAGCTGGTGGTGATATTTATAAGATAGGGGCTTATACAAGAGTAACTACTCTTGAGGAATTAAAATATTCCTTAGTGTCTAATGGTTTTGCTTTATTAGGTGTTCGAGCAATGCCGAGAATGTTTAACCCTAAAGATGGAGTAGTTTTTTCTGAAGAGGGCGATGTATCAAAAGGAGGACATTGTATTTTAGTAGGAGGATACGACGATTATTCGCAGAGAATAACCTTTAAAAATTCTTGGGGTCCTGCTTGGGGATTGAGCGGTTATGGCTATTTAACCTACGAGTATTTCAATAAGAATCTAACAGACGGTTGGACTGCGGTGGATATATTTAATGAACATCCTACAGTTGCTTCTACAATGTTCAATATCGATAAATTAAAAGAAGATTTAATTAACGTAACTAAATAATTTTATGAACAACCAAGTTTCACAACAAAATGTTCCGGCAATCAGCAAGTATCAATTAAAAATGTTTGTCGGAAAAACAGACCAAGAGCTAGAAGACAGAGCCAACACTTTTCTAGAGACGATTAACGAAGAGAAAAAGTTAATGAACTACATTTTCTCTGTTAATCAAGTAACAGGTGAGCTAGTTTTAGTAATTACCTATGTTACTTTATCTCCAATGACTAAGGAAGAGTGGGTCAATCGCCAAAATAAGCAAAAAGAATTTACTAAGGTCTTTCAGGAAATTCAGGCAGAAAGTTTATTGCCGAAGTCTCCAAAGATAGAAACTCTATGACCCAAGTCCAAGACCTTTCTACCCTTGGACAAAAGAAAGAGGGGACGATTCTAAATTTAAAATTTCCTTCTGTGGAAAATCGTCCCCTGACAGTTAAAGAATTTGTTGAGTTTAGTATTTATAATTTTGACCAAGTAGGTAGACAATTAAAAAGCATTTTAGAATATCTTAAGGGGCAGGATAATGTAAATATGATTATGAAAGAGAAATTAACTCTCTTTGAGACTGTTCTCAATGCTTGGATAGAAGAAGCTAAAAAATTAGAAAGCAATGAACAAAAAGAAAATACAGATAACAAATAAAGATTGGGAAGATATACTAGAGGAAATGAATAAACTTTTTCCGAAGGGGGTATCAAAAGATAGAGGAAAGGCGATGGTTTTTCTTGCTCAGATTTTTATTATTCTAAATATTCGACATTAAAAATTATGAATAATCGACTTCTTATTTACGGCGACTATTATATTAAACCCTCTGGCTTTGCTAGAGAATTTCGAGATTTAATTCCTGAACTTCAGAAATTAGGTTGGGATATTCGTCAAGTAGCTTTGGGTTATAACGGATTTCCTGAAGATAAAAATATAAAAGTGTATCCAGGTAAATTTTATAAGCTTGATAGTTATTGGGCTAGAGAAATGCTTGAATACGCTATTAAGGACTTTGACCCTGATATTGTCTTATCTTTGGGAGATTATTATATGTTGCCTAAAATAGCTTTTGCAATGGCTTATCCTCATAAGGCTAAATGGATTCATTGGGGTGTCTTAGACGGAGCTCCTTTAGGTTTTGGTTGTAAAGAACCATTAAAGTGGGTTGATTATAATTTAGGGCATAGTGATTTTGCTCTTGATGAGATAAGAAAAGTTCTTCCCGATATTCAGGGAGAAAAATTTATACCTGCAACTAATCCTGACATATTCTACGAAATGAATAAGAAAAAATTAAGAAAAGAATTTGGTTGTGAGGATAAATATGTAATAACCACAGTGGCTAGAAATCAGACTAGAAAGAATTTACCTGCTCTTTTAGAGGCTATGCGTTATCTTAGAAAAGATATTCCTAATGCAATGTTGCTTTTAGGTCTTACACAGCAAAACACTATTACTCCCGAAGGAGCCTTAGAAGGTCATCAAATTCAATATTTAATCGACTATTTTGAAGTTAATGACTGTGTTGTAATACCAAAAGAAAAAGACGGCAAAGGTTCTTTGACTGATAAAACTATTCGAGAGATTTATAATTTAGGCGATATATTCTGTTTGCCTAGTATGGGAGAAGGATTTGGAATGATTTTTCACGAAAGTCTTGCTTGTGGTGTTCCTGTTCTTGGAACCGAGTGTTCAGCAATACCAGAAACTATAAAAGATTTTGGTTCTTATCTACACCCTGAGTCTTTCTTTTATACCCAAGACGGTGTTAGCCAAGCGGTAGTTAATTCTCTAGAAGTTATGGATGCTATAGACGATGCCCATTCAAGAAAGGATGAATTTGATAAAAAGGGTCAAGAAGGAAAAATTTATGTTAGTCAATTCACTCCTATAAACCAAGCTAAAAAATTAGACGAAATAATGAAGAGAGTAATCTCTGAAGATATTAAATCTATAATGAGACAAGAGGTATGAGCATAGCAACAAAAATAATAAAAAATATTAGAGAAGAAAAAGGAAAAGGATTGGTTTCTATTATTGTTCCTATTTATAACAAAATAGAATTTACAATGCAGATGCTTTCCGGTCTTTTTGAAAACACTAAGACACCTTATGAGATTATTATTATAGATAATAATTCTGTAGATGCTTCAGAAAAAGTGATTAAAGAGTTCTTTAAGAGCAAGCCTGAGGGTGTTGAAGGTGTTTATATAAAGAATCCTCAAAATCAAGGATACTCGATTGCTAATAATCAAGGTGCTAGGGTTGCTAAGGGAGAAATGCTCTGTTTCCTTAATAATGACACTATTCCTCTAAAAGGCTGGTTAGAGGGGCTTGTAGGGGCTCACAAAGCCCATAAGGCAGGGATAACAGGGGCGAAACTAATAATTCCAGGGCAAGGTATTATCCAGCACGCAGGGATAGATTTTGACGAGTTCAAATATCCTGTTCACATAAACTACGGTCTGCAAAGAGACGCCAAAGAAGTTTCTGAAGATAAAGAATATAAAGCAGTTACAGGAGCTTGTTTATTAGTAGACAAAAAGAACTTTCTTAATATGGGAGGTTTTGATGAGGGTTATTGGTTAGGCTGGGAAGACATAGATTTATGTAATCGTTTCAGAAAAGCAGGTTATCATATTTGGTATGCTAGCAAATCAGAGTTGTATCATTACGAGTCTATGAGTGAAGGCCGATATTCTAAAGAAACAGATAACTGGTATAAATATTCTAAAAAATGGGTTTTCGAAACTAATAAATAATACTATGGGAGAAATGAAAAAAGTTAATCCCGAGGAAGTTAAAGCAAGGATTAAATTACGTCAAAAGATTTATTATCAAACTCATAAAAAGAGATTAGTAGAGTCTGCAAAAAATTATTATCAAGAAAACAAAAGTAGTATCTTAAAAGATAACAAAAAATCTCTTAGAAAAAAGAAATATGATACTTTGTATTATATTAAGCATAAGACAGAAATTTTATCTAAAAGACATTACTTAGCAGAGCAAAAAAAACTAAAAAGAAAATTAAATGGAATATCAGCACAACAAAATAAAAATGGCTACTAGAGTTCGAGGAAAGAAAGTAGACCAAGATTATGCTGCTTTCTTTCAATCTGAAGTTTTAGGAGTTCTTCAAGGTTCTAAAAAACCTGATATTTTAAACAAAAAAGACTATGGATTTTTACCAAAGAGGAAAAATAGAGGTTAAAATAAACGGGGAGAGCATAGGCTATGTTTCTGCTATAGATATTCGCCGTCAAGGGGGGATGTCTATAAACTTAATTAAAGAAAGTGTCGATACCGTGGAAACGGTTGACACACAACAGTCCTATGATGATTTCTTTAACAAATTTAAAAGAGTCTTTAGCAAAGACAATTAATTTTATGTCTAAAAGTAAAGAGAAAACAATAAGAGATAGAGTAGAGGAAATTTATTCTCAATTCTTTATCAAAACAGATATACCGATAGAAAGCGAAAGAGTTAGGTTTATTTCTGCTGTTTTAGAACTTCTTGAAAGAGCAAAAAGTCCTAGTTTATTTTGCCCTAAATGCGACCAAAGAATGAGTATTGATTTAGAAACAGGAAGTATGTCTTGTTTCAACTGTGGTTATGAAAAGAAAAGAACTATTCCTGTTTCAGAAGAAGAGAAGATAATTTCTACTCCTAAACCTTTAATATCTAAGACAGTTGCTAAGACAGGAGAAAAGCCAGACCCTAGATTAATAAATGCAATCAATCAAGTAGAAAAAGGACCTGCGGGTAAATCCCCCAAAAAATCTATTGGCGAAGCTCTTAGAAAACTAGCAGACGGTCGAAATTCTCCTGTTGTTACTGCTGAAGACGAAGCACAGATAAGAAGTATTCCCGGTGTCCCGCAAAAAGGAGGAATTAACTGGGTATAAATATGTCATTGATAATAGACCCACACAACATAATAAGTCGCTTAATAACTCCTGACGATTATGCAAGAGTAAAGGAAGAAGCAGACAGGATTTATGAGGAGGCTTTCAGTCCCAAAGGAATTTTTAAAAAAGTTTATGCAGTTGCTCACCAGCAAGTAACTGATAAAGACCCGCTTAGATTCTTTATTTTAAGGTCTGGTTTAATAGTAATGAATCCAGAAATTATAAGACACACAAAAACAACAGTCGGAGATTACGAAGCTTGTTTATCTTTTCCTAATAATTATCAGATACTTGTTCAAAGATGGTATAAAATTACAGTTAAATACGAGAAGTTAAATAACGATTTAACAGTCTATCAAAGAGAAGAGCATTTAAAAGGTTTAGAAGCGAGAATATTTCAACACGAAATGGCTCACTTCGACTGCAATTATATTTATGAACAGTAAACAGCAAATTGAAGAAGAATATAGCAAAAAAGACCCGTGGGGGTATGAAACAAATCCTTTCGATAAAATAAGATTGAATAAGATTTTGGATGCTTTGAAACCCTATGGAATTTTTAACAAGGCTTTAGATATAGGTTGCGGAGAAGGATTTATTACAAAGCATTTACCGGCTAAAGAAATATATGGGTATGATGAATCAGACATTGCTATGAGTAGATGTCCTAAAGAAATTAAGACGTTAAGAAAACCAGACGTAGAAGGAAAATTTGATTTGGTTATTGCTTCGGGTGTTATGTATAACCAGTATGATTATCTTTCTATTATTGATTTGATAAATAGGCACTCTTCAGGAATAGTTTTGCTGTGTAATATTTTTTCTTCTGAAGTAGAAGAGGTTAATCAGTTAAAGAATGAGGTTTATAAAGAAACATTCCCTTACAGAGACTGGAATGAAATAATTAAAATCTATGATTATCAGGTGCACTAATTGCGGTTCTCATTTTAATAATGAATCCGTTAAAAATTGTCCTATTTGTTTTCCAAGGAGAGTTAAAAAGAGAAGAGATAATCTAGGAATAAAGAGTTTCCTACGTTCTGATATTAAAGATAAGAAAAGAACTTCGACAGGGTATTCGCATAGATTAAAAACAGGCGGAAGTTCTGGTTAATACTATGGATAAAATTTGGACACCTTTTATTATAGGTTTAATTGTTTCTGTCTTTATTTATATTATCGGTTTTGGTTTGGGAGGATTCTTATATAATAATCATAATTTAGAAATAGACTTTTTCCATACTTTTAGGATTAGTGTAAATTGGTGATATATGAAAAAAAATAACGAAGTGATAAGAATAAAAAATAATTCTTTCTATCCTCTGATATCAGTTATAATTGCCAGCAGAGTAGAAGAAGAGATAAAAACTATTTCTTCTCTAAAAAAACAAACATACGAAAATATTGAAGTAATTATTGAATATGATGTAAATAAAGAAGGAGTAGCCGTAGTTAGAAACAGAGGAAGAAAAAAAGCAACGGGAAAATTTCTATTCTTTTGTGATAATGATATAAATTTAGAATCCAACGCTCTATCTGATTTATATAATTGTCTAAAAAAGAATCCTGAATGTGATTGGTCATTTGGAAGATTTTTTATCGGTAACGAAGAATTTAATGTTCGTAAAGAAGAAGTTCCAAAAGAATATGGAGAAGAGTTTATAAAATATTTCTATGGTATCTCTACAATGTCCTTGATAAGAGCTTCTGCAAATCCTGTTTATGATAATAAATTTATAAGATTTGACGATTGGGATTTGTGGATTACTCTTAGTAAAAATGGTCATAAGAGTGCCTTCTGTAATTCTTTATTATTTAGAACTGTTTACAGCTCTTCAGGAATTTCATCTAAAGGTCCTCTACACGAAGATTTTTGGAAAGAAAAAATATATAAGAAACACGGAATACTTTATAAAAAGAAAAAATTGGCTGATATAATAATACCTCATCACAATAGACACGAATTTCTTGAAAATCTATTAAAAAGAATACCTAATGATTTATTTAATATTATCCTAGTCTCGGGTGGTAGTTTCGCTGAAAATTGTAATAAGGGAGCCAAGACAGCTCAAACTGATAAATTAATCTTTTTAAATGATGATACTGAACCTACTATAAATATTTTAATGTCTCTCGCTACTAGTGAAAAAGATATGGTTGGTTGTGCTCAAACAATACCAAAGTATCATCACCTAAGAGGAGTAATATTTTATGGAATAGGATACACATTAACTGAAAATGGAACATTACAACCGGGTTTAGCTAGAAAAAGAGAAGAAGTTCGTATTCCATCTGGTTTCTGTTTTTCTATAAAAAAAGAAGTATTTGAAAAATTAGGAGGTTTTGATGAAATTTTTGTAAATGGAGCGGAAGACCAAGACTTAGGATTTAAAGTTTTAGAGGCTGGATATGAAATAGATTTTATAACTACTCCTATTCCTCACTACGAAGCTCAGTCTGAAGGAAGACATAAATTTAGTGGGTTCAATCAAGAACTGTTTGATTGTATCTGGCATAAAGAAAGAATTATTAATTTATTAAAACTAAAACCTATGACTATTATAAGCACTGCTAGAGAACAAGAAGAAATTTGTTCAAAAACAGAAGAAGTTCTTTCTAGTAATATTAAGGTTGAGATAGGAACTGCATTCTTTAAACAAAATTCTTGTGAAAGATTGACTCTAGATGATATTTCTAGAAGAGAAGAAAAATCTGTAAAAGAAATTTTTGTTAAAGATAAACTACAAACTTTTGAAAAAGAAAGAGCATTAGACGTTTTAAAAAGTTGGCATAGAGTTTTAGAAGATAACGGTAGAATAATTGTTGTAGTGAAAAACGTAAAAAATATTATGTCTTTGTTTTTACAGACTAGAGAAATTAAATACTTAGATATGATTTATGGAGATACAGATAGCAGAGAAAAGTTTAGTTATGGTTATACGGCAGATAGCCTAAAGAGTTTAATTCAATCTGCCGGATTCAGAGATGTAAGAGAATTAATGCCGTCAGCAGAATACTATAACTCTCAAACAGACTTAATGATTGACGCAAAAAAATAATTTAATTTTTCTATGGAATTCAAATGGAGATGTCAAAAATGTTTTCGATACTTGTCTAGTATTGAAACAGAGTCACTAAAAAATTCTCTTACACAGAGAACTGTTTGTCCTAACTGTAAATCGGAAAATAAGATGACTTTAGAAATAGAGACAGTAATTCTTAGTTGTAGTTTTAGTAAGAAAAGAGAAAGTAATATCCATAGAACACTCTTAAAAAAAGCTCCTGATACACAAGGTTACCTTGTGGATAACTGTAAAGGAGAGTCAAAAGTAACCTATTAATAATATCAGAATAGGCAGAGTGATATTATTTAATATTAGGTAAAAATACGACTATTTCCCATAAACCCTTGACTTTTTTGACAATAGGTGTATAATGTAGTCAGATAGCATTAAACTTCGCTTAGTAGGCAATTTAGCGTTTTCTACGCATAACCACGCCTTAAGACTCTAGATATTGAGTTTGGCGTGGTTTTTGCTAATTATCTAATATCAAAAAAGTTTGCCTTTTTTGAAAAAAATATACTTTTAATAATTATAAAGTAAATAAACCTATGTTGAAATTAAAGCAAAATAAATTAGAAGAAGCTCGTTTCTCTTTTGCGATGCCTATTCTTAAATGCTATGAAGAAGTTGTAATGACAGAAAAAGGAGAAGAGAAAAAAAGATTTTTAGAGGGAGTTGCTTCTTCGACCGATTTAGACTTACACGGAGATATAATGGCTCCTAGTGCTATAAAGTCTATGGCGAATAGTATTAAAGACCATTTAATCGGTTTAAATGCCGAACACGATAAATCTTGGCAATCTGACCTAGGGGATGTGACATCTTTGACAGCTAACAAAAATAATCAGCTAGTAATGAAGGCAGAACTAGATGTTACTTCAAAAGCAAATGACCTTTGGTATGCTTTAACTGTCAAAAAGAAAGAACTAGGATTATCTATTGGGGGTTTTGTTAAAGATTATGTTCTTGAATGGGACAAAAAGAATGAACGTTTTAAAAGAGTTTTTAAAGATATAGAGTTAGACCATATTGCAGTTACTTCTACTCCTGCCAATCCTAAAACTTGGGTAGGTGCTATCTCTAAATCTATCGACTCTTTAAAGAGAACAGTAGATATAGACATTTCTAAAATTTCCGAAATGAGTGCAGAAGATGTTGCGGGACTTTTGAATTTATCTTTTCAGAGTTTGGATAAAGAATCAATTAACGAGTTATTAACTAAGTATAGTCTTAAAAAAATTTCTATGGGAAAAACTTTAAAATCTTCGCTTGAATCTGACGAAGAAAAGGACAAAGCCACTGAAGAAGAATCTAAAGAAGCCGCTGAAGAAGAGGCTACTGAAGAGGAATCTGAAGAAGCTGAAACCAATTCTGAGGAAGAAACCCAAGAGAACGAAGAAAAGGAAACAGAAGCTGAAGCTGAGGAAGAAGCTGAAACTGAAGAAACTGAAGAGGAATCTGAAGAAGAATCCTCTGAGGAAACTGAGGAAGAAGCTGAAACCGAGGAAGAAGCAACTGAAGAGGAAGAGTCTGAGGAAGCCGCTAAAGAAGAGGCTACCGAAGAGGAAGAGGAAAAGACCATAACTTTAACCCAAAAAGAATTAGATGCCTCTGTTCAAAAAGGTATCGCTGAAGGGTTGAAGAAAGTCTTAAGTGCTCTAATGGGCAAGAAAGGTGAGGCTACTAAAACTGAGGAAGACAAAGAGTCTGTAAAGACTGAAAAGTCTAAAAAGGACAAAAAGACTTCCGCAGGCAAGGTTGCTTTATCAGGAACAGAAGAGGTTGTTTCTCTATTGAAGACTGTTATTAAAAGACAGGATGATATAGAAAGCGAACTCAAAAAAAGACCCGTTAGAAAGACCGTAAAAGCGGTTGCTATTGAAAAGGACGAAGAGAAGGAAGAATCTAGAGTAGATTCTGAATTCAAATCTATGGGCGAAGAATTGGCGGATGTTCGAAAAAAGTTTGCTAATGATTCTTCCAAAGCCTTTATCGAAGCAGGCAAAGTCCGTAGGAAATGGGCGGAATAGTAACAGCCATTTCACTTTTAGTAATTTAATAAGTCAATTTGCGTATGTATAAAAACGTTGCTCAAAGCTTGTTAGACGCGGTGAAAGTTTTGCAGAAATCTGAGAATATGAAGGACGGATTGTCCGAAGCCGTCAAAATTCTTGAGAAGACTGTAGAAACTACAACCACTTCTACCTATGCTCAACGTGAACATTTGGATACTCGCTTAGCAGACATCACGGATAGAAAAACTCCTTTTCTAGACAGAGTCTCTAAGAAAAAGGCCAATGGTATCACTCACGAATGGGATATGATTACCGCCTTAGGCAGTAATGATACAGCCACCGCGGAATGTGGAACTCCGCCAGACAATGAAGCCACAATCACCCGCTATTCGGCTCAAATCAAAACCTTTGCTTCTAAAGTCGAGGTTTGCGACAAAGCTCAATGGGGTGCCTCTGATTACTTCGACTTGATGGATTTACATTTAATGCACGGAATGAGAAAAATCCTTCAGGATGTCGAAAAGAAATGTTTCTATGGAGACGCTACCGGTTCTCCGAATGAGTTCGATGGTATTTATAATATTGTATCGGATTATGCTTCCGGCAATATTGTAGACGCAACTCATCACAAGATTTCTACAACTTATATTGATACTGCTATTCAAGCTGTTATCGATAACGGCGGTATGCCTGATACTCTTTGGATATCTGCTAGAGATATTAAAGATTTGGCTACTACTTGGTCTAGTGTTGTAGTTTATAACGACCCGTCCGCTGGAATGACCTTCGGATACAATGTGGCTCGTTATATGAGTTACGCTGGTCCGATTGATATAACTCTTAACCATTTTATCAATACGACCAATTCTCTGAATACTCCTTACGATGATGCCTTCTTGCTGACTATGGGCGAAATCTCTATGGCTGAGTCTGAACCTATGTATAAACTTCCTGTTTATCGCGGTTTGACTCTTGCTGAGACTCAGTCTGTTGTCTGGAATTGTGTTCTTGAACTACGTATTCCACAATGGATGTCCATCATTAAAGATATTGGAACTGCTTAAAGTTTGTAAGAGAGGTAGGTGGGTGTAATCTGCCTACCTCTCTTTTGAGGGATTTTAATTAAGTAATAAATAAATATACTTATGTCAGAAAATAATAAAGAGGAATTGACCTCGGAAGAGGCAAAAAAATTAGAAGAGGCAAAAAAACTAGAAGAAGAAAAGGCAAAAAATAATAAGGATTTTGTTCCTGTTTCAGATAGAAAAGTTAAAGTTATTTCTCAGACTATTTTTAGCTCTAAGATTGTTGTTGTTTCTGGAATAGCTAAACCTACTAATGGACCTTCTAGAGAAATCTTTAATGTCTATTCTTTTAATTTAGACGGAGAAACCATAATGACGGAAAAAGATGCTATTCTATTTTGGAAGAATAGAAAAGAATCTCCTGAATGGAGAAATGATATCGAAGTTTTAGGATTAGACGGCGAGGGTGAATACACAATTAATTACGATTATAAAAAAGTAAAAGATTTATACTCAGTGGAAACTGTCGGTCTTGGCGAAAGCGAGCAACAGACCACAAAATAATTCTATGAAAGTTCTCATTCAAAAACATCGCTCTTTTCCTATCTGGAAGTTTTATAGTGAGGATAGGAGTTATTTAGGTCAAATACAAGGAGATGATAAGTCTTCTATAGGTGCTTTGGCTGAAGTTATTTCTGACCTTCTACTAGGAAAAGAGGTAAAAGGTTATAATAAAAATATTCTTTCTGATGGGAGTATGAATATTACTAATTCAGAAGATAAACGAGTAGCGGCTTTTGACAAAGAATTTATCTCTGTCGGAGAAGCTATTAAAAATCAATAAATCTATGGGAGATTCTTATACAAACAATAGAATAGTTCAGATAGATTTTGACGGCTCGACTGTCGGAACTTTATCCGGAACCTGTAAGGAGTTAATTCTATCTTCGACTCAAGCTTGCTATATTGCTTTTAACACGGCTACTGTGTCTGCTGTTACTGGCTTTATGCTACCGGCTAATTCTCCTGTAGAGATAGACTTAGCCAACGTTTCTACTATAACGGCAATAAAAGTTTCTTCTAGCGGAAAACTTACAATACTAGAATTATTCTAAAAAAAAATAACCAGTAAATAGTTATGAGGATTTTAATGACCAATTTAAGATTGTCTTGGTATTCGGGGTCTGATACTTATCTCTATACTTTAGGGAAAGAACTAATAGCAAGAGGACACGAGGTATCTATCTACTCTCCTAATATTAGTTATGTCTACCAAGGCAGAAGATTTAAAGAAGCAGGTTTTAAGGTTTTTGACAGTTTAGAAACTTCTTTAAATATTTTATCGAAAGATAAAGAATTTGATGTAATACACGGACAGCATAATCAACCTGTTTCAGAAGTATCAAAATTATTTCCAAAATTGCCAGTCATCTTTGTTAGCCACGGAGTTTTACCCGAGCCTGAAAAATATCCAAAAGATATTCTCATCTCTGAATATATCGGAGTTTCAGAAGAAGTAGTAGAATTTCAATTTAAAAACATACTGGAAAACAAAAAAAGAGTTATAAGAAATCCTATAGACTTAGAAAGATTTTCTTATGCTCCTAGAAAAGTTGAAAAAAGATTGAAAGTTCTAATTACCAGTAACTATTTTCATAACTCTTGGGTAGGTTCGGAAGTTTGGGAAATGGCTAAAAATCTAGATGCTGATATTACTGTTTTAGGGACTAACGGAAGAATGACTTTTAATCCAGAAAAATATATTAAAGATTGTGATATTGGAATAGGCTTGGGTAGAAGTATTCTTGAAGTTATGGCTATGGGAAAACCTGTAATTATAGGAGACTACGCAGGATACGATGGAGTTATCACTCCTAAAAATTATAAATTGATAAGACAAAAAAATTTCTCTAGTAGAACAAATAAAGAACAACGGACAGGTGAAAAATTGACTAAAGAAATAAAGAATATTTTTTCTGGTGATTACCTAAAAATGGGGAAAGATAATAGAGAAATAATAGAGAAATATCATAATGTTAAATTAATCGCGGATAGATTTGAAAATATTTATAAAGAAGTAACTTTATGCAAACAGCCTTTAAACAACCAGACGGAAGTGTCAAATGGGTGAATTATCAAAATTTACCCAATCTTGCTGGAGACAGAAAGATACAGGATAGACAAAAGTTCATTGAAGAAGATTTTAAAGATGCTAGTGTTCTCGATTTAGGCTGTTGGGGAGGTCAAATGATGCTAGAGGCAAAAAGATTGGGAGCAAAAGAAGTTCAAGGAATAGAAATAGATAGAGATGCCATAAAGTTAGGAAGAGAACTAGGTCTTAATATATTAAGAGATGATTTAGAAAATCCTTTTCTGTGGAAGAGTCTAGATAATTACGATGTTATTCTCTGCTTGGCTATTCTTGGAAATATGAAAAATAAAATTGCTGTTTTGACTAATGCTTCTCCTCTTGCCAAAGTTATGTATGTAGAAGGACACGGAAAGCAATATTTGTTTTCTAGAGCTGATTGGATGGATTTATTTCTAACTTATACTTCTTTTAAAACTATAGAATATATAGGAGATGTTACTACTAGACCTTTATTCAGATTATCAAGAGAAGAAAAAACTATTGATTATATAAAAAGTAAAAATTATAAACGAATAGCTTTAATTGGAAAACCGGGAGCAGGAAAAACATTCCTAACAAAATATTTTCCTGAGTATATAATTTACACAGATACGGAAAAAGGTTTAATTGGAGATAGAATAGTTGTAGATAGCCACGGAGCTTTAACTCTTTCTAATTTCGATTGTGTCATAAACGTAATAGCGGACTTAGATATTAGAAAGAAAAGAATTTCAGAAAGAGCAGAAACAACTGAGGATAGTGTGTCTAATTTTTCTGATACTATTAGTCCTTTATATGTAAAAGGAGAGTATGATTTTTTCACAATATCTAATAATTAGAATGTTAAGAGGAAATAGAAAAATTTATGACAAAGTTTAAAATTTGTGGTCTTACTAGAGTAAGAAATGAATCTTTAATAATTCAAGAACACTTAGATGCAATGGCTGAATATTGCACTGCTGGTATCTATGTTTTTGATGATGCTTCTACAGACAATACAGTAGAAATTTGTAAAAAGCATCCTGCAGTAAAAGCAGTAATTGGTGTAAAAGAATGGGATGGAATTACAGAATTAGCATTAATAGAAATGCAACAAAGACAGGCGTTAGTTCGGGAAGCACAAAAAGATAATCCTGATTGGTTTGTTTATTTAGATGCTGACGAAAGATTATTCTATAATTTTTCTGACCTGTCTGATAAATACGATGTTGTAGTTTCTAGATTATTTGACTTTTATATCACTAAAGAAGACAAAGATAGACCTTATAACGGTGATTTAGTTTCAATGAGGAGACTGTGCGGTCCGGAGTTTAGAGATATAGTAGCTGTATTTAAAAATCAGCAGAAAACTAAATTTACTCGTAAAGATTCAAGAAGCCCGGAAGTAACCGCCTATGATAGAAAATTATTTTCAGGATTTATTAGACATTATGGAAAAGCAATATCAGTAGAGAACTTCGAAAAGAGATGTGATTTTTATACGGCTAGAGCTCCTGAGTATTCTCTTGTTTGGGAATCGAGAAAAGGAAAAGCAGTTCACAGTGAATCGGATTTTCATAGACCATTAAGAGCTTGGTCGGAAGTTCATAAATTTGCAACAATGCTTACTGCTGGCGATTATACAGCAGAGCAATTAAAAGCAATGACAAATAATTAATATAGTAATTAGGTAAAAGTTATGAGTAATAATTCTTTCAAGCCAAACATCGTATTTTTTAATAAAGATACCCAAGGTTGCGGTTTTTACAGAATGCTAATGCCCGCCCACCAGTTAAAAATTCAAGGACTAGCAAACGTAGAAGTAGTTTACAATCCTTTCAATAAAGCTGTCTTTGATTGGGCTCATATCATAGTTGTTCAAAGACCGACTAGCTATGATATGGCAGAGTTTATTCAGTATTACAGAGCCCAAGGAAAAAAAGTTATCTACGAAATAGATGACTATATGCAAGGAATACTTCCCGATAATCCTGCTAGACCGTTCTGGGAACATATTGGAGGACATATTTCTAGAGGAATGCACTGTATGAGGTTGTGTAATGCAGTTACAGTAACTACGCCTAGATTGCAAAAAGAGTATTCATTCTATAACCCAAATATTCACGCTATACCGAACTATATAGATAAAGAGCTTTGGGAACAGCCTTTAAAAAATAAAGAGTTCTATGAAAATAGAAAAAATGATGATAAAATTAGAATAGGTTGGGAAGGTTGTGTCGGGCATAGACAAGATTTACAATTAATCGCCAAAGTTCTCGAAGACTTAGTCCTTGAATACAAGGGCAAAGTAGTCCTCTCAATGTTCGGATTTACGCCGTTAGACATTTTCCTAGCTTTGCCTAATATGCACCAAGTTTGTGCATCCTGTGGGCATACAGGGCCATTAGAATACTTCCCAGCAGTGCCTTTATTAGAATATCCTACTAGATTAAGAGAAATGGCTTGGGATATAGGAATAGCCCCCACAGTCAGTATTGCTTTTAATGATTGCAAATCCGACCTTAGATTCAAAGAATACTCAATGTTAGGTATTCCAACAGTAGCTTCTGATATGCCTGCTTATAATAATTCCATTAAGAATAATTTTACAGGTATACTTTGTAAAGATAGTTACAAGTCTTGGTATGACGCTTTAAAGTCTTTAATAGAAGACAAGGTAAAAAGAAAAGAAATGGGAGCCAATGCTAAAGTTTGGGCAGAAACTAAATTTATTCAGGATAATATTCTAGATTGGGCGAAAACTTATAACAAGATTTTAAATACAACAGACTAGACAAGTTAATATACTCGTGAATATTCGTTTGATTGTCGAAACAAATGAATATTCGAGAAAATAGTAAAGAGGTTTACAAATAACATCCATTGTTTATAAATAATATTTATAGGCAATGCACAAACAATTTTGTGGCAGCAACTTTTACTTGGAATCAAAGAACAGGTGCTACAGGAGTGGTAGTCACTTCTGACTTAGGTATTAGCGGAAACTTGTTCAACTTCCAAAATCAAGATGTTGCTTCGGCGGCTCAATACGCTTCGTATCCAGTCACCGCAGGCAACAACAGCTACGATGTTTACTTAAGACCACATTTCTCTGGAAGCTTTAACAAGATTCAAAACATTCAGTTTTGGAAAAGTTCTGGTGCAGAGGGTGCGGGTGAAGCCTTATATTGGAAGGATGGTGGTGCGAATGCTTACGCGGCTCCGGCAACTACTACTGACGGAACTGACGCAGTCGTTCCTACAGCTGACCCTGGTTCTTCTAATGTTGGTATTAACTCCAGTCAAGCAAGTTCTCTAAGTGCCGCAGGCTACTCCGACTATATTGTTCTACAGATTAGAACAACCACAGCCGCAGAAGCAGGTGACACCGAGGTCTTTACTTGGACACTTCAGTATGATGAAAATTAGACTTTTCATCAAGTAAAAATCTTAAGTAAATTTCTATGAGAAGTTTAAACCCGAATACAATCGGTTGCTCTCTCCGAGGGAATAACAATACAATGTTGGCTCTCGGATTTACGCTATAAAAAATAATCTCATAAAGATAATTCTATGAATAAATATGCAGAGGAAATAAAAAATAGATTTGATTTCGATTATTATTGGATTGCAAAAAGAAAAGACGGAAGTTCTCTATTTCAATTTGAAAATTCTGAAAATTCTGATTGTTTAGTAGAAAATATGTTTTCTGAAATAGACAGGAATCCAGAGAAGTTTAAGAGTTTTAGTTTAATCAGCACTAATTCGGAAAATATTTTCAGTGTTGATTTGGAGACAGGAGACTTTAAATTAAACGGAGTTAATTACAAAAATAATATAGACATTCAAGGTAATCAATTACGATGTGTTTATTGGAGAAGAAAAGTAATTACTTTGAATTTAATAGATTCTTCAGAGAGTGTAAGGATAGGGTGTTATTTTCTAGGTTGGCAAACAACAATTAATAACCATAATTATAAAAAGATTCTTAAAATATTTGCTGACGGAACTGTTCAAGAAGAAAGCGATTCAAAAAAGTCTTCTTTATCTTCCAAAGCAAATATAAAAAAATAGTATGAGTAATATCTACTTTAATCTAAGTGGCTCAGTAATTGTCTTTATTTGCGGAATGCTGGTGGGGGGAGCAACACAATATTTCTATCGTTGGTTTGATAAAATGACTTGTTGGATACATAGAAAAATTAGTCGAAATAAAGGTTGTTATTAAATAATCAGAGTAAAATTATGCGGGATACAAAAAACGAAGTCAACGCTATAAAATGGTTTGTTACTATAGTAGCATCGATAGTCTTTATTGCTTCTAGTCTTGTTAGAATAAAGGGCGGTCAAGATGTTGACGACAAACTTTGCTGGGTTTTTATAGTAACCTCAGGTTTAGTTTGGGGAGCTAATTTTGTAAATTACTTTAAAAAGAAAGAGTAAAGAGGTTGAAATGAATTTTTTAAGATTGCACTATGTCCGACACTATCAACAAAACAATTCTCTCCAAACTTGATATAAAGAAAACAAATATTTATGGTGAATACAGGAGAGTTAAAATTTCTATAGACCCGACTAAGGTAGGAGGTTCTTTGACAAATTATCCTTTATATATAAATTTAGGTTTGCTAAATGACAATTTTTGGGACTATGTAAAGAATGGAGGAGGGGATATTAGAATATTTTCTCAGGACAATACTACTGAATTACCTAGAGAAATAGTATCTTGTGATACCACAGCGAAGACAGGCGAGGTATACGCCTTAGTGCCTTTAGTTTCTAGTTTAGTTGCTACAAAAATATATTTATATTTTAGTAATAATAATTTAAGCGACTACGCTGTTGATGATACTTACGGAGCACAAAATGTTTGGGGAAATAACGCAAAATATATCGGACATTTTGAAGGTAACGCTGACGATAGTTCTGTTAATAATAAAAACGGAACTGTTAGCGGTGCTTCTCAGGTTGACGGAAAATTAGGCGGTAAAGCATATTCTTTTGACGGCTTAAATAATAAAATTACTATAGGAAGTGGAAACAACGACTACGATAATGGTTTAGTTATCGCAGTATGGTTAAAAAATTATAAACAAGACATCTCTAGTATTAGCTACCAATGCGAAGATGATTTAGGAGCAGAGGTAGGAGCAGTTAGTGGTAATTATTGGAAAGGAAGACAAGGAATAGATGCCGCTGGCGGTAAGCTAGTTGATTATGTTATTCCTAATACCGATTTTGGAAGTAGAACAATAGCTATCTACGGATACCAAACAAATCCAGATGTTGTGAGTGGAACTTTTTTAATAAAGGATGAAACTACAGGACAAACTTTAGGTAGCGGGGACTTAGGCAGAAGAGTAATTACAGATAGTGATAAGAGAATGAATAGTCTTTATATTTTTGAAGGAAAAGGGCATCCTTTTCACGTTTATATTTATTTTTCTGATAATACAGATGTATACTTAGACTATATTTCTACTTTAAAGGCAGGCTATGACGGGGTAGTTCAAAAAGGAAATAACGGAAATCCTTTCGGCATTAACTTAAATAATAGTTCAGGATATTTAAGAGGATACTTGAATGGAAATGGTAACGTTAGTGGAAGTGGTTCTGGTTATATTCCCGATACCTTTGTAAGATTAGTAGTTGTTTACAACAAATCAGAAATTAAATATTACCAAGACGGAGTCTATAAAGATCATTCTACTAATGTAACGGGAAATTTGACACAGTCTACATCGGATATTATTTTAGGAGATTGGGGAGGTTATAGTCTTTGGGGGGAACTGGATGAAGTATATTTGCGAGACGACCCTGAGAATTGGACACAGGCGTATATTACTACTGATTATAATAACCAAAATTCTCCTGCGACTTTTTACAGTTTTATTTACCAAACATTATCCACAGGAATTTCGGCAAAATCTAGAATCCAAATTGCTAATATAACGAAAACCCTTTCTGCGAAATCCCATTTATTAGTCTCAGGAAATGACAAAAGTATTTCTTCTAAAACAGACATAAAATTATTAGATGTTTTAAGAAGCATACAAAGTAAGTCAGCTATTCAGAGAACCTTTGAAAAAACTATTTCTTCAAAATGTAGGATACAAAGAATAGAAGTAACAAGTATTCAGTCAAAGACAAATATAGAAAAGTTAGGAAGAATAATATTAATCTCTTCTAAATTAGACGTTAAGAAGACAACTTCTCAGGGGAGATTCCCTTATGAAGTTTCTGTAAGTATAGACCATACAAAAGTTGCTGGTGATTTAATTGACTATCCGTTATATATAGATTTATCGAAATTCGATAATTTATTCTGGTCGAGGGTTAAGAACGGAGGTGGAGATATTAGAATATTCGCTAGTGATAAACAAACAGAATTACCGAGAGAAATAGTGTCTTGTGATACTTCTTCAAAAACAGGAGAAGTTCATACTAAACTTTCTTCTTTATCTTCCTCTGAAAATACTATAATCTATGTCTGTTTTGGGAATAGCATAGATAACGACTACTTAGCAACAGATACTTATGGTTCACAGGCAGTATGGGGAAGCACTTCGAAAATTTATCATTTAAAAGATTTAACAAGTCTAACAGTTTTAGACAGTAAAGGTAATTACAATGGTAGCAAAACAGCGACTCATACTCCTTTAGAAGTTAATGGAAAAATAGGTAGTGGTCAAAGTTTTGATGGAGAATCAAATTATGCGTCTATAAATATAGACCAAGCGGCAATTGACCCGAGCAAACCGCACACATTTGTTGCGTGGGTAAAAATAAAAAGCACTCCTAATTCAAATAACAATGGAATTGTAGATAAATTCGAGATGCAGACTGGAGGTTTTAGTTGTGGGTCAACAATGGGAATATCGATCAGTAGAACACCATATATTAGAATAGGAACTGCCGCAGTTGGTTCTGGATTCAATAGAGAGCAAACATTATATGCAGACTCTAATTTATCAACTGGAACTTTTTACTTTGTTGCTGGGATATATGACGGAACAAATCTTCGTTTTCAACTTAACAGGACATCTAAATCGACTGGAGCAACATACCCACCAGTAGATAGAACTTCAACAAATACTCGCATTGGGAATACTCACCATTCAAACGGAACTATTGACGGAATAATAGATGAGGTTAGAATTTATCAAGAAGCATTGTCAACCCAAAGATTAACTACTGACTATAACAACCAGTCTTCCCCAGAAACCTTTTATGAAATAGGAGAAACAAGAGAGACCTCCCTTTATACAAAGGCTAGAATAGAAAAAGCAGGAGTTATAAAAACTGTTTCTTCTAAGACTAACATCCGGAGTTCTATAGGTATTAAAACAGTTTCTTCTAAGTGCTCAATAAAGAATGTCAAAGCTGTCATTATTTCAGGAAAGGCAAGAATAGAAAAAACTTTCTCTTCAAGTATTTCAGCAAAAGTTAACCTAAAGGCGACTGAATCTAAAGAGATATTTGCCAAAGCTAGAATTTTAGTAGGAGGAGTTGTGGCATCTGTTTTATCTAAACTAAATATAAAACAGACAAAAAATATTTCTGTTTCTTCTAAATTAAGTATTCATAGACTAACCGAAAGGAGTATTGCCTCTAAGACTAGAATAAATAGAATAGAAAGTTATTCTATCCAGAGTAGAGCAAATATTCGTTCTGCTGTTCCGCAAAATATTCTATCGAAGTTGGCTATCTACAACTTTGTAAATAGAAGTATCCAAAGCAAGTTAAGCATAAAAATATTTGGAGTAACTAAGACAATTTCTTGTAAAGCTGATATTTATCAGCCTGCTAGAAGTCTCGAAATGCCTATGCGATTATTGAACACAAAAATTGATATTAAAAGAAAGACTATCACAAAAGACGCTATCGGAGATTCAACAGAAGTCTTTAATATCATCCAAGCAGATGTTCCTGGAACAATACAAACATTGACAGGACAAGAAATTGCTAGTCTTCAAGGAGAGGTGTATAATTATACACATAGAGGTTTCCTTCCTAAAATTGTTATCCGAGCAGGAACACACGAAGAGGTGTCAATTAGAGAAGGAGATTTCTTACTAGACAAAGAAACACTAGTGTCCTACAGAATAAAAAATATTGAAGAAATGCGACCAACTAACAGACTTTTAAACAATGACAGATTTAGTCATTTCGAAGTCTATCTAGAAAAAATTAACGATGAACGATATGGATAAAACAATCACATCAAAAACTTCTATTGCTGTTTCTGAATATTTATCTCTGGAAACCTTTAAAGCCGACACAACTCTTGATTTAATAGATTATACAGACCCAAAGATTCAAGAATTTATAGACAGAGCAATTCTGTTTATCAACCAATGGTTAGGTAATAGTGTTGCTTATGGGTATTTTGAAGACGAGAGTATTCGCTGTTCCTTTGACTATCCTAGAAACGGATTGAATATTCAACTTCCTAGGAGACCGATATTATCTATTAAAGAAGTATCCTTAAACTACGGTAGAGGTTCTACAATTAATTGGAGCACACCGACAGCTGTTGCTGTTTGGAGGATAAACAAAAAGGTAGGATATATCGAATATTTAGGTATTGATTCTTCAGGAATATCTTTAAGCGTTTGTAGTCGAGACCCTTTAGCTAGTAATATTTCTCCTCTAGCAACTGTTAAGTATTACGCAGGGTATAAAGAAATACCTTCTGCTGTTTCCAAAGCTACTCAAATATTAGTAGAACAGCTTATCTTAAATGCTCAAGGAGAAGATACAGAAATTTCTTCAGTTGCTGTTGGTAATTATAGAGAGGGCTATAAGAGAAGCGTAGGTATTAAAAGTATGGGAGTTGTGGGCGGAGCCGACCAAGTAGAAAAATTATTAAGACCTTACAGACAACCAGGGCAAACTTTATTTACTAGCGGTCCATTAAGTTAAAATTATGATTACCTTCAAAATCACCGGCAGTGATGTAGTAACTAATCAAATTAGAAATGCTCAAAAAGTATATCAGAATACTCTAAGAGCGGCTACTAGAACCGCTGGACTATTAGTTGAAAAGCAAGCAAAGATTAATTGTCCTGTAAAAAGCGGTGATTTACGAAGAAGTATTCATAGTCGAGACTCTAAGAAAGGAAATACTTATATCGCAGAAATAGGACCAGACGAATCTACTGAAAAATATGCTATTGCCGTAGAGATGGGTCATAGCCAAACACCTGGAAGATATGTTCCTGCTTTAGGTAAAAGATTAGTAGCCAGTTTTGTTCAGGGAAAATGGTATATGGCTAGGACTGCTTTGCAAACAGAACAAAAAGTAAAAGATATTATAAAAGACGCCTTTAAAATAACTTACGGATTATAATATGTCGACTTTCAAACTACAAGATTTAAAACAACTTGTGTATAACCTGCTTAAAAATGATACTACTCTCATAGGACTTTTGGATGACCACGAAAGTATTTATCATTTTTACCCTAAGCAAGAAGACAAAGTTCCTTATCCGATACTTGTTTATAGTATTTTAGGCATTCAGGATAATCAATACGATTCTGACATAGACGCGGGAATAAACAAGTTGACTTTAAACATAGATATATTTTCTGATAATAGCTCAACAAAAGAAGTAGACGATATTGCTGACAGAGTTTACGAATTATTGCACGCTAAGAGTATTTCAGATGATAATATATTAGCCTATACCTGCTACAGAGTCTATCAAGATGAAAGTTTTGAGGATAATTCTCAGACTTGGCGTATTAATGCTCGTTACGAAATTACAAATACGAGAAAATAATTATTAACAGTAAAGAGTTATGGGAATCGAAAAAACAGTCATTGACACAGACAATGGCAACAAAAAGCTTCCAAAGTTTCAAGAGATTTTGGAAACTAAATTTAAAACTTGGACAGGTATTAACGACCCTGATTTGTCTGAGGCTCTGAAAGATTTATGCGGAGATTCTTTCTTCGAAATGAGAAAGATGACAGCTCAAATCTGTAGAGCGATTGAGGGGGAAGTCTTGGATAAAGAGAAGGCAAAAGTCTTAACAAACGCCCTGAAGCTTATTATAGATGATACTTGGAGGAGTATCATCGATAAGCAAAAAGTAGGGGTGGATAAACTTGGTATTCTTGTTCACAAGTATGCTAAAGATATCTAAAATAGTTTTTGTCGGAAACGGCAACGCTGTCCATACTTTAAAAAGCGGAGTTAGGGAAATCTTCGAAAAAAATATTCCTAAAGAAGTAGGAAAAGAAGATGCTGTGATTCTTCTTAAGGCAAGAGGAAGTAAGTGTGATTGTCATAAGCAACCGGCTGTAAAGCTGTTTCTAACTTATGACGAATGGAAAGAGGTTAATAAATAACTATAGGAAAATTTTATGGCTATCACAGTCACAAACATCAATACAGCTGGAGCCGAGGTTACTCTCGGTGGAACTGTAGAAACTGTCGATGTAGATGGATTTTACATCGGCACTACGGGTGGAACCAATGTTGGTTGCACTAACGGAGGTGTTACTGTCGCATATTCTTTTGAAACAAAAGATATTTATTGCGACCAAGTAACTGCCCCTGTCGAAACAGCAATTATAAATGAAACCGCTTCTATCAAGTTTAATATGCTTGAAAGCGATGCTGACAATCTACAAATTGCTATTCAGCAATGTGTTTATAGTCAGGATGTTGGAGTTGCTAACAAAATCGGTGTCGGAGGTATCGTTACCGTTAACTTTACTCCTTTAATGCTTGTCATTAAAGACAACGACGACCAATCCTTAGAAACAACTTGGACTTTCTTCAAGACTATTTCTAAAGGTATTGAAACCAATTTTGAAAGAGAAAACCCAACTGGTATCAGTGTTACCTTTACAGCTTATGCTGATACATCCCACGCTTCCGGCCATCAACTCTTCGATGTGAATGAGGCTTTGGTCTAAGCGAGGTTAATTAAGTAAATAATAATTATGAATGAGTTAAAAACTACTATTGAGGCAACTCTCAATAGTCAAACAATCACAATCAATAAACTTAAAGCGGGCAAGTATTATGAAGCCCAAAAGATTTTTATTGGTATGATTGAATCTGTAAGAAAGCAAATCGGTTCTAAAGTTCAGGGAAAAGACATTAAGGACATTAAAGAAGTAGTAGAGAAAGATTTATCTGGAGTCAACACGGAAACTCTCTACGAGATTTTTCCTAAGGAAGTCGCTAAGTTGGTTTCCTTTTGTATCGATGTTCCTGTCGAAAAATTATTGACAGAAGCCTACCCTGAAGAAATATCAGATATTGCTGAGAAGGTTATTAAATTGAACAATTTTGCAGAGAACCTAAAAAATTCCGTAGCCCCTATGGGGAGTCTGGGGGCTCAAAAGAATTAGGTCAGCCTAGTGCTAGGGTGTCCCTAATGCCTAAGACTACTTACTTGTCTTGGGCGTTGGACATCCTAGCGACTAGATACGGTTGGACAAAAAAATATATTTTTGAAAGTTTATACTGGGAAGAATTTAACGAAATCCTAGAAGTGGCAGCAAATAATCTAGTCTATGAAAAGAATGAAGAAAGATTTTTTAACTTTCTTCTCCACGCTGGAAGCAAAGATGCTGTCAAATCTTGGAAAGACTCTCAACTTCCGTTTCCTGATAAAGATTCTATTGGAAAGAAAAAAACCGCACATTATGGAGGTCTCGACCAAATGCCGAGACACGTGCCTATAAAAAAAGTAAAGCGAAAAAACAATGGCTAGTAAAATAGACATAGTAGTCCAAGCGGTAGACAATCTATCGGCCACAATGAAAAAGATAGAAAGCAATCTGGCTCAATTCTCCAGAAATGCTTCTAATTCAATGAGGCAGGTAGAAAATTCTTCGAGAGCAATGTCAACTAATACAGTAGCTTCTGTCAATAAACTTAATGTTTCTTTCCGTTCCCTAACAGTCACTCTTAGAAGAATGGGTGCGATAGTCGGCTCTATTTACGCTGTTAGAAGTGCTATACAAGGTATTACAAGCCTTACAGACGATTTTATAGCTTTAAATGAAGGTATGGCAATGGTAAATACTATTGCTCAGAAAGATACTGAAAGCATAAATCAACTAACTAACAGTGTTATTGAGTTGTCTACAAAAACAGGAAAACCCGCCGAAGATTTAGCTCGAGGACTATATGATATTTATTCTTCAGGATTTGAAGGAGCTCAGGCAATGGATGTTCTAGAAGAAGCCTCTGAGGGTGCTATTGCAGGTTTCACTGAGACTAAAACTTCAGCTCAGATTTTAATGACCGCGATGAACGCCTATAATAAGAAGACAGCTCCTGAGATGAAAGATATTTCCGATACTTTATTTAAAGTCGTTGACCGTGGTATTGTTACTTATAAAGAACTAGCTCAACAGCTTGGAACTGTTATGGCTGCTGCGGCTCCTTTAGGAGTTGATTTGAATACGATAGGTGCCGGAATGGCTCAATTAACCAAGCACGGTATTGACGCGGCTGAAGCAGCAACTTCTTTAGAAGCCTTAATGAGAAGTATTTTAAAACCAACTTCTGACGCCAAAGATGCGGCTAAAAAATTAGGTTTACAATGGAATACTGAGGCTCTCGAAGCCAAAGGGTTAGGGGGAATGTTGACTGATTTATATAAGGCTACAGCAGGAAATGAAACAGCAATGTCAAAAGTTGTTCCTGAACTTAGAGCCTTTAGGTCGGTTATGGTTTTAGCGGCTGACGGAGGCGTAGAATTTGCCCACACTCTTGATACTATATCCGACCACGCCGGTGCAATGGACAAGGCTTTATCTAAAGCAGAAGATTCTGTTGCTCAAAGAATGAGAGTAGCAACCGCAGAATGGGTGAAATATAAAAATGAATTAGTAGAAAGTTTAACTGAGGTTGAGATAGGTTTTATAAAAACAGCGGCTAATGTAGCTAAATTTATTTCAGAAAATGTTGATTCTTTCGTTGCTTTATTAAAAGTTATAAGAGACTTGACTGTTGTCTTTACTACTTTTTGGGTAGTAAGTAAAATTTATGCTTGGATAGAAGCAATAGCGGCGGCAAAAGCGGCGATAGTTGCTTTATCGCTTCAAGCAGGTAGTGCTACTGTAGCGGTAAACACTCTAAAATTAGCCTTGACACCCTTAATGGGTTTAGGAATTGTTTTAGCGATTGCTATTCCTGCCTATGAAATTGTTTTATCTCAAATAAATAAGTTAAAAAATGCTTGGGTAGATTTAGCAAACTCTCGTGGTCAGACTGCGGATATGATAACAGACGCCGCTAAAAATTTAAGGTCAAATGTTAGCAGTGATTTGACATATATACAAGATTTAAAGAAGCAAGCTCAAGAAAAAGGAAATAATGAAGAATACGCTAGAGCAGTAGAGCAAGAGAATAAAATCATAAAGTTAAAAGAATTAACAAATGAAAAATTAAGAGTTTTGGCTACTAGAGACTCTAAGGGTAAAGATACTGCTTCTATACCAGACTTAAATAATCAAATAGTTGCTTTAAAAAAAGAAATATCTTCTTTTGGAGATGTTGCTTGGAAATCTTTAGGGAGTCTTTCTTCAAATATAACTGCTCCTGAAATGGATTTGTCTTCTTCTCCTGTTTTCGGTATGGGCTCGGACGAGCTTGACGATTTCTTTTCCGATGCTTCTAATAAAACTGCTGATACTATAAAAAAGATTTCTAAAGATATTAGCGATTATTATGCTGACTTAGACGATTATACTAATGATTATATTAAGACTTTAAATAAACAATCAGACGCCCTCGAAGAGCAGGGTTTAAAATATTCAAGATATTTAGAGGATATAAATACAGATTTATCCAGAACTGAAGAAGCTCATAAAACAGCCTTAGCCGGAATTAACGAAGACATCCGTAGAAACAATGTTGACTTCGCAGAAAATATGGATGACAGGCTTAAGAAGTTCAACGACACAATGAATGAGATGAGAAAGAAACACGGAGATACTATTGAAGATTTACAACACGATATTGAATTAGAAAAAGGATTTGGATTGAGAGCTGACCAAGAAAAATTAAAAGAATTAGAGAAAAGACTTGCTAGAGAGAATAGAGATTATGCTGAAAAAACTGCGGATGAGCAAGAACAGTATAACGAAGATATTGCTGATTACACAAAAAATAATGACGAAAAATTAGCCGATTTTCAGGATAGGCTCGATGCTGAGCAATTGGCTTACGACCAAAAAATAGCAGATACCCAACTAGCAATGGAGAGAGAGGCGGCTGATTATGCAAAATCTCAAGACGATATTTTAGCTAAGACTAACGAAACTTTACAAGGAATTGTGGATAGCTATCAAAATGCTTTCTCTGCTATTTACGACAAAATTAGAGATTCCGGTGTTCCTGATTTATTAGCAATGTTGCCAGAGTTAATGAATATTACAGGAGAGAAATCTATCTCTGGTGTATCAATAGACAGAAATCTAGGAGCAGAACAAGAATTTGTAAAAAACTGGGGTGGATTATATGGAAGACTTCCTAATGCCGAAGAAATAAGTTTAGGTGTTTATGGAACCAAAACAGGACCTAATACCTCTGCTGGAGTTAATGTTACTATTAATAATCCAGTAGTCAGTAATGCCGAAATGCTTGACCAGCTTTATGACCAGTTAGTCAATAAAGTTGGCAAGGCTATTGCTAGAGATAAAAGAGGTGCTTAATAATTAAACATTAATCTTATGAGTTCTTCTGTTTCATTCAACAATCATTCTCTGCAAGACGATAATATTATTACAGAAAAAGTTTTTCATTTATCGGTTCCTGAAATTAACCAAGTTTTAGAGGCGAAATCTAGACGAAATGGAAGTCTTTTGATGTCTAATTATTTCACTCAAAGAAGAATAAGAATGGAGGGTGTTATAAAAGATACATCTATTGAAGCCTTAGACACTAGAATAGATTTAATAAAATCTTATTTAGTAGGGGAAGAGAAAAACTTAGACATAGGATATATTACAGGAACACGGAGATATATTGCAACTCTTAGTAATCTGACTGTTGAGCGTGAGCATTATAATACAAACTGGACTCCGTTCTCTATGGAGTTTGCTTGTGCCGAGCCTTTTGGAAGGGACACAACTAATACTGAAATATCGTCTAACGGAAATACTACTTCTCCTTTTAGCGAGGTTTTCATAATACCCGGAACTATCGGAGCCTGCCCAGTAATCACTTTAACCTTAAATACAGGAGATAATGTCACGGCTATAAAGGTTGAGAATGCTACTACGGATGAATATATGACAATTACAAGAGATTATTCTAATAGTGATATTTTAGAAGTTGATTGTCTTAATATGACAGTAAAAGCAAACACAGTCGCAGTAGATTATTTAGGAGTTTTCCCTAGCTTTGACTCTGGTTCTAATACTCTAAGAATTACAGTTACAGGCACTCCGTTTAATATTGATTTAGACATCTCTTATTTATCTTTATATTTATAAATATTAGAATACCTATTTTTTGGTTTTAAAAATAATATAGTAGTTTGTAAGATTTGAAATAAACTATATGAGTGAAATAACAAATTCTCCAGGAACAATGTGGAACAACTATTCAGTTGGAACTTTGCTATGGGCCGATATTAATAATGCAAAGGTCAGTGATGGTTCGTATGCAACAGCAAGTGTTTATAATGTTGACTGGGGATATACTATTAAAGATAAGTTAGTAAAAATTGTTAAAGCGAACAGTAGTATAGGAGACGAAAATAAAGGAAATTATACATCTCTAGAAACAAGCGATACTTATAGAGTATATGGTTCAGATAGCGACTTGTGGGGAGAAGTATGGACACCTAACGATATTAACAATTCAAATTTTGGTGTTGTTGTTTCATATGAAATAGCAGAGGAATACGGCGGTTTAGTAAGTAATACCTACTATTTAAAGGCTTCTAATTTTAGTTTTTCAATACCAGACAACTCTACAATATACGGTATTAAGGCTGAAATCGAGGCAAAAGGACTTTCTTACTCAGCTGATTTTAAACATTATGGAACAGCGTATGTCGACCATATCCGTATTACAGTTTATTATATCGAAGCTAGTTCAACTACAATCTCTTCTAAATGTTCTATTAAAAAAACACTAGAAAAAGTTGTTTCCTCAAAGTCTAGTATTCAAACACCAGATATATCTAAGACAGTAACCTCAAAAGCCTTAATTACACATTTAAGTCAACAAACACTTTCTTCTAAAGCAAGAATTTTTACTAGTGGAGTAACAAAATCTTCTCAATCTAAATTAGATATCAAAAAGACTGCCTCTTTGGGTGAGCGAAGAAGAGCTGTTTTAACTATTGACCATACTAAAGTCGGAGAAGATTTAGTCGATTATCCTTTATATATAAATCTAGCTGACTTAGACGATACTTTTTGGAGTCAAGTTAAAAATGGAGGAGGGGATATTAGAATATTTTTATCAGACGGAACAACTGAGTGCCCTCGTGAAATAGTATCTTGTGATACCTCTACTAAGACTGGAGAAGTTCATACTTTAATTTCTTCTGTTTCTTCCTCTGTTGATACTATAGTCTATTTATACTACGGAGACCCTAATCTAAATGATTATGAGGTTACTGATATTTATGGTGCCCAAGCGGTGTGGGGAAGTAATGCAAAACTTATTGCTAATTTTGAGGGGAATACAAATGACAGTTCTGGTAATAATGGGGCAGGAACAATAAACGGGACTGTTGATGAGGTTGCTGGTAAAATTGGGAAAGCATACGATTTTGACGGACTTGGTAATTATATAGATTATGGAAAAGATGTTTTAGACGGATTAGATGATTTTACTATTAGTGCTTGGATAAAAAACAGAAACCCAATAATTGGGTCAGACTATCGTCAACAAATAATCGGAAACGGTAGATATGGAGTAAGCATTTGGGGTTTTGATTTAGAGGGTGGTGATACTTTAAGGCTTCACTACAATAATAATCAATATATTAGTGATTTTACTGGACTAAATGATAACCAAGACCACCTTGTTAAAGTTGTGCATAGTGGCTCTAATTTAATTTTTTACGTTGACGGAGTTAAGCAGGTTAAGTCTGCTTTTAGTGGTGCGGTTAGTGGTTTGACAAATTCTTATATTGCCACAAGATACCCGCTTAATGATTTTAGAAGATTTATTGGAACGATTGATAGTATCAGAGTTATAGGAGAAATACAATCAGATAATTATATTCTTACCGAATACAACAACCAATCAGAATCAGATACTTTCTACTCTATTACTTATGAAACTTTAGTAAACAATGGTTTAACTTCTAAATCTAGGATTCAGATTATAGACATTACAAAGACTGTTTCTTCCAAAGCGAGAATACAAAGAATAGAATCTAAAATCTTAACTTCAAAAGCAAGCATCTTTAAGGTCGCTCTAAAAACAGTTTCTTCAAAATCCGCTATTCAGAGAACCTTTGAGAAGTCTGTGTCTTCAAAAGCGAGAATTCAAATATCTAACATAACGAAAACAGCTACTTCTAAAGCTAGAATCTTAACGGGAGGAGTTATAAAATCGGTATCTTCTAAATTAGATATTAAGAAAACTGCCCATTGGGGAGTAAGACGAAGATATAAGATAACTATAGACCATACAAAGGTTGGTGGAAATGATATTAATTATCCTTTATTTATAGATTTAGGATTATTAGATAATAATTTTTGGAACTATGTCCGAAATGGTGGTGGCGATATAAGAGTATTTGCTTCTGACGGAATTACTGAATTGCCGAGAGAAGTAGTGACTTGTGACACCTCGGCTAAAATAGGAGAAGTTCATACAAAAGTAGCCTCTATTTCTACCTCTGTTGATACAGTAATTTATCTCTATTATGGAAATTTTAGTGCGACTGACTACGCTCCTACTGACCCTTACGGGAGAAATGCAGTATGGACAGACTTAGCTACTGTTTGGCATATGAAAGATTTGACTACTTCCTCTATTCAGGGAAGTAAGGGGGCTTATGATTTGACAAAAATAGGAGCCAATCAACCCATAGAAATTTCTGCGAAGATAGGAAAAGGGCAAGATTATGATGGAGTAAATGATTCTGCCTATACGGCTAAAGAAGCAGTAGATACCTCAATTCCCCACAGTTTTGTGGCTTGGGTATATTGGGATGTCGCACAAGGAACAAATAATAGAGGAATCATAGATAAGTTTAAAATGGAAACAGGCAACCACCAGAGTGGCTCTAACTTGATGTTGTCAAAAGATAATAAAAGATTAAAGCATCAAATAGGTGATGGTGTGGGTTATCACACACAAACCCTTGAATGGGATACTAATT